CTCTTTGATGTTGTCGATATCAAGGTCTCCAAGCGACTTCGGAAGGGGAGCGGTCTTCTCGATCCACGCATAGGCATACTGTTCGCCGTCGATGAGACCGCCCATGAGGACGTCTCGCACGAACGACTTGTCACGGATCTGGTCTGCGAAGGTGTTCGCCTTCTCGATATTCTTCGGTACGTTCTTCTTCTCGTTCTTGGTGGCGTAGGCCACGCGGTCGAGTGTCGGGAGTGATTTCATGTAATCGATGACGTTCGTGTAGACGCCGTTTCGCGAGTACATCCGACGGGACAGGCGTTTGATTTGACGGTGGCTGGTCATCGGGTTGTTGATCCATTGTCGGATCGTCTCGGGACTCTCTTCGCCAAAATACACTCTGTCCGCGCCTTGCGACGTCAAGAGGTCGAAGAACGAGTTGAATTCGTGTGTCTCTTCCGGTAGTTCCGGGTTTTGTGCGGTTTCTGTCATTGTTTCACCGCCTTTCCTGATTGATTAGTCGAAGAACAGTCCGTACTCGAAGTCGGAGTCTTCGGCTTTGAGCTCATCCTCTAAAATAGAGGCGAGCAGGTTTCCGTAGGCGAGGGAAGAATATCTGTCCTTACGCATACGGCCTTTTTCCTTGAGACGGATCTTTCCGTTCAAGATCTCGTACTCAAGGTTGATCATCTCGTTGATGAGTGCGGTCGTCTGAAAGAACGGCGCTAACATGCGCGCTTGCGTCTCTGAGTCGATTTTGTCGAGCTCATATTTATCTTCCAGGTAGTCCCGTCCCTCGAGGTCGTTCGCAAGTAGTTCGATTTTCCCGTTCTCGATTGCGGCACGAAGTTTCGTGGCGATCGTATGGTTGATGTCGACCGTTGCTTTGACCGTATAGATGACCGGGAGAGCCATCGAGGGAGCTCGTTCGGCCAACGCTTCGTCATTGTCCGACTTCCACGCCTCGTATTCGCTATCCCTCTCGTCGTCCCGTGTAACCTTGATCAATTCGTCATAGACCGACATCCCTAGACCGAGGGCATCGAGAACCGCCCAATCTGCTTCGAAATCATAAAAAAGACGCTTAAACATAAGCGCCTGGTAGTCTGAGTTTGCCCCGTTCAACGAGTAGATGTTGACGATCTGTCGTTTGTACTCGCCGCCGTTAGGAAGCAACCGGATCAATGTGAAAATCGAGTTATCGTTATCTTTACCGCCGCTAAGGGCGACGTCTAGCGAGATGATTCGTTTCTCTCCGTTGACCTTCGGTATCTTCATCTTGGCGACACGTTTCACCGACGACGCGATAGTAGCCTCGTCAAAGAAGATGGCCGGTTTCAAGACTTTCCGACACTTTTGCATGTCTTCGAGACGGAAATAAGCTTTTTCTGACGAACCGTAGAACAGCGCCTCGTACTCCATCGAGAATGCGATAGGGTCGAAGTCATCCTCTTGCATCACCTGTTCGATGAACTTCGGCGGAAGCAACCCCTCATGGATCGAGAGGTTGTACTCGAGGTTGACGGCGCAATAGTCGTCGTTCCCCTTGAACATCTGATAGGCGATCGCCTTCCATTTGTCGTACACCCAATTCGATCGATAGTGAGCGGACGTCAGGATGATCTCTGCGTTCGGCTCGACGGGGTAGTCTTTGTATTCGGTCTTGTTCTTGAATCCTGGAATCCGCTGAACGTTCAAGAACGGACGGAATATTTTGGTATAATTCTCTGCCTTCAAAAGAATCGCTTCATCGGCCACCAATACCTGAGCACGAACGCCTCGGGCGTTTTCGTTGTTCGGTACGACGGTGATGGACGATCCGTTATGGAAGAATACGTCGATGTTGCCACCACTGGTTTGAATCTTTTTGATCTCACGGGCGATATTCGGGTACTGCATGAGTTCCTTCTCTATCTTCTCCGTGACAATCATCTTGGCTTGCCCTTTGGTCAGTTTTGTTATCGCATGGGCTTTTTATCCCTTGCTTCTACGCCTACATGGTCTCGGCGTAGCTCAGCATACATCTTCACCCTCTAGGGGTGTCGGAGACTCGTGCCGGAATTATATTCTTCTTTGCGAAGGTTCATCCGGTATGCGTTACGATGCCGCCTGACTTTTAATCCAGGCGATTATCTCGGTATTGGGACATCAAACCATATCCTTTTACCGATATTCCCCGATCATAATCTCGGAGATTGCTCACCGAGACGGCGCCGGAAGATTAGCGTCGAAAAGTTCTTTCATGAACATAGCTTTCTTGAATTTTCTATCTAAGTGAATTTTCGAGTTGAAGTAATGAGCGTTTAAAAAACGAACAATATCTTCTCTTCTTGTAATCATTAGTTTATCGTTGTTTTTTCGTTTGGCATAAATACTCGATTTAATACCTAGCGAATCAAAATAAACTTTTAATTCGTTGAGAACGACATCTTTATATCCCACGATTTCAACAGCGTAACGATACCGCTCATATCCCCGTTTATCTCTTCCGAACGACATATAAAGAGAACCATCTCCGTCAACAAATCCTCTAACGAAATGTTTCATCATCGCTGGGTTGATGCCGGTGAGACTCATCGCATATGTTTTGTTATGACCTATCCCGTAAGAAATTATGTCATTACATAATTCGGTTGAATGTATGATAATTTCGCAAGAAGGATATTCTTTACCATTAGACTTAGCTATTTTTTCTCTAACTGGAACATTAGCTTTGATGGCGTTTTTAAATTTCTCAAGATGACCCTTATCTTCGCCCTTTAAGGTTATTTTTAACGCCTTTGCCCCGGTCTTATCAATGATACAACCGTCTGCTGCGATAAACCCTAACCAATACGACTTTTCTTCCGAGTCAATGACTTTAAAGAAATCTTTGTCATAATGATACCGAACAGTCATTCGAGAATATTTGGTATCGGTGATCCCCAAGGATTTGATTTTATGTCTCACGGATATTTTCGATCTGTTAAGAACGTCTCCGATTTCCTGAGCCGACATGTTTTTTGCATTTTCACTTAGATACAATTCTTCTTCTTCAGTCCATTTTTTAACTTTTCGCATATATCTCCTTATTCACCACTAACGATTGCTATTTTACTTTTTGGGAAAAGCACACATCTCGTAATACAGTAAATCGCAGTCAGGAAGGATTTCACTTTTGTTATCGCAAAGGCTTTTTATCCTCTGCTTCTATATCTACATGGTCTTGATATAGGTCAGCATATATTTTCTTCTCGTCTAGAGAAGCCAAGGACTCGTGGGCGTCACTATGTTCTGCCAAAGCAGTTTCAGACATGCCTATGCGTTACGATATCACTCATCTTTTAAAACGAATGATTATCTCGGTGTTGGGAACGTGCAATCCATATCCTTTCACCGATATTCCTCGGTTTTCCATACTAGATCGCTCTAATAGGGGGCGAATCCACCCAATCCCCTGGCCGCGATGAACGCGGTGATACTACTGTGGAACATCATATAAATCAAAATCATCTGGAACAGCTTTAAGTCGAGACCGAAATAATCTTTGATGAAGCGGTGTGGGTTTGCTCGATAGAAAGAACCCCATACCAAAAGCCCTTCATTCAATCTGTCGGCCTTGTTTTTAGGAAGACCGTCTTTTCGCTGCTTCTTCTCGCGAGAGTATATGTTTCCTCCGCGCTTGTCTTTGTTTCTGTTGACTTGAAACGCACCCATTACTTGTCACCATCCAAAACGGACTCGATATCGTCGTTCTTCGAACGGAGGTCGAGCGCTCGTTGCATCTGGTTGGTGAACCATTTAGTCATGTATTTCTTGATCCCGTCCACATCCTCGAAGATGTCTAATGGCTCGGGGATAGGACGCTCGTTCTCGATCTTCTCCATAAACTGACCGAAAGTGGCCGTGGAATTCTCGTCAAAACCGGTCTCCTGGAGTGGTTTGATACGGGCATCACCCATTTGGCTCGATGCCGTTCTTTGGAGTTTTTCGTACTCAGATACATTTCCGTTAAATAAAGCTTCGTCTGATTTATGCAATGTGATCACATAGCTTCGATAAAGGTTTCTTTTGACCGGTGTATCCGCCTCGTAAGCACTCAACATCTCTTGATACATCGCTTCTAGTTTGATCTTCTCTGCCGAACTGAAACCGACCCACCGAGTCTTACTTGCCTGGCTCAACTCGTCGTCATCTTCTGATTCGGGGAACTCCGAGTCGTCCCATGTAAGGTTCGACATGCTGCTGATGCTGATGGATTTGAAGTAGTTCCCTAAGACCGCTTTTCCTTCCGAGCTATTTTCTGCCGCAATCCACTTGTCTTCGATAAACGGTTTGTCCATCCGTCGAAGCGTGTCGTAGACCGATACCTGGCTCGTCTCGTCAAACTGGTCTAAAATACATGTTTTACAGGTCGGGAATAGGGCGTCAGAATGATACGGGTTGGAGGATTTATAGTATTCGCTATATTTCCTCTCCTCACCGCAACAGGTACACGTCTTCAGCGTCCCGTTCTTCACCTTGCTGCTCAGACCCTTGAATTTGTCTGTGTTGACCGGTCTTGCCATGTCTGTCACTCCTTAATTGAAGCGCAGGTTATATGTACAGAGTCGTCCGAGTTCACGCTCCCACACCATGAATTTCTGATGGGGGATGCTTGTCGCCCGAATGTCTTTCGCAAATTCGTCCACACCCGAGAGTGTGCCGTTTTGAATGATGTCAACGCCGTGAACTTCTTTTTCGAAGTGGTGGTGTCGATGTCCAAGGAGAACGGCAGCCGGTTTTCGGCCGGTCATGAGCGTCAAGTTCTCGACCACGTTGTTCGGTCGATCCTTGTGACCATGAACCCCGTACACTAAGTCTCCGCAAATGTTGATTTCACACAATTCTTCATCGATTTGATTCTCGTGGAACGTCACACGAGCGTTGTTCTCGAGACGTGCTTTCACGTACCAGTGGATGATATCCATGAAACTCTCAGAAGAGAGCGTCAAGTCTTTCTGTGGTGTGATGCGGTCGTGGTTGCCTCGCACACAGTAGTAGTCGATACTGAAGTGCTCGGATAGTTCGTTCACGACCTCGGCAAGCACCTCTCCGACACGCATTGTCTGAATCGATACGTTCTCCGTGTTTTCGATACGGATCGTCTGATGGATGAGTCCTGAAATCATGTCGCCCAATACGGCCACATGCAGACGCTCGATCCCGTTCTCGATCCCGTGTTGGATCACACGGTTCTTGAGGTAGGCGACCCGTTCGAAGAACACGTTGTTGTCGAACTTGTTCCATGCGTTGTTCGCATGTGTCCCGAAGTGCCAGTCCGAGAAGACCGTGAGACCTTCGCGTTCCGATACGACGGGAACAGAAAAGTCTTCTTGGATGAGCGGTTTGCTCTGTGCAAGAAGACGGATCTCATGAAGCATATTCGCTTTCATCTCTTCGACTCGAGCCTCGTCACGCACATAACCTTTGTAGATACGGCGTTGGTCTTGCACCCGAATCTTTTCTTTTTCGAGCTCACGACGTTTGATTTCGAGTTCTGCTGTCAGATCGTCAAACGATACCGACTTGTCTTCCGCATATCTCATACCTTCTTGGAAGGCCGCATATTTCTTGCGCCACTTCGACTCGCCGTGATCCTTGCCAAACTCTTCGTTCAAGATCTGTCCGACCTCTACCCAACTCAGACCGTATTGATCCTTGTTCGAGCAGATGCGGACGAAATAATCTTGTTCGGTCTCGTCGCTCAATCGTTTGATTTCAATCATCATTAGTCCTCCGAATCTACTGGTTCAACGGTCGTTTTCTCGGTGATGCTGATGACGACTTCTGCGTCATGGAAACGTTTCAAGACTTCCATGAGGTCGTATTCGAACTCACCGGCTTTCGTGATTTCTGTGACGCGCATCGTGCCGACGTCCAATGATCCTTTAAGTGAAACCGAATGTTTGATCTCTGCTGGCATCTCAGACCACCTCCGATTCAAAGGTGAAGTCTTCGACCTTTTCGAGCTCGTCTTTTACGATATCGAGTTGCTCTTTGATCTCCGTGTTGCATTTGTGACCGGCTTTCTGAAGCTCTGCAAGAACCTCAAGGAAGCGGAGTCGGTAGTTTAATTTTTCGTTCATCGTTCATCTCTCCGTTTCTATGTATGTTCTAATGTTAGAATATATAAGTTCTATAATTAGAAGATTAATGTTCTAACGTTAGACTATTTATGTTCTAATGTTAGAATTTTGTTTGCAAAAAAAAGACTCGCCCTAGTCCGCATCGTTGATAGGCGTGGCGAGTTCATGTCTAATTCAATTGCGGAGAGGTCTCCCTAACCGCTTTAGTCCGGGTGTGGTACAGGACTTTGCTCTGGTGTCGACGAATCGACATGATAGTAGAATCGAATGAAGGGGAGTTTGTTGGCCAGGTTTCCCACACCTCATTAGAGTTTTTTAGCCAGGTGTCTAATCACCTCTCGAATTTTATTTAGCCAGGTGTTTTGCCACCTCACGACATTCGATTCTAGAAAGGTGAGGGTTGACCCTCATGATAAAATGGCGCCTTTATTGGACGTCAAAAATGAAAATATAACGCCTGAAACCAAAAGTGACGTCCCACGTAGTTGTGGCTTTTTCGTCAGGTTGCGAACCTGATCCGGTGATAATTTGTCCGCAACGAGGCAGGACGATGTATGCACTCAATTGTGCGGTGCGCTAGGCACAAAATATAAAGACCCGACGAGGTTCGCTTCTATGCTAGGCGTGTCGGGTTCCGGTAAATCAAATAAGACCCCAAAGGGTCGTGACAAATTTCTTTGCCACCAAATTGGTCTTTACAAATCAAATTTGCACCACTTAAGGCGCGGGTTATCCAAATGAGGACACCCTCAATATAGAAGGCTCGAAGTGTTTCGCATATTCAGAGGCGTTTTCGAACTACTGTTCTAAAAAATAGATGACGCCCCGTCTACGCCTTAGGGGGATAGCTTTCGTAGCATTGTTTTCCTTTTTTCAAAGCCGCTACGCCGGAGCAGGTTTCATCTCTAACCCGCTAGTTTTGAACACCCATTCGCCCACACAGCCTTTTGTCCGAAGTCTCGTTGACAGTCGATTGGATCGATACAAGATGACCTTCGGGGGTCTGAGTAGGAATTCTGGATGCCAAATTTGATAAAAACTCGGCTTACAGCCCGGGGAATGATAGACAGGCCGAGTTTTTATCAATAAATACGCTGTATTGTGTGTCTTCGCCTTGGCGGACAAGCAAATTAATCAGCGTTGACAGCCGTGGCTGTGAAGTAAAACGGGCCACTTAACTTGTTTTGAAGTTATCCTTCTAGCAAGCCACCTCTGGGACTTTGTTGAGGTCTTTCCTCTAATGTTGAGTCTTCACGACTCACATATCCGAAGATACGCATCTTTAATGTGGTGCTGACTAATCAGCATGATATTAGTTTTTGCAGCAACAAGGACTTTCGACTTTAAAACCTCTTGCTTTAACCCGCTCGGCTTGAATGTCGATAGGTTGATTTTTATTTTCTTCGAGATCTTTAATGTGGTTTTCGAGTTCTGCAAGACGTTGCTTATATTCGCCTAAGTAATCTTTACGGTTTTGTAGCAACTCTTCCTGAAAATTAATCTCTGACTCTGTACTTCTAATTTCAGCATTAATACGTTTTGCTTCCCTTTGCAGAGTGCTAATCACGGCTTTCATCTTCATCATCCTTTTCTCTTTTATTGGTTTTTAGCGCTCAAATCAGCCTTTTCTAAGGCTAGAACTAAAAATAATCCGCGCACACCTATCTTTCAAGGCGGCGCAGATGTTGGTCGGTCAGTCCGACCTGCTTCGAAATCTACCTAGCTAGGTTGCTGTCTTTCTGTTTTTAACGTGGAGCTCGGCTGCACCACTATTAAGTTGTGTGTGATCTTTGAGGGTGGCCGCGCGATAAGCACGACCAATTCCCTTGTGATGCGGTATGAATAGTTGCCCGCTCTAACCGAACTCTGCGAGCCGTCTGCGCATGACAGTTTTCCTTGAGACGACGGATTTCCGACCCAATGTCGTACTCTCCTCAGACACATAGCCCTACGCATCTGCGCCCATTCTCAAAAGTGGCTAATCCTTCGAGAATCGCGGTATGTATGATTTATGATTTACAACTTGTTCGCAAACATCTTACATGTCTCAGAACGCTCATCTTGCGTGAGCACCACAATCGCACATTGCGGATCGCCTTTAAGTTTGTTCACGGCCTCGATGATGCCCGAAGATTTCACGAACGCATCGTTCGTTTGAGCGAAGTCGCCCGTAAAGACGATCTTCGAATCCTTGCCGACACGCGTACCACAGTTTCGAATTTCTTTTAAACTCAAATCCGAACACTCGTCCACCAAGATCAATGTCGAATCCATCGATAAGCCTTTGACAAAGCTGATTTCGTGTTTCGTGAGCTGTCCGTTCTCCGACATATGTACAGGGTCTTGGATAGGGTCGTCTAAATGTTGTACGAAAGTCTCGTAGAACACGCCCATCTTCTCGTCCATGTCGCCAGGTAGGAATCCGACGCTCGATACATCTGCTTTACGCATGAGTGCGATCCGACCAAAGTCGCCTTTTCGAATCGTTTTCTCTTGCGCCATCTTCACCGACATCATCGTCTTGCCTGAGCCAGCCAATCCTAAGATGAATACCGATGTGATATCCGGGTTGTTCAAAGCATCCAACGCACAAGCTTGTTCGGCGTTACGCGGTTTGACGACACGATATTCGGGGAGTTTGATTTCCACGAACGACTCGCCGTTCCAACGTCGCACCATCTCTTTGAATTTCTGTTGTGACGGGTCGTCGATGATAACATATTGGTTGATCTCCAACTTCATCTCATCTGCCACCGTCTTGTCGTCCATCCATACTCGGTCGATCAACTCTGCTTCCACGTCATCGTTCGGGTCGAGTTTTGTATATCCCTTGTATGAATACACATCCGTCGACACTTGCTGAAGCTGTTTTACTTCGACTCCGAATCCATGCGCTTGAATCCCGAGCAACATATCTTCCGTAATCAATCCGTACTCAGGGTTTTGAAGCAGACACTCTAAGAATTGGTTGTCCACATACTGTTCATCATATTCGCCGTGTTCAAGTAGCTTGTTCAATCGATAAGGTTTCGTGTTGTACTCGAGACGGTCTTGATGTAACGTCAACCAATGCTGTGCGACACGCGCACGATAGGCTAGGTCACTCGACCGTGACGACTTGTGTTTCTCGATCTCTCGTAAAAGCATGGTCGTCACGACGACCTCATTCGGATTCAAGGCGCTGATGTTATTCAGCACCACATTCGTATCGACTACAAACTTCTTCATCTTCGTTTCGGTCGTCATCATGTTATCCCCGATCATCATCGAATTTTCGTCGTCAGTTAAACTTGTCTTTCACCTTGTTTGAAGGTCTAAATGTAACCGTCTGTTTGTCTTGCGTCACCACGGGTTCTCTTGTCTTCGGGTTTCGTCGGATCGTGCCTTTTCGTGTCTTCACTTCGAACGTGCCGACCTCGGCAATCGTAATCTTCTCTGCTGTCTTCAGTTCTCTGAAGAGCGAGCGGAACACCGTGTTGATAATATCTGTCGTCGTCGGAATATCTGCGCCGATGTCTTTCGCCAAAATCTTGGCGAACTCGGAGCGGTTCATCGCTTTCTTTTTGCTCATCGTAATCATCCATCCTGTCATCGTTTAATAGAAGAAGAGAGACGTGCGTCCACATCTCTCTTCGGTTTTTATGTATGCGGTAAAATAATCATTTTACTTTTTTATTTAATACCCTTCATAACTAAGGGGGAGTTAGACAAGAAATATTTCACATTTCCACCTAATCCCTTATGAATTCGAGCATTTCTTACAAATTGTTCGGAATCCGTCTTTTGAAGATGTGTTTTTCTGGAAATAACGGTCGTTAGAGATCAGCTTTGTCTCTCCGCACTTCGTACACGTCTTGTATTTTCCTTTGAGTTTGTGCGTGTACACATGCTCGTCGACCTCTTCAAGATACGTCTGATGGACTTTCTTCGGAATCGAAGAGTTGACCATGCGGTTGATTACCACGGTCGACAACCCAAGCTTCTCGGCCACGGACGATTGTGTCTGCGCGTCGATCAGGAGCGAGCACACGTCACGCTCTTCCGTCGTGAGTGGTGCTTTGTCCAGGAGTCGCTTGAATTCCCATAAGAGCCAGTACCAATCAGACGTATAGTTCCCGTCGTACTTGTCCCATAGCTCGGCATACATCGTGAGGAGCGGTCGGTACGTCTTCAAGTCGCCAAGCGATATGGCGTTCGTAGACACCTCGACGATCTCACCGTCTTCCTTCTCGTAATATGTATTCGAGTTGATGTCGTACACCGGTTTACCGGCGTCAGGGGAGAGTGTGACCGTCTTGACGAGTTGACGCTTCATGATCTCGTACTCACCTTTGACGCTCGAGTACGTCTTCCGAAGAAGGTTGTACTGTCGCTCGGGCGTGAAGTGTTTCGGCAACTCCTTGCCCTCAGACTCCTTCTCGATCGCCTTGATCGTGTTCTGTCTGATGATGTCCTGCATATCCTTCGTCTCGTTCACGCCGAGATAGTAGCGCATGTAGTCGATGTCGCGCTTGAAGTCCTCGAACACCTCTTGCTGCGTCGTCACCTCGCCGTGGTAGAAAGGGATCTCGTTGCCTTTCTTGTATGTATCCCAATAGGCTTCATCAAGATACTCATCCGCCAACTTGAAGGACGAACGCTTACGCTTCATATCCAACTTCTGTTCGCTCGTGAGCTGCGTCTTGCCTGTCGCCTCTAGGACGGAGAAGTCGTTCGTGAGGACTTCGTGAGCGGTATCCGTGACACGCTTCATATAGTCGTACTCACGGGGGCGCTTCTGGAACACATGGTCTGTGCTCTCTGACAGTGATTCTAAGAATGCACGTTCCTGCTCTTCGCTATCGAACTTCGTGAACAGGATGTAGTCCGCAAGCGTCGCGAGTGTCTTGTCTAGCGTCTGGTCTTCCGAAAGGAATGATGACGCCTTCTTGTGCTCCTTGATGATCGTGCGTTCGGCCGACATGATGTCCTCGAGGAAGTCTACCTCTCCCAATAAAGAGGAGACGAGCTCGTTTCGCTCTTCCCCGTACTTCGAGAGGTAGTTTAGCTTCGAGTGGACGAGTTCGCGCAACGCCTGGATGTCGCCTCGTTCTTCGAACGGGCTGTCACCGAAACGCATTCCCTCGAAACGCTTCGGCAGTTCCATCCCGTCGATGATGATCGTTTCTACTTCTTCACGCACGACCAGCACCTCCGTATTGCTTCGACCATTCCACGAGGGCAGAAGACAACTCTTCTGTCACCTCGAAGATCGAAGCAGGGCGTCCGTCGAATTTCGGGTCTTCATCGTATGTACGGATCTTGGCGAGAAGCGGGTAGACCTTTTGTGAACGTAGGAACTGATATTGTTTGAGTGATTTGCAGACATAAAGTTTCATTTTGAATTATCTCCCTTAATACTTTTTGATTTCGTTAATTTTTCTGAAATAAGTTCACCGAGCATCGTCTTCCGTTTGATGCTGCCGTCCCGTTTGACGCTACCGTTGATAGTGTAACCCGTACCGATGATGACGAGTCGTTCTCGTGCTCGCGTGATCGCCGTGTAGACGAGTTGGCGGTTTAACATATATGTATTCGACTTGTCGGCCACGAAGATGACCGCCTTGTTCGACGACCCTTGCATCTTATGGACAGTCATCGCGTACCCGAGAGAAGAGTTCTTGAAGAGCTTTCTTTCCCACGCATACGTAACGCCGTTGACGTCGATATAGAGCGTCTTCGAGTCAAGGTGGATACCGACGACCTTGCCGATCTCGCCATTAAAAAGTTTTGCTTTGTCTGCCGACTTTTCAAGTTTAGCCAGAGGCGGCATCGTCTTCTTCTTAATGATCTCTTGTGCTGTCAGTTCGCTGTCCGGTTGCTTTACAAACAAGATCTGCTGGAACGAGTGATACAGAAGGACATTGGGCGTGTTGTCTGTGATGAGTATCGGGTCTCCGATGCGATATGTATATCCGGCGAACTCGATCTCAGGTGAAATCGGATTGTGAGGGTTGAACTCGTTCTGAATCTCTTTGTTTAGTTCTTGGACGCCGATATCTCCTTTGTTCGTAGGGGAGATGACCGTGATGTCCGATAGGTCGATCTTTTCTGTCAGCTTCTTCATATAGACGATGACGGCCTTCTTGATCTTTTCTTTCGACGTCTGATGGAAGATGGTGTCCGAGCCTAGCCGCGAAGCACCGTTGTTTTCAGACACGAGCTTCTGCTTCTGACGTGCTCTCGTGGCGAGATCTAAGATACCGCCTTCCGCTTGACGGAAGACCTTGGTGAGCTCGATCGTCTTGACACCGTTTTGCGTGAGGTCAAGGAGAACCTTTCCTGCTCCGACCGATGGTAGCTGCTCGGGGTCTCCGATAAAGACGAACCGTTTTGCGATCCCTTTGTTCTTCGCGATGTGATACATGATCTCTGTGTCGGTCATCGAAAACTCGTCTGCGACGAACACTTCTTCGTTGATCGCATAAGGTTCTTTATCGTCTTCCTCTGCCGTAAAATCCTCTTCTATGAAGGCGTCCGAATATTCGGCGTCCTTCTCGTCTTTGTCGACACCGATACCGAGCTTGCTGTGAAGCGTTCCTGCCTTGACCCCGGTATACTCTTGCAGGAGTTTCGCTGCACGTCCGGTAGGGGCTGTGAGCGTTACCGCCCATCCAGCGCTGTCGACCATCTGCACGAGCGCCTTCTGAAGCATCGATTTACCTGTTCCTGCGTATCCGAGCAGGCAGACGATGGTATGATCTTTTACCGCATAGAAGAACTTCTTCTGCTGTTCGGTGAACGTCACCTCGTTCTTTTTCTCGAACTGGACGATAAACGCATCCACCTGCTCGTCGTTCAAAGGAAACTCGTCGACATCTCGGTTGACGTAGTCTGCGATAAACTCTGAGGTGAACGTCTCGCGGAAGTAGGTGTTTTGGAACGCCACCGTCTTACGCTCCTCGTCGATATGGATGTCGTTTCCGAGGTTGACTTCGTTGATCCGTGAGACGGGGATCGAGAGGAGGTCGAACATCTCGTCGATAAACGCCTTCTTACTCATATATGTAGAACCTGATTGTTCATTTTCTTTCGTTATGTATCGTGCGGCCGAAGTGATCCGATAGACGCTTTCTTCCGGCACACCCATCTTGAGGGCGATCGGGTCGACCGTCTTGAAGCCGAGTCCACGGAAGTTCGTGAGCACATATGGGTTGTCTGCGATGATCTCTAGCGCTCTATCTACGCTACCGTAACGTTTGAGGAGTTGTTCTCCCATCTGCGCGTTGACACCGAAGTTGGTGAGTTTGGCCGAGATGATCGCTCCGCCTTTTCGGTTCTTGACCTTGTTGACCAACGTATTGTAGTTCTTTCTGCCAAACCCTTTGACTTCCTCCCATCGGAGAGAGTCTGTCTCGACCTCTTTAAAGATATCGAACGGCTTCTTGTAGACCTCCATAAACTCTTTGACCTGATTCTCGGTCAAGAAGAGACTCATGAGCGCCAGTTTTTCCTGCGGTGTCTGCGGACTTCGCTCCACGAAGCTGATGGGCTCATATTGCTTGCCATACGTAGGGTGCGACGTCTCTTTGACATAGCATTCGACGACCATGCCCACTGAGAATTCCGGCATGTAACCCTTTAGTGTCGCCCGGGTTCTCGTATCGACTTCCTTGGTTTGGTAGATATAGAAGCGTTTGTCGTCCGATACATAGCTGATCTTGGTGATTTCAAGTTGTTTTGTTTCTTGTTTCAATGAAAAATCTCCTCTCAATTTCGTTCTTTATTTCTATATAAAATATACCATATCTAAATCAAAAAGTAAAGCGTCTTAGGGGTTGACACGAAATCAAAAAATATGGATAATAAAGTTATCAACAACTAAGCATAAGGGAGCGGATCGACAATGGAAGCCATCAAAACAGTAGCGTTGAACACGACAAACATTCAGAGCAATATCCGATTGTTCTTAGATAAGAAGGGGCTCAACTCCGATCAGACACGACGGGCATATGAGCGAGATATCGAGGAGTTCTTCATCTTCTCGAAGAACAAGGCTGTCTCCGGTCTATTGGAGTCAGACGTATCGTTCTCGCCGCAAGACGTCGACAAATATCTCGTCCATCTGTCGGAGAAAGGGACTGCCTCGTCCACGATCAATCGTAAAGTCGTCTCTGTACGCTCTCTGATGCGCTACCTTGACCGCTTGGACGGATATGACATCAACTTATCGGCGTTCGATACCGGCTCTGTGAAGGGCGCTCAGAACTCGTATGGGGTGCTCACGTATGAAGAGACGGAGATGATGGCGAGCCGTGTCCTGTCTCACCGTAACGGTCAGATGAAGGCCGCCCTCATTCGTTTGGCCGTGGTGACGAGTTTCCGCTTGGATTCGCTCTTGCGATTGACGAAGACGGACTTTATGAATCAGCGAGGCGTGTGGACGGTGACAACGGTGGGGAAGGGCGGAGAACGTGATACGAAGGCTATCCGTGACGAGTTGTACGAAGAGATCCGCATGATCATGATGTTTAAAGAGGACGATGAGCCGATCTTCAAATTGTCTCCTGGGACTGCGTTGAACATGGTTAAGGGTCTGTCTGAGGAGATGGGGGTTCCGAAAGAGCGCAATATCACGTTCCACTCGCTGAAGAAGGCCGGTGTGACAGAGGTGTGGGTGCAGACGGGGTACGACGCTATGAAGACGAAGAAACAGGGGGCGCACAAGAACTTCTCTACGACAGAGCGGTACATCGAGAACAACGAAGACTTCTCGCAGTCACAGAGCCTCTTGATCGGAAAAGAGATTGACTTGTCTATGTTGGACGGGCTGTCTAAAGACGAACTGCTCGAGTTCATCAACGGCATGAACCGCAGCGTGAAGATGCAGATCAAAAATGAGATCAAGAAAAAAGGGATGGCGTAAGCCGTCCCTTTTAGTATTATACAGAGAAGTCGTACAGCTTGCCGAGCGCTGACTTCTTCTCGATTTTTCGTTTCATTCTCAAGTGAAGAGGCTTAGGATTCGAAAGGTAGAATTTGTCTACGTTACCGATCACCTCGGAGTGTTTGCCGCTGATGACGTCTCGAAAGTACGCACCTTGCTTAAGGGAAGATGAATAAATTTCAGCAGCACTAGACCACTCCCCTCCCATCTCATTCACCTCTTCAAGCTTTGCGTCTTCTATTTTGAGAAAGTTGTTGAATTTGTCCGAAATCTTTTCAGATCGATTTTCGATTGCAATCTTTTTGTTCTTCTGAAACGATTCAAGAATTTCTAGATACTCACCATCGCGCTTTTTGCCTGAGTAGTTTTCAATAAGCAGTTCGGCCGATTGTTTTGGGTCGCAAAACGGAAGAATTTTTTTCTTGATATATTTGATCACCGTCGGAGGCGTCGCCTTCATGTAGAAGCTTTGCTTTTTGTAGACGTATACGACTTGACGAGGACATCCGTCTGGATCAGGGTCTAGTACCGTCTTCATAGCCTCTTCGATATCTTCTTTACATTTATCAATTTTTTCTGCCTTATGCTTGTTGTTGTATTTGATGTCGCTATATGTAAGGTCGTTATCTACAATCAATTTTCTTCTTGTTGACAGAACTTTCCCCATTTCTTCTGCGGTAATCGCCTGATGGATAGATCCGGTAGGTTCGTACTCGACGAACAATTCTCCGTTCTCATCAATGTACTGGACTTTTTCGTGCTTGATCACAAGCGCCCAATACTCATCTAAACTGCCAATGATTTTTGATTTCAGTAGTCGGTTGAAAGACGACTCCATGTTTCTACGGACTGTGTCGTGGAAATCGATGTAATCACTAAACACCTTGTTTTGTCCTGCCTCGATCACGTTCTCGTCGATCAGATCGTCAATCTGCATCTTCTTATGAGATTCATCGAAACGGCTCAGATAGGCGTCGTGCATACTTCTCGTCGCAATACCCATCTCGACCATCCATGACGCTACGGTTCTAGGTCTAAACGCGCTTGGCGACTCAGTACCTTCAAGATACCCGATGATAGCCATATCTAAGTCGTAGCTATAAGGTACGCGCATATTACTCCCGTTAAGCATTCGGTCATCCTGTCTGTCGGAAACCTCGCTCTTTTTACCTGACAGTCGGTAACAAATAGATCTTCCTTCTTTGACTCGTTCTACATTAGAGTAATGTTGTTCGAGCGTTTTGAATAAAGACTCCTCTACTCGTTTCGATGTAAATCGTCGATATTTATTGAAGTGATCTTTCTGAGGTTTAGTACCATACTCTTCTACGGCCTCTCTCTTAGATAGAACTTTAACCATACCCTCTCCACCTTTACTTAAATGTTAAATTAATGATAACATAAATACTTTTTTATTTCAATCTTCTATGTAAAGCAATTCTTTGTATATGTATTTATAATAGGCATATCTTCTATATACAAGGATTTGCTTTACATTTAAAAACGCTCTATTCTTTTCCACTCAGCGTTCTGTTTCACAGAAGCGCTTCGTGTACTCAATTCGCTACGCTCATTTCGTTATATTTTTATTTTTATAGTCAATTATCTATATACCATATAGGTTTTTATGTAAAGCAAATCTTTGTATATATAAAACAATTATATATATATCTTTCTATACAAGGATTTGCTTTACATAGAACTTAATTAATCAATACTCAAATAATCATAACCAGCGAAACGAACGTAGTGAGTGTAGCACCCGAACTCTTTTTCGTCAGAAAAAGATGAGGGGTACTCTCTTTATAATAAGAATCCGATAATATGAAGATTAATGATCGACTTGATTGATTGAAATCAAAAAGTATTATATAATATAGAGGTAGAGGATTATTATCTATTATAGTAATCGATAGATAATAATCAATCATAATCGATAGGAGTGAAGGGTATTGAGAGTAGCGTTGATCGGTAAGATGAGAAGCGGGAAGTCTACCATCGCAGATCTGTTAGAGGAGTATTTGGGATATCAGAAGTTGTCATTCGGAACTCGTCTGAAGCAGTTCGCTCATGAGGTATTCGATGTGGATAGCGATGTGAAGCCACGAAAGCTGTATCAGGATTTCGGTCAGAAGGCTCGAGAGATCGATCCAGACGTTTGGGTGAAATGGGTCGAGCGAGATATGGGAGACAATCAGTTGGTTGTCATCGATGATCTTAGGCAGCCGAATGAGTATGAGTGGGCGAAACGAAACGGGTTCATCTTGTTTCATGTGAGATGTTCCGACGAGGTTCGGTTGATGAGAATGAAGAGCAAGGGTGAGGATGTCGATCCGAAGCTTTTGAATCACGAAACAGAACGACATATTGATGAATATACATATGATTACATATTAGACGGCGAGGTATCACCGCTAGAAAGCTACCAGGCGATCAAGTGGCTAGAAGCATACGGCGATAGTTTGAGCGGTTTGAATTCTAAATAAAAAAGTAAAGGATGATTAAAGATGGCTTATCCAAAAGACGAACAAGAAACGGTGATCGTATATGAGGCAGAGACGGGGTTGTGGAGTTTCTACTCGACTCACCCGCCTCATATTCGTAAGTATAAGGAACTTTTGGTCGACGCGACGATGACTGAGGATCAATACGGTATCAACTCGATCCGAGGGAGAATCGAAGATGCGAATGTACGAATCTCTAAGAAGCGTGTCATGTCAGAGGAGCAACGTGCAGCCTTAGCAGAACGTATGCGTAAGATGCGAGAAGCGCAGAACACGTAAGAATCGATTCTGAGAGCCACAGCGTAGAGAGTTATCAGGAGAAAACGATGTCACTAGTTTTGGATATACCTAGGTATTCGGAAAACGTTGGCTCTCAGAAACGCTTTGGATTGACAGGAAAAAACGACTATGTTGAAAATCGTTCAGCTTAGTGGGTCTTAGAGGGTTTTGACGCCGAGACCCCATCAATACTCGTGGCGTATATCCATAAATCGATTCTAAGCGTCAGAGCGCCTGTACGTGTGTACGTTAAACGACCTCATGGGGTTGAGTAAGGGTTAGGTATTAGTCTGGATCAGGTGTTCTTAAAACGCTGTACGAAAACACAAGAAAAGGGTGAGAAAGATGATGATGATTTTTGCTGGAACTGTTGTGATCGGACTGTTTGTTGGATTGGGGTTCTACCTCGGCCACAGTACGGGTTTCTATGACGGCTACGAACTTGGGTATCGGGATGGCAATCTCGGGTATCCACGAAAGCTTGGTGAAAAGTGATGCACTTATTCGTAACGGGTGTATTGGCAATATTGGTGATTGGAATCGTGGTATACGGGTTCGAAAAACTACTTACATACAAAGGACGGGATGAAGAATGAATAAGGGATTAGCAATCGTAGGTGGAGCAGTATTGGTATTGGGCTTAGTGGCAACACCATTCGTCGTCGAAAAGATCGAACCAGGTCATGTGGGTGTACATTACAAACCGTCTAACGGCGTTCAGAAAGAGGTCTTCCAACCAGGATGGGAGGTTGTCGCTCCTTTTGACAAGGTAATCGAGTATCCGACACGTACACAGACGAAATCAATCAAGGATTTAGTGTTGAGTACAAAAGACGGTAAGAACGTCACAGTCGACTTCTCTTACTCGTTCTCGGTGAACCCTGAAAAGGTCGTCGACTTGTTTAACAAGTATGGAGCTGTATCGGTGGATGATATCGCAACGAAAGGATATCTTCGTCAACAGTTGTTCGACGCAGCGCGCGATCAGGTTAGCAAGGTGACAGTTCTTGAGTTGTTCGGAGAGCAGTCATCGCAAGTTTCTTCTGACATTCAGGCACAATTTGCCGACAAGGTGTTAGAACTTGGATTCATCGTCGAAGACTTGTCATTGGGTGCTCCGAAGCCAGATGAGAAAACACAAGAGGCGATTGATGCGCGAGTGAAAGCGAGCCAGGAGTTAGACCGTAAGAAGACGGAGCTCGAAATCGCGAAGGCCGAATCGGAGCGAATCCTCGTAGAATCCGACGCTAAAGCGAAAAAGACCGTGATTGAAGCCGAAGCTGAAGCGAAGGCCAACAAGTTGCTCTCGAACTCGATCACACCTGAGCTCATCAAACTTAAAGAAGCTGAGGCGCGTCAGAAGCATGGTTGGGTCGAGATTCAAGGTGTCGCTCCGACGTTGACTCAAGAAGTAGAGAGTAAAAAGTGATGATCGACCTGTGGGAAGATTTCAAGCTTCACAATCAGTATGAATTTGACGAGAATACAAGGTTTCAACTCGAAGACCTCCGCGACGGCTATGACGGCTTGTTGCGGTTGGTCGATCGGGCTGAGTTTAACGAAGAAGAGATGTTGATGAAGCTTGACGCGAAGAACCATGCGATTGAGCAACGTAAACTCGAGCATGACTTCGTTTACCTGGCTGCATTGGTTCATTTTGATGAACCGGAGATGTTTTTTCTTCTGACGAGCGGCCTACATCCCAAGATTGCTCTTGAATGTGCGATCGCTCGGTGTAAGTGGATGAAGAATCATCCTGAGACGTTCGATCTGTTTGGTGCGTTTGCGAATCGGTTTGACTATGAGATGAATGCGAAGGGGTTGATGGAGTGATGAGAAAAGTGACGATGAATTCCATGTTGAAAGATTATGAATCGGTGCAAGAGGAAGTGGAATACAATTTCTTGATTGTTTTCGTTTCGGTAGATGGTGCAAAGCCTGAAATGATCGTAAACCCGCGCGAAAACGTGGATGCGAAGATGGTGTATTACCGCTCGGCCTACGACAACGACTTACGTCTGAAGGCGAACCCTAAGATTCAGATTGTGGATTATCAGTTTTCCGAAGGTGACATTTCGCTTAATGCACATTATCGAATTGGAGTTGGGGAGTTATGATGACAACCAAAGATAAGCTAAAATCATTGATTTTGATGCTAAATGAGGCGAAAACAGGTAAAATTGAGGTGTATCAGGCAGATTTAGCGCTTTTCGAGGGATTGATTGAAGATTTAGAAGAGAGAATTCGGCTCGAAAATGAGTCTTCTGACGAAGATTTGTGGTTCGTTTACCTGACTGGTGGCGAGGTGCAAGGTTTACATAGCTTACTGATGACACGACCGCTCGGACATATGGATAATTTGCGGAAGCAGGTTGAGAAGGCGTATGACACGATCAAGACGCATGATGATGCAGAGACGGTAGGTGGGCGCTGATGATGTGGTTAGCATTGTTGGTGGCATATGCGACGGGATTGACGGTGTATGCCGTATTCCTTTACTTAGACCTGGATGTTGTGACTGCTAGACTCGAGTCGAAACAAGAGAGATATGAGGAAGTTTTGGATGAGTTGTCGGAGTCCCGCTCCACTCTCCGAGACCTACAGGAAGAGTTGTATATCGCTCAGGCAGACTTAGAAGAAGCGAAAGAGGGAATCGGGGTATGGAAAGATCGGTATCTAGAGGCCGTCAATGCACATAGTTTGTTGGCAGACGAGCGAGAACAGTCCATCGGAGACCGTCATGACCTGGTGATTCTAGGAGATGACGATGTGTTTGTGGCTTACTATCACGGAGAGTTGGTGGTCGGTCAGAAGCGAATGAGCTTCAATGGATACGAGGATGATACATATCGGTTTGAAGTGACATTCGGGAACACCAAGGATGAAGGGAATGTGATTTACTTTGACGGTGGCGAGTATGAATAATAGTTGGTTTCATATGAAACAAAACAGAGATTTAGCGAAAGACGCTTGACAATCGAAATCAAAAAGTATATATTGTAATTAAGAGGTAGCGGAAACTACCTAAAAATTCATATGAGAATATGAATGATGTACTAGTATCGTACATACGTTTCGTTTTTCATGAGACGACCGCTCACTCGTTGCCATCGATAGCGGTCTGATCATATGCCTCCCTAGAGGGGTGAAGAGAGGTGTGATTCCTTTCGGGCATACCATACATACCGGATGTTTTTGTGACATTCATGATTTACCTCCTCCTTTCGGAAAGACCGTCTCCCTTACAGGACGGTCTTTTTGTTTGGATAAAAACACACCCCCCTCTCTAGATTAAATGAAAAAGTATTTTAATATTGGGAGATATAGGGTATGATAAGAGGGAGGAGGAGATGAAGATGTTTTTGATGTATCTGATCGGGTTGGTGTTCTTCGGGGGATTCTTGCTGCTGATGGTAGGGTCTTTTGCTAATTATATGGATTATAAACAGGAGAGCGAGATGGGTGCGAGGTTGGGTGACACTTTGAACGGCCGTCCACCGGAGAGAGCGAAGCCTGTCGTGAAGGATTGGGTTCAGGGGTTGCGTAAGCTAGGGATTGAGATTGCGGATGTGGAGACGTATGAGAGTGAGTTGCGGAGGGATCTGAGAGAGTTGATGAATGTGACGCTGCCTGAGATCGCGAAGATGGATATCGGTTTGGAGATGAAGGTTGAATATGGGGGAGTGATCAGGAGGGAAGTTGATGCTGTGATCGAGAGAGCGAAGCGAGAGAAGACAGACCGAGTAAAATCAGAGATTGACTATTTGGTGGGATATGGGTTGGGTGAGAAGGCTAAAAAATGAATGATTTCTCTGACAGGGTAAGGGAAAAGTGAGGTTTTGGGACTCCGAGAGGGGTTCTTTTTTGTGCGTGTATTTAGGAGTCTAAAAAAGTGAGTGAGGATAAGGGAAAATGAGGGTTTTAAGAGGGATGAAATGAGGAGAGATTTTTTGATGAGTTTTTTAAAGGGGCGAAAAAGTGAGTAAGGGTAAGGGAAATTAAACGATTTGACGATAACGGATTTTGAGGGAGAAAAGTAAGGCAGGGTAAGGGATTTTATATGATTTAAACGATCTGAAAATAGGGGCAAATGGTATAGTGTGGGGTTGGGGTTTGTGAGGGGGTTTGGGTATCGAATCGGAAAAAGGAGATATATGGATTTTGATATCGCTATAGGGGGAGGGGAGAAATGAAATTTGATATATGAGGGAAAAAGATGAGGTGTGGATTTGTAACTACTATCGGCCTATCCGAAGGATAGGACGAATGGGTGGATCTTTACTGTCCCCACCGTATTGTTGATAATGGATATTATCCACAATTTGAGATTGGACGGATTTTGACGTTTTTTGACTTGGGGCGACTTGGACGATGATGTCGCCACCACGCTCGGACGCTCACGTCTTCGGACAAAAGAAAAAACGCCACCGCTCGATGGCAATGGCGCTTGTCTATATATGGGCGCTCTAGCGTCCGTTGGGAATTGGTATAACATTCAGACGTTAACCGAATAGTCAACCTCGTTAACGTAACCCTCGTCGTCGTACTCGACCCACGCCGTCAAGTGTGCTTCTCCCACATCCTCCATCTCATTGACGTACACGCCCAACGTGTGCACCTCGTTGCCTTCGGCGTTCCAATCCTCGTTTAGCTTGATTGCCTCTTTAATAGTAAGTCCTTCATTGGCGAGCATTTGTTTGAGTTTGTTCATTTTTGTTTTCCTCCTTGTTTGTTGTACCCTTATTATCTCATCTGTCGAGATCTTTCCGCACTTTATTTTTATTTTTTTTATTTAATTAAAAAAGAGAAGAAAATAAATTTCTCCTCTCTCTTATATATGACATAGTTATAAACATACGTTCAAAATCCGTTTAACAGATTTAGTATAATTGAACCCTGCTAAATTCTGGCGCGCTCTCGCTGGCCGTGTGAGATCTTACGAGCTCGTTCCCCGTAACCTCATACACATACAAACCGCCTTCTTCTTCGTCTTCTCCGTACTCGACAAACGCGACACGCTGGCCTTTAGTGTCCACATAATACAAGTTCGTCCATAGTGTCCGGCCGCTCTCCGCGTCCTCAACGCGTACAATTACATCATGAATATCTTGACCGCCAAACAATGCAGCAGCTTCGCCAGCTTCGAGCTTTACAGTTACGTTAGTAAGATCTTTCATGTTAACGCCTCCTAGTGTATGTTTAGTGTTTACCATGTATGGCCGGTTTTGAGGTTTTTAATTATCATATGGTCGCTATCTTCCTTATTAACCTCAACTTTATATTGGCCTTCCTTTTCCCAAACAGCGTCATACGTTTTAACCGCGTACGTTGTGTACTCTTCATCTTCCGATACGTATTCAATGGCCGTAGCATACTCTTCATTAAATTCTGTCGTATATTCTTCTTCAATCGCTGCCACAACTTCGGCCGCCTGGACTTCTACAAATTCGCGTTCTTCTTTACTAAAAGATCTTGCAACGTATCCGAATGTATACAAGCCTTCTTTGCTGCCCGACACGACTTCTAGCGTCATGCGCTCCTTAATTGTAACGTTTACTTGTTGGCCGATTGCGTTCATGATTGTGTTCATCTTGTTCACCGTTCCTTTTCGTTTTGTTGTTTTGCTTACTCTTATTTTCTCATGTCGTGAAGATCTGACACGTTTTTAATTTATTTTTTTATGATCTACTCATTCTTAAAAAATCATAATTATCTCTACTCTTATATTAAGTATATATATAAAGACTTGCTCAAAATCCGTTTAACAGGAATCCATATAACTAAAACGACATAATTCCCGGCTCGTGATCGTAAACATATTTCTTAACTCGATCACTCGATCAACTGTCTTCAATCAAAAAAAGAGTCTTTCGACTCTTTGCAATCATTCTCCTTCAAACCCTTCCAGCTCCGTATAAACGCCATAACTTATTACATCGTTAACCTGTATAATATTGTTTTTGTAATCGCCTTGTGTTGACTCTGTTAGACTCATGCAAGGTACATCAAACATTTCTGTATCATGAGGGTAAATATAAAGATCTTGAACGTGTACATAGGTTTCTTTACTCGTCTCTTTAATGCTGGCGTGTTCTCCGTATTCGTTAAACTTTCCGATATGGTTATATTTATCTTTAATTTCGAGCTCGGCCACATTTCGCACTCTGTCGGTCGAACCTTTAGATCTTACGCCATCTTCTAGATATCCGTATCCTTCTAAAATCCCTTTGTACTTAATACGGTCATACATCATGACGACATGGCCACCCTGTCTTACAAAATAGTACACCTCATAACGATTATTGTATTCGCCATGCTTCGAATACGCGTTTTCTGATACATCGATTAGTGCTGTGTTTTGGTCGTCTAAAATGATTTTGCCGCTCTCAACTTCCTTTTTAAATTCCTCAACCGTTTTTACAATCGCTTTACCTGGCGCTTTCCAGTATGTGCGCGAGCAGCCTAATGTATTTTTAAAAGGATTGTTTGGCCGTTCGTTCGGTTCGTCAACGCGTACAACTAAACTATATTCGTTCCTTGTTTCATCCAAAACAATAAACTTGTTTACATTTTTGGCCGTTTCCACCTGGTGCAATACAGTTACATTTAATTCGTTTTCGATTAGATTTTTCATTTTGATTAGCTCCCTTTTTGATTTGGGTTATCTTGCTTAATTACATTATCGCACGTTTATATATTTAATTTTATATTATATTTTTTTATTTTAATAGCATTGATCGTAAACATTATTAAAAATTTAAATCATCTCGCTATAAAGTAATAGTATTAAACGTTTCTTCAATATCCGTTTAACAGATTTAGTATAACTAAAACTTGATAATTTTTGAACGTGATCACTCAACAAAAAAAGAATCCTTTCGGATTCTCTTATCTTTCGTAACACGTATGAATTTCATTTCTTGCAATGCCGATCAAATAATATTTTCCGTCAACCGTTTCAACGTCATATATTTTTTCTTTGTCTGATCCGTTTATATAGTCTTCATAACTAAATTTATAGTTTGCGACTTTTAACCCTTCTGATTCTAAAACCCGTTGAACGTTCATCATCTTACGTCCGCTTTTGGCGCTCTCGCGTCCTCGCATAGCTTCATAAACAACGCGGCCTCTCTATCCAGCTTTTCGCGTTCCTCGCGCTCTCTCACGCTTTCGAAAACATAACCTTCAAACGTGTATGCCTTGTGATCTTTCTTAATCTCATAAGTACCATGTGATCCGTACATATCACAATTTACTTTTTCAATTAGCGTGATATTTTCAAACACGCTTAGATTGATGATAGCAGCGTACTGTAGTGCTTGCTCTGGCGTGTCTGCCTCAACTTCGTTAAACCTTTGCCCGTGATCTTTGCGCTCGCTTTCCCATGTATACATACCCGTTTCAGGATCAAACAATAAATCATATTCTACAACAAACCCTTTAACAATAAATTTACTCATATCAATAACCTCCTCTTTTGATACTCTTAGTATACCATGCGTACAATGTACGCGCAATACTTTTTTAATTAGCTATCATATTTATTTTACGATCACATAGGCCGATCACATAAAAAAAGCACTCAACCCGTCAACGGTCAAGCGCTCAACTTATCTTAATAAATTTTTTAATATCCTCGTCAATCACATAAACCGCATAAACCTTTTTGCCATGCTCGATCAACTTTACTTTAAACAATGGAATTGCTTTACCTTGTATCAATCCCGTATACATATCATATTCATTCAAGATGTGATTGCGATAATACTTTACATTGTTTGTCTTGCATATCCATTTAATCACGGTCTCTTTGTCGCTATCATAGCAGCGTATATAATTATACGTATATTTTGGTAGATTAACATTAACAATGTAGCTCTTACTCTCATTATGCAGGTTTACAGGTGATCCCGTACACGTCAACCGATCTCCATCACTTTCTAGCGCTCTCACATGGCCTTTTTGGATCTCCGCAACGGCCGGCACTATATCATACTTTGTTACCATGTTAGCGGGTAAACATCGCGCGAGCTCGGGATAGATGTTACACGCTATATAAAATAACTCGTCTAACGTCTCTTGATCTTGTTTGTCTAACCATCTGTTATAAGTTTGCAAGTAATAGCAATCCTCATCTTTTAGTTTAAAATTGTTAACGTCTCTCATCGTATACATACATTCAAACCCTTTCTTTCAAGCCGTTACGAGCTCTTTATTTTTATTCAACTTCTTTTCAAGTTCCTCAACCGTTGGCAATTCTTCAAACATCTCTATTGCCTTATCCATGCTTAAACGCTTTACAGGTACACCGTTTTCGAGCTTATACATATGAATCGAATCGCTTTGTCGTGTGCGGTTTGTTGCTTTAGCAGCGCTTTCGAGACGGCCGAACATATCGCGCTTCTCTTTGTGATCGTAACGGATTTGTGCCATATAGTAATCAAACATGGTACGTTGATTGACACTTTTTTTATAAAAGTAATCTACACCACTATTGCGTATAAATACAATACCGTCCTTGTGATTGCCTAACATTTCGGCCGCTGTATGGATATAAAAATCATTTTCATATCTTGCATTTTTACCCTTTACCTTTTCAGTGAGCTCGGGAAACAATTCTGTTACGGCCTTTTTGATTGTCTTTTTAAGTCGATCAACCTTGTTTTCAATAACTCTTCTTTCTTCATTGTATACATTGTGTTTTCTCATATCTAATTCTTGATAGCGAGCGATTTGTTTCAAAAGTGTCATTGTTTTCATTTTGATTTCTCCCTTTTTGATTATGATTTTTTAATTTATTAGCAGCTTACAACGTCATCTAAACCATGATTTATTAATTTCTTCGTAACGCTCTTTTGTGATTGCCTGGCACGTCTCAACGTATTCTTTTTTAACTTCGTTGTGGCCGTCCAAAACATTGAAGATTAATAACGTGCCATTGTCGTAAACGTCTACTAGCTTAAACGTGTCGAGCGGTGCGTTTTCGCGTCCGTCTTGTGGATCGTAGTAATAAATACCTTTAGCAGTTGCGTTTGTTACCATGTATAAACGGTGGCTTGCTTCGTCTTCGTCTTTAAATCCATCTTCAAACAATTCGCAATCGTTACATAAACACCATTCGTCACCGCTATCCAACCATACAATTTCAACCTCTTCATTTTGTTCTTCTAGATTATTTAAAATTGTGTTCCATTGTGTAAGACTGATTCTTTTTGCAGTTTCCATGTGTAGCAGCTCCCTTGTTTTTGAGTGTTAAAATAATTGTTTTAACGGATAAATTGCTTTTAAAATCCCTTACAGGGTAATGATTTTTTAAACAGTCATTTCGAGCCGTGATAATTCTTGATAGACTTCATCAAACTTCTGATCACTATCCGTCAAAATTAGTTCATGCTCGCTTTGCCATACGTTGATATATTTATCGAGCATAATAATATAGTTTGGTGTTTGGCCGTCTACCTGCAATGCCTTGTTGTTATAAATGATATAGCTATCATTCAACGTCCCTTCAAAAACTTCCATATCCAATTGTTTTTCGCTTGCAAGTTCCAAAATTTTTCTTGATTCGTCCGCTGTTAGTCTCATTTTTAATCATTCCTTTTCTGTTTTTTGATTTCAGTACATGGCCGATTTATCGGCCTGGATTAATTGTTTTCACCGTCTTGTGTAAAATAAATCATATTTTCTAAATCCTCGCGAATCAAAATAATTTCCTCATATGATCCACCGTCATCAATGTAATGGCCGTTATAAATTTTTTCTAATGCAGCTTGTAATTCTTTTTCCGTGTGATTTTCTACGTTTGTTGTGTATTCATAATAAAAATGATTAAAGTAACGGCCTAGCCCGTAAACTTCTTCATATTCATATTTAAAACCGTTGATTTCGTCCGAAAACTCAACTTTTAATTCTTTATCAGCCTCGTTTAAATGGCCTTGTAAATTTTCAAGCGTGATCTTTTTGTGCGCTTGCTGGCGCTTGTTAAAAATATGATCATCTGCCTTGTTTTCGTCCCCGTTAAAAAAGATTCTCGCGAAATCATATTGACCGATTTGTTTGTACATCTTATCCAGCTCCCTTTGTTTGATGTGATTATTATACAGTTTGTAAGGCCGTTGACGCTTCACTTTTTTGTACTAGCTTATAATCATATGGATTAAAACCGTGTTCTCGAATATACTCGCCTAACAACTTACGATTAACAAAACTCAAACGACTTATTTCTTTTACTTCGTCCCACTGTTTAGCGATTGATAATTTTTCATCGTTCGATAAATTAGGATACATTTTATTGATTTTTTCAGTGGCGTATTTATTTAGCCGCTCGATTTCGCTCTTGTTTTCCGTCATTTCTTTAAAGTCCTCGATTGCAGCTGGCGACACTTCGCGATCACGTTTAAAGCCTTCGTATTTTCTTACTGACTTGTAACGGTCATCGGCTGGACGTAACGTGTAATAAGTTGTCGTTGCATATTTGTTTAAAATCGTTTCGTTTTGTTCGATGTGATTAAGTGTCGGTACAACAAAACAAAATTCTTTTTTATTTCGTCCATAATATACGGCTGTTACTTCATCAACTTTGTTAGACACAAGGATAACGCTTGCTCTTTGTGTTTCGTGCATATCGTAAGGATATAAAGCATATTCTTTAGACGTTTCTTTAATTTTTGCTTTTTTAAACTCTGTAAATGTCATTCTTCTCATTTTAATCATCCTTTTCGTTTTGATTTTTTGTTTAAAACTTTTCGAGCGATCCATGCGCGTTAAAACCCATCATAGTTAAGTGAGCATATTCTAAAACTTTTTCATCGTTCCGGGATTCTTCAAAAATGTTATTTAGATGACTTTTAACCGCGAAACGAACCGCCTTTTGAATATCGCTTTCGAGCTCGTTGTAAGTCGTTCCGCTCTTTTTGGCAAAGTAAGCAGCTAGATAGTGATCTCCGAACGTGTCCCACGCTATTAAGCACTTAAAATCATCTTCTTTGTTGCGATTAATCGTATCGACTAGATCGTTTTTATCTTCGTTGTCGAGACGGCTAAAATAATACGTATCTAAAACGATATGCGGTTGGTAACATGGTTTAACGTCATACTGTAAGATGTCCGTTTTAAAGGTTTTACAAAACGCTTTAATCGCTCGCTCAACGTCCCAACCCTGCCGATCGTTTAGGTGTTTTAAATACTTGTCTCTCGCTTGATTGATTGCACGTTTTCTAAAACGTCCGTGTAGCTCGTCAATTTCATACAGTGTAATCTGTCTCATTTTTTTAGATCCTCTTCGTCCAAAACGTAAGTTTCGATAAAATATAAATCTTCGTCACACTCAAAACACTGATATGAATAATCCTCTAAATCACTTTTATATACTTGACTGTCACATCTACTGCACAAACGGTTGATACAATCTTTTTCAATTACCTTTTCATCCATCTTTATTCGCTCCCTTTAAAATATTTATTTTAGCGGTCATTTTCTGAAACAATTACTTCTAAAAACATATCCGATCAAAAGGCTTTTATCATTCCAGCAAGTTTGATATAAGACTTCTTTGTAAAATTCTGAAGCGTGAAACAATATCCCGTTTCGGCCGTGATACTGCAAGCGATCCATAATAAACTTTTTAACGACTTTATCTGAATTGTAAGAAAGATTAGTGTTCTTGTTTTTTAGATCCGTATAGCCGTTAAAAATTTCATCGGCTACACGGTCAATTTTTCTAGTTCTCATGTTCACATATCCTTTCTTTTTGCTAACGTTTCTTTTAATTCGCTCGCTAGTTCCGGTTTGAAAAACTCAACGGCCTCTATAAAGTAATGCAGCCGCGATTCATAATATTTAGCGTTTCCAATGTCTCCGTATTTTTCAAACGTCTCTTTAAACTGCATATAGCCGTTAAACTCTTCTTTAATTTGATCGTCCGTTAAAACGATTTCGCGTTCATAATTTTCCGCTGGCGCGTCGCTTTCATAGTCCCTAACACCGAAAGCCTTCCTAATGATTGCAATTTGAGTCATAACTCTAATACTTTCTTCGCGAGACGTTAACGTTTTAAAATCAAGCTCTTTAACCTTGTTTAGTAATGTAACGTTGTTCATTTGTTTACCTTCTCTCTTTTAATACTCTTCTTCTAACACTGATTTAATAGCGAGCTCCAAACCCTTTTTAAGATTCGGCCGCTCGTTAACGCTTGTCATTGATAAGTCTAGCGCTTGCAACGTGTCGCTTAAATCGTAAGTATAACTGTATTCATGATTTCCTAGTTCATAGCGAAACATCTCTAAAATGAAACCCTCTCCGGTTTGATCGGATTCAATAGCTGCCTTTAATTCTTGTTCCTGTCGCTCGAACATATTATCAAAATCCATTAAGCTATCTTTTTTAATAAATCCTCCATTGCCAATATCCAAAACCATGTTAGTTTGATCTTTTTCAAGTTCTAACTTTTTCATACCTTCGTCAAACTGTTTGTTTGAAAATGCGAACATGATAGGAAAGTCATTTAATTGTTTTTGGTGTCTATCCTTCATTTGCTTATAAGCGTTCATTTTTGAAACCTCCTATATTTTTTTATTTAAAAGAAAATTTTCATATTTTGCGATCCGGTTTTTTGCTTGTTCTGTTTCGCTTCATAACGATCAACCGTTTCCCATCGATACGTATTCATATTGTTGTATTCGATTGTGATAGCGTTGTCCATGTCGTCGCCATCTTCTTTTGTCATACGTGACCGCCATACTTTTTTGTATTTAGATTCATAAATGAGTTCGCACGTTTGACACTCTCCGATTGATTCTGTTAGTGTCTCAACCTCTTCTAAGCGTCGATCAATTTCAATGTATGGCCGGCCGTCTTCTGCTTTAGTTTCGGCCATGTAGTCGTGAATTTCGTTTAATAGCAGCGCTTTTAATTCTTCTTCGTTTTGGCCGAACAAGGTTTCTAACGTCCATGCTTTCCGGCCTTTTGGCGCTTCGCTCTTAAACTCTCGTTCTGTTACCTTTACATGGTAGCGCGTTTCTAACCCTGCATACACATAGCTTTCGGCACTCAATGAAAAGTATCGTGTTTTACCGTCAATCTGTTTAATAACGGTGCGCTCGTTGCTGTTATGCGAATCAGTGAGCAGCGAGAACGTTTTAAACGCTTCGGCCTTTTCATGATCGGTATTGCTTGCCGTTGTCGTGCGAGCCGTTTCCCTAACCGTTTCAATGGCCGTTAAAAGCTCGCTTTTATTCATTCTCGATCTACCTGCAATGTTCAATTCTTTCGCGAGTGAGTAAAGTTCTTTTTGTGTTTTGTCAGTGATGTTCATTTTGGTTAGCTCCCTTATGATTAGTATTTTTTGATTACAGTAACAGTGTTTTCGTTCCCGTTATATGACTCAATTTCAAGCGGCGAAACAATGATACTTTTAAACGTATCGGCCGATGGTGCGATACTTACGTCAATCTTTCGGCCGTTGATCCATTCGCTATACTGTTCGCGGTTTGAAAAGTAAACTAGCATGATGTTTTACCTCCGTTAAAATGATGTTTTTACTTGCTGTTTCTTAACTACCTTTAGTTTAACATAAGCGTACATTGTACGCAAGACTTTAAATAAAAGTTTTTATTTTTTTATTTAGATGATGATAAACCCTTGTACGATCCACTGGATGACGATGATTGCAAAACCTGCAACGGCCATACCGGACAAGATCAAATAGTTTACGTTGTCTCTCTTTTCCATGTCTCATACCTCCAATTACAAGCCTAAACGCTTGTTTAGTTTTTGTACGGCCATTTGGTTGTAATCGTCAACCTGGTTTGTTACACGTTTACGCTTGAATAGTGCGAGTAGCTTTTTCATGATGCGGCCTCGCTTTCCGTTTTATGATCGACAGTGTAAAGATATTCAAAATGTGCAAAAACTTTTGAATCGTCACTATTTAAGGCCGTTGCAATATAAATGTGTTCGTAACGATAATTAAGCATATTCATAGACACCGCTCGTTTGTCGAGCTCGTTCTGCAAGACTACACTATCGACGATATTTAAAGATTTGGCATTTGACACGTTACTATAAACACTATATTTGCGATTCATTTAAAATCCTCCCTTACAAGCGTTGTGCTCGTGTGTTTGTCGATCTATTAATAATATACAATAAGCGTACATTGTACGCAAGTGTTTTTTAAAATTAATTCTTTTTTATTTCGTTATGACGGGTTTCTTCTATTAAATAGCGTTTAAAATATACGGTGCTAAATCGGCCATTCGGATTATATACGGACGTGATTGATCCGTTTGGATGGTTTGGCCGTGTTTAAATACGATCTATCTTTTTAATACGGCCAAAACATAACGAGCGCTAGCGAGCGATCTAATAGATCGTGATAGGGTAGTCCGTCCTGCTGCATGATCGGCCGTTGATCGGCCTAGCGATCTATCTTTCTTCCTGGCGTTCGATCCGTCCGGCCTTCGCTGGCGACGCGATCCGCCGCGAGCTCGCAGAGCTCCGCTCCTCGTGTCGGCGTCGTCAACCTAATAAGGGCGATGCAGACGTTTGTCCAAAAACCGTATAACAGCAAAGTCTTATATAAACCCTGTTATTTGTGAGTTTTGCGCGGTGTAATTTGATCCTTCAGACAATCGATAGTTGTCGTCTTCCAGAGTGGGCGGCCTTTATACGTATATGCGTCGGGCTCCGGCATATTATTTTGTGTGACACGGTTCGAGATGGTGCTCCGCGAGATCTCTAGATAATCTGCAACTTCAGTGGTCGTTAAAAGAACTGTTTTATGGGTCATAATTGACGCCTCCTTGAGTGGTTTGTAACTAAATAGTAACACAAGCGTACATCATACGCAAGCTAATTACAAAAATATTTTTATAAGGGTTTTACAGTCTCTTGTACAAAAACCGTATAACAGAAACTCATATAAAAAACCCCGCCGAATTGAGCGAGGTCTGATGTATAACGATGTATGATTTACTGTCCGTATCCGTTAATGAAGCGATCCAGGCTCGTCATCTCGTTGTATTTCTTAATCCGATATTCGATCAACCGGTTCACGAAGTTAGAGAACAACTTGGCCTTCTTTTTGAATTCATTGTGGTCGTTCGGAGAGACTTTTTTCATATTCACTTGCGTCCGTACCCACTCGGTGATCGTGAGAAGGCGGTCAACTGCGTACAGGTCAAACTCTTGATTGCTGGCAACGGCTTCTACGACGACATCGAGAGAACGAATGGATTCAACTAAACTCATAACTTCTTTCTCTGTCAGGCCGTTCACGTCTTGTTGTCCAAACTGCTCTTTGATGTACTTGGCTGCGTATAGGGTGTCGGTTGTCATCAACATTGTTCTCACTTCCTTTTCAAATATTTTTTAAATACTTTTGTAATTGATTACTTCTGACCTAAATATAACATCTTATGAACCCCAAATCAACCCCAAAATACTCGAATTATAGGATTTTTTCAAACCCTTTTTCCGATTTCAGGTAAATGTTTTGTGAATTAGTAGAAATATAGATTTTTTCCAAGCTTTCGACCTTGCTTAGTACGGCGTCATACTGCTCGCTCGTCATCATCTGCATGATATCGATGATGTTTGATTTTCTATATCCATCTTGATAGTGCTCGACCGTTTCCTTTCGCCAATACCTGCGCTTCGTATCGTAAAACTCGTATGCCGGGAATTTTTCCGAATCAACCAAGCGATTGAACTGAGACGGGGAATTGTCTGTAAATTTGGCGGCCTCACTAGCAGACATGATCTCGAAGTCTCGAGAAGGGGCGTTCAGATCGATCACAACGTCCTCTCTTACATAGGATTTAGGTATCTGAGGATAGAGCGTGTCGTAACCCATCTCCTTTATGAACTTAGCCCATGTGCGAGGGGTCATATACCCCTGCTCAATGCCATGATCGTCTAACCATTCGCTCAATTTCTCCTTTTTGAACAAGCAAGTTCTAAAGCGGAGGTCTTCGTCTACAAAACAATAGATGCGATTTTGATAGTTAACTAGGTTCATCTTCATGGTGTTACCTCGCTTTCTAAATCAAAAAGTAGCGGTTGTTTAATTTATATGTTCCACGGGAACATAATTTGAAACATTATTTTTTTAATATGCTCACATTTCTTATATATTCTGTGATAGAGTAGAGTTATAGAACGTAGTATAATAATACTATAATGTATTAATACATTAACTTTATACCCCTATGGGTAAAAAAGTATGTCTGTCCCAACGATTTTTTCATTTCCCAAGTTTTTAAGTTTGCTAAAGTGTACAGGTTTTGTGTAAGTTTTTATCAGATAGTTTATACAAATTATTCCTAAATCAAAAAAATAATACAATTAAGAGGTGGAGACGATGGTGAACGAAGATCTAACCCCGCAACGTTTAGCAGAAGTATTGCAAGATTTTCTGTACGAAAACCGTTATGATCATGATTTATTTAATGATTTACAAAAGAATTTGAAAAAACATGAAATATTTTCTAAAGATATTACAGATATTATGAATAAAAGAACAGATTTCAAAGATATTCCTGCCACCGAGCTCGTGTTGTTTGCGCGGATTGTGTACGGCCGCTTTCCCGACTTCGAGATCATCAATCCGCAACGCTATTTCAAGCCAGGAGAGATCAAGGCGGCGCAATATTATACCCGCAACAATCGTCCTGAGTATATCAAACTTCCTTTGACAGTGAACAACGCATTAAGCGTCCAGTACGACGAGTATATCGCCATCATGTCGGCCAAACAGCTCGTCAAGATGTTGGATAGCAGCATTGTCACCTACAACTTCGACTCACAGCGCGACGCGAAGAGCATGGTGGACACGAACGGAAGAATCGTGAGAGCGATCAACGTCAACCAAAAGTCGGTCATCGAGATCGCGCAACTGATGTTGAACGGAGAATATCTCCCCGATATGCTGACATTTAATATGTTGTTAGGTTCTAATGACGAAAGAGAAGAGTTTTCCTCTAAAGGAAACAGTATTGTCGTCAACGAAGGGACTCAGCTCGACATCTTGGACGGATTCCATCGTCTGTCTGCCATGCAGCAAGCGGTCGAAGCGAATCCAGAATTCGACTTAAACTTCCCTGTCGCCTTTAAAAACTTTGATATCCAAAAAGCGAAGCGCTATGTCGGTCAAACGAACACGTTTAACGTCATGCCTAAGGCGTATGTCGAGCAACTGAGAGCCAAAGACCACTACGCATACATCGTCAACGAGCTCATCAACAACAGCGACCTGAAGGGGCGTGTGGGGTATCAGCGACGCCCAATCTTCGACAACGGAGAGATCACTACGTTCGACCGTCTAAAGAATGCCATTCAGAAACAGTATAACGTCAAGATGAAACGAGAAGCGATGGGTGTGGTGGAGACACTTGTCCCGTTGTTCGATGAATTGATTTTCCTATACCTATCAGAGAAACCTGATCCACATGAAACATTGTTTGCTACGGTCGACGGGATAGATCGATTGTTAAATAAATATAAAAAGATTGATAAAGATATAAAACGTGTCGATTTAGATTTCTTATTAGCCACAACAGAAAAAGGACAATTATTATGACAAACTTAGAGAATTTTGAAACCAATAAGCAAAAATTATTAGATGATGACCTATTTTATAATGCAGAATATAAATTAGATTTCTTAGACAAACATAAAACCAAAACACAGGATTTTAATTTTTACTATCGATTATTTATCAACGTAAAAGAAAAAGAAGAAAGCCTTGGTCGTGATATGTACGACTTCTCTCGTCGTGATATCGAGGATGTCGTGTCGGGGATGCACCCGTCGACCTCTTCTGCTGCCGCCAAAATCATCGCAATGATCAAGCGATACCTGACTCACGCGGCACAAGACGGCGAAAAGAGTTCAAATATCGTTCACCAGGTAGGCAAATTGACAGATATGGCGAATAGTTTTCTTCCTAGTAATCCGAAATTCTATGTGTCAGAAGCAGAATTACAATTATTAGAAGATAGCTGTATGAATCCGCAGGACGCATTTATCTTCCGGGCGATCTTCGAAGGGGTTTTGGGGGCTGAGATGACCGAGCTACGCAACCTAAAGATGAGCGATATCGATATCCATCAAAATTTAGTCTCAATCAATATAGCTGATTACAACAAGAACCGGACAATCCGAGTGACAGAGCGATTTATTGATATGGCCGTAAAAGCATATGAACAGAAAGTATATATATTAAATAATGGCGAAGACGTCAGCGAGAACTTCATGCGCGCAAACACAGAATACGAGTTAGAAGATTCGGGATACATTATGAAGAAGTCGCATATTGGACGTATGATCAAGGATGCTCCGATTACGACGCCGACGCTATACAAACGATTTAATAACATCAAGGCGTTTCAATCATTCGAGACGATCGATAAATATTACTTGAAATTCAACAACATTTATAAGAGCGGTGCGATCTGGTATGGGGCTCGTTATATAGAAGAAAAGCAGATAGCAATCAAGAAACTGACGGACGATCATATGAAAGAGGTGGCTCGCCACGTCAAGAACGTCTATCAAGATCTCCCGGTAGATATCAAGAAGATCGTGAACGTTGAGAATATCGAAGAGTTATATGTGGAAAAAGGGAAGATTATTTCGTAAGAGGGGAGCAATCCTCTCTTTTTAATTTATTTTAAGCCAGATGCTTGACGTACTAAATCAAAAAGTATAGTATAGAGAATGTAAGAACAATACATAACACGAAGGAGTGAGTGATGGTGGCATTTCAACCAACTCGAGGATTAGTAAAACTTAAAGGGCAGATCACGCGAATGAACGAACGTTCGGTAAAGGACGATTTCGACAACGAGCGCTGCAAAAAGATCAGCTTTGCACTGAAGACCAGTGAGGTGAACGAAGTTCCTGTTCAAATCTTCGGTTATAAGAACGACAAAGTATATTACTCAGAGAAGTCACCAAAAGGTGAGAAGAGCAAGATCGTATCCGTGGATTGGGCAGACCGTTACGAAGCACCTTCAGAGGGCGCTCAGTTGATCGGTACGCACATCAAGGCAGAAGGTCAAGAAGAAATCACGATCCTGACTTCATACGAAGCAATCGACAAGGTGTATGAGAGTTTCAAAAACGGCGATTGGGTGTTCATCCAGGGGTCGACATCTCCTAACTCTTACGAGAGCAACGGTGAGACACGCACGACGATGAACATCGAGATCGACAAGATCTACGCCTCTAAAGAAGACAAGTCGTTCGGAGACGAAGGATACGAAGAGATGGCTACGTTCAAACAAAAGGGTGTCTTCCTTGGCGCTGAGAAAGTGAAGAACGAAGAAACGAAAGAGACTGAAGTTCATGTAGACCTTCGCATCATCCAAGATAAAGAAGGTAAATTTACAGACTTTACATATGTGGTTCCGGCCAAGACAGACTCGAGCAAAAAACTCGCCAACGGTCTATTGAAAAAAGTAAAAGCATACGACGAAGTCGTGCTCATGGGTTACGTTCGCAACGAGGCGATCGTTGAAGAGGTCGAGCTCGACGAAGAAGATGATTGGGGCGGAGAGACGGTAGCAGGATTCGGTACAGCCGTCACATCATACCGTCGTGTATATGAGGTCGTCGGTTTCGATACGGCTTACTGGAAAGAGAACAAAGAGAAATACAAAGAGTCGGACTTCGAGCCAGACGATTTTGACAGCAGCGATGCGATCGATTTCGGTGACGATGATGACGACGATTTCTAAGAAGAAATCGAATTAAAAAAGTAATACATAAAAAACGCCGGAAAGCGTTTATCGACAGAGGACACATCAACATTTTCATTTTAAAGAAAATGGTGATTACATGAGCTTAAAAGACTTGCAACCGATCGTACCGAAAGCGCACTTGGAAGACTATATTACGACGATCTACGGGCCGCCAAAGGTCGGTAAGACGACATTGGCGTTCAATCTTGGAAAAGAGCACTTCGGTTCGACACAAGAGACGTTGATCCTTGGTTTCGAGGACGGGTTCAAAGCTCTCACGGGTGCGATGGCCGTCTCGATCAAAGATTGGTCGCACTTCCTCGAGTTATCAGAAGAACTGATTGACGAGAAGGAAGACATGCCGTACAAGCTTCTTGTGTTAGACACAGCGGACGGGATGAGCAGCATGGCGTCGAAGTACGTCGTCCGACGCGAGAGCAAGGCCGACCAGAAGCGCTACCGCACAATCAAAGACATCCCTTGGGGTCGAGGCGGAGAAGCGTTGCGTGTCGAAATCCAAGAGGCGATCGAACGTCTCGCCAAGTTTTACGGGATTTTGATCATCACACACGGAAAAGAGAAGAAAATCGAGCCTAAAGTCGGCGCTTCTTACGATACGACGACGCTATCTTTAGATGGCAAGGTATTGGATGTCGTTAAGAACATTTCAGACTTCATCGTTTATCTTTCTCCCGAGCGTGAAAAAGGCAAGAACAAAGAGGTCAAGCGGTTCATGTATTTCCGCGACGAGTCGATGTTTGAAGCCGGATCTCGTTTCGACAAAATCAAGGCGAAAGTGCCTTACGGGGCAAAAAACTTCCTCGACACAGTTAAAGATGCGGTCGAGAACGCCAACAAAGGCATCGGTTCTGACAACGAGACAGAAGAAGTTGAAGAGTCCGCTCTTCCGACGACAGCGTCCGACACACAAGACCAGCAGGACGACAGCGACGCAAGTGAGGTTGAAGTAAAAGACGTCAAGACGTTGCGCGCCGAACTCCAAGCGTCGGTCAAAGGACTGACTGCTGATCAGAAAAAATCTCTTCGAAGCTTCATGGTCGAGGAGATCGGATCGAGCAAGTTTGCTGAGATTGACCAGATTTCTGAATTAGAGTCTATTCAATCGTTCATCGACGAGTTATAATCAGGTTAAGAAAATAAGAACGAACGTTCGTGTTGAGGAAAAAATGGCTATAAAACACTATAAATTATAGTTTTTACCCGTCATTTTCCTCAACTAAACCTTTTTACCCAAAAATATCTAAAGAAAGTCATACAATATTCCTAAATTATCTAGATTATTTGCCAATTAAGAGGTATTATAAATAGGTGATATAAGAATACGTATGCAATCAAAATGTTTTTATAATTAAGAAAACGGGGGATTCAACACTTGAACGATACATTCTCAACATCCAACCTACGCAGCACAAGCCCGTTCCAAAGCCTACAACGAGACGCTGTCGAAGCGAAAGCTCAGATCAGGCACTACAAACAACATGAGAACTTCATTGGAATGGTATTGTCAGATAGCACACTCGAAGAAAAAGTGACACACTTGTTCGTCAAGAAGGCTTCAAAAGGCCACATTGACAAACTCCTGGATATCATTTCAAAGATGACACATGACGAGATGTACGAGACGTATGTCGAACACATGGAGTACGTCGGAGACCTTCCAGGTTTGGCGCGACTGTTTACATACCGAAAGGTGACAACGGATTTCAATTTTGCAAATGGTTGAAATCCAAAAATATTGTCTGACAAGCGTGTCGAACGGTGTCGAAAACTTAAGGGGATGACTTGGTCATTCCCTTTCATATTAGGAGCTGAAACGCATGAAAAAACAAATCAAAGGAACGGTGATCGGAGTTACACTCGTTATCGCATCGATAGGTTTCACCTATAACTTTAACGAAATCAAAAAGTATAATTCAGAAATAGACGCGGTGGTACATAAAAACGACTCATTGACGGCTACACTCGACAAACGAGAGTCAGATCTGGCGCTCACCGAGCTCGAGGTGTCTGAACTAAAACTCGCTCTCGAAGCCGAGATTCAAGAGAAGGCAGACCTTTCGGAGCAATACAAGCAAACCAAAGACAAGCATAGGCGGTCTGAGGAAGAGGTTAAGTCCTTAAAAAAGACATTGGCATTGTTGAACAACGAATTAAAGAGCAAGAGCGAGTAAATCGACTCAAAGCTGAAACGCTTGAACGAGCAAAGAAAGAAGAAGAGAAGTCGGTGGCAGCCGTCGCACCAAAGCAAGAAGCGAAGACGTCACAAAAGACCGAAACTAATCAATCGGCAACTCGTTCAACAATGCAAACCTTTAACGTATCCGCTTACAGTATCAACGCACCGGACATGAGCTGGTCGACAGGGACGACAGCGACAGGAACGCAAGTCCAAGAAGGGCGAACGATTGCGACCGACCCAAACGTCATCCCGATGGGGTCTCGTGTCGAACTGTCGTGTCCTAGCTATCCTAGTGTGAACGGCATCTACGTCGCGGAAGATACGGGTGGGGCAATCAAAGGTTACAAGCTAGACCTATACATACACAGCGCTGATAGAGCCGTTGATTTTGGCCGCAGACAGTGTTCAGCACGAATCCTCTAATCAAAATATTTAAAGTGAGGTCATTGAGATGCCGAAATGTAAGTGGTGCAAAGAGGAAGTCGCGAAAGAAGAAGCGATGGTGATCGAAAAAGAGACCGGTCAACTGCTTAAAAGTGGGAAACCCAAGGTCTTGCGGAGCTACTATCACGAGGATTGCATGGATAAATATCTCGAAGATAAAGAGAAGAAGCTGATCGAACAAGAACAGTTGGATGCTCTTGTTAAGACGATCATTGCTATCCATAGTATCCGACCCGAGGATTTCCCTCAGCGCTTCTATGTGGACATTCAGGATATTCGGAACGGATATCGTCGTGGAGATCGCAAGCAAGTGAAGAGTAAGAGCGGCACACCGTACTATGTCATCGAATCGGCTTATGAGTACGTCAGAAGCAACATCGAGTACGCGAAGCTTCAGAAGAGTTTCGATAGCATATACGGGGAGATGCGGTATGGTCTGGCAATCATGCGAGACAAGTTGCCGATGATCCGACAACGTGAGCTCGAGCGAATCCGGGCGAAACGTGCAGCCAAGAAGCAGTTGAAAGAAAAGGTCTTCAGGGACGACCGAGCGAATTATAAAAACAAAAAGTATGAAAACGATATTTCAGATTTTCTAGATTGACAAAGGTGGGGTACTTGAATGGATCACAAGAAACGGATCAAAGAAAAAGCGGAGATCGAAGAGGCATACCTGGTGGCGTCATTATACCGTCACCCGGATCACTTCTCGACCTTTACGGCAGCAGAACTGAACGAAGAGATGTTTCTACATCCTTCATGGCGCTTCTATTTCAGTCTAGCGAGACAGATCTTCAACGACGGCGTCCGCAAGTTTGATGACGTCATGGTCTTAAAGAAAGTGAAAGAATACGGCGCGTCATCAGACTTCGACGAGTACGGCGGATTCGCACCGATCCAACAGATCTTCAACTCTGTCGATGTCGAGCTCGAGAACTTCGATGATTATAAGACGGGTATCCGTTGGAACCACACGATGAAAGAGACGTCAAAGATTCTCGGAAGTAAGGTGTTCGAGAAGGACGGCAAGTACGACCCGTACAAGATGAAAGCCAACCAAGTCACGCTCTACTGGCAAGACAAACTGAACAAGTTGACGATGATGGCCTCAGAGAACATCTATGAATCAGAGAAGTTGATCGTCGACGCCGAGGTGTATATCGAAGAGATCGAGAAACAGGCAGAGGGAATGTTGCCGTTCTATAACTCAGACCTCACGAACAAAGCGGTCGGTGGATGGGCGAGAGGAAACGTGTATATGTTCGGGGGATACGGAAACACCGGAAAGACATCGATTTCGGTCGAGAAACTGGTGCTCGGTTGTGTTGACAAAAAAGAACAGCTCGTCATCTTGGCAAACGAAGAGGCGGGTAAGTCGTGGCGAGACAAGATCTACAAACACATCATCTTCAAGAAGTTGAAAGAGACGAAATTCGACACGAAGAAGCTGACACGAGGCGGTCTGACAGAAGAAGAACGTCAGATCATTCGTGCTGCGACGGACGAATTGAGAGCGTTGGTGGACGGAGACGAGTCATTGATTCAGATCGTCTATCTTCAAAACTATATCGTCGAAGACGTGAAGACGCTCATCAAGCATTATGCGGCTCGTGGGTGTATCAACTTCCTGATCGACACGCACAAGGTGAGCGACGAGAAGACAGGCGAGCAACGTTATGCACAGTTCGTCGAAGACACGAAACAATACTACAAGATCGCTCGCAAGGATGCCGGTGGTCTCAACCTACGTGTCATGCTGAACTTCCAGGTGGCCGAACATACGAAAGGTCGTCGCTACATGGATAACGACTGCATCGGTGAAGGTAAGGCAGCCAAAGATGAAGCGGCGGTCGTGATGATGTTCCGTAACACGTTCGATGACGAGCTAGAGGGTGGCAAGACAGAGCTCACTTGCTGGAAATGGAAGAAGGACGAAATCAACGGCGGTTTCTATAAGAAAGAGTTTAAACTCGACAAGAGTCACCACTACAAACTTCTGTTCGTCACAAAGAACCGTTTCGGAGCAACGAATGACGGTGGGCAAGAAGTGATCGTGCTTCGCTCAAACTTTGATGCCAACTCGTTTTGGGAGTGCGGTTATACACACGTTCCTAAAAACGCAGACGGCTATCGTCGCTGACGAGGTGATGACATGGACTATCGTTCGGTAAAACAATACATATTCGACAACGAGTTGATCGAGAACGTGTTAGAAGGACTGGAATGCGAACACATCCGACCAGAACAGGGAGGACAGCTATTCGTAGCTAGGCTCCCTGAACGGTTCGGCTCAAAGAACCGGCGAGCGGTGCAAATACGAAACGTCGTCGGGTTGTATGCGAACGTCCGAAACCGAAACCTTAAAGGCGACATCTTTCAACTGGTGGCCGCCTTACGGTTCGACGATTGGGATGGCAGTTCGGAAGGCTTGTCTAGCGCAATCAGATGGCTCTCAGAACGATTCGGTATCGTCGACGGTATCGAGATGTCGGATAAGCGCGTCAAGAACGACTGGCTCAAACAACTTGGCTCGAGCCGCAAAATCCACGAAAACGACAAGCTACCGTTGCACATCATGAACCAATATGTGATGAAACCGAACAAATGGTGGATCGACGAGGGAATCTCGTACAAGACGCAAGTCGAGTTCGATGTCGGCTTCGATCTCGAGAGCAGACGCATCATCTTCCCGGTTCATAACGAGCAGGGAGATTTGATCGGTGTGAAAGGCCGTCTCGTCCACTACGAGCGAGAAGAGGATAAGCAGTTCAAATATCTCTACCTTCACGCCTGTAACAAGTCGATCGAATGGTTTAACCTTCATCGGGCGTTGCCGTTCATCGAGGAGAAGAGACGGGTCATCATCTTCGAGGGTGCGAAATCTTGTATGTCGGCTTGGTCTTCGGGGATTAAGTATACGGTGTCGATCGAAGGGGATTCGGTAACAGACGCACAGGTCAAGAAGCTTCAGAAACTACCACTTGATACCGAGTTCATCGTTGCGATGGACAAGGACAAGGACGAAGAGTATGTCAGGGGAATCGCAGCACAGCTAGGAATGCGGAAGATCAGTTATGTAATGGACGACAATGGGTTGCTTGGCAAGCCGGAAGACAAGACCTCTCCGATGGACAAAGGGTGGGACGTCTTACGGACACTATTAAAAGAACGGAAGACGTATCGAAAATCAATCACATCCAAAGGAGCTTAATACTATGAAACTCAGCAAACAAGAACAGGCATACGCACTAGCGTTGATCGAAGAATACGGGGCGACGTTCGACTTTTACTATCGGGTGGACTGCAATTTAGAAGAGCATCATCGACGATTCGACGAGGCGACAAGAAAAGTGAAGCTGATGGACGCGATCAACGACGGTGTAAGGTTTGAGTTAGCTGAGAAGTTTAAGCAAAACTTAGATGAGAATGAAGAAGTACATACATATACAGAAGACGAGATGGCGAAAGCATATGCTGAAATGGGCAGTCTCGAGCAAACAGAAGATCAATTATGGGGAGCGGTGTCGGTTGAAAACTGAACTGGCTAAAAAGATTTTGGAGAAACGGGGTGTCGATGAGTCGTTCTTCGTCTATGACGAGAGCGATATCCTCGACCCTTATTCTCTTTTAAACATCAAAAAGGTATGTAAACGCATCTTGGATGCAATCAAGAAGGGCGAAAACATCGGGATTTCTGCCGATATCGACCCGGACGGGGTGACGAGCGCGGTTTCGATGCGAAAAATCCTCATCCGTCACGGTCATCCGCCTAATAAAATCAGGATTTTAACACACGATCGGTCGCTCGGACACGGTGTAAAACACCAAATGGAGTCCGCTTTTGACTTCTCAGAGCTCTTAATCATCGTGGATTCGTCTTCTAACGACGAGTTTGAGTGTGAGGAGCTGGCCGATTGGATGGATGTCATCATCCTTGACCACCATGAGATTGAGAACAATAACGAGTTCGCGACCATCGTCAACCCGATGCAACGGAAATGCGGCTACACCAACAAACGTGTGAGCGCAGCGACCATCGTGTACCATGTCGCTCAGGTGCTCGACGATATGCAGGAGACATACTTTGCGGACGAGATCATCGATATGGTCGCGCTTGGCATGGTGGCCGACGTCGTTTCAGTCAAAAAGAAGAGTAATCGTGCATTAATATACAAAGGATTGAATAATATTACAAACATTGGGCTTGAAGCGCTCGTGAAACTGAAGAATCAGTTCACCGAACAGCTCAAGACGAGCGATTTTGCTTTCAACGTCATCCCGACGGTCAACTCGGCCTTGCGATTTAACGATCAGGACTTGGTGTATGAGCTCTTTACGACGGAAGACGAGTACGAGGCGAAAAAGATTGCGAAAGAACTGAATGACCGTAAAGAGGCGCGTCGAGCAGAGGTTCAGGCGTTCGTCGAATCGACATCGATCATCGTCAACAGCAATGTCGTGGTCGGTTATCTCGAGAACAACAACGGAAACAGTTCGATGAACGGTCTCGTGGCTCAGAAATTAGCCTCAGAATACAGCAAGCCGGCCATGATCCTCAACCCTAGTCATATCGAAGGGAAGCTTGGTGGGTCACTCAGAGCGCCAGGAGACTTCGATTTACGGTCATACTTGGCTGACAGCGGACTATTCGACTATGTGTTAGGCCATGCGAGCGCTGCCGGGTTCCGAATGAATAGCGAACTGGTTGATGATTTACGTGATTATATCGAGACGAACGAGATCGAATTCGAGGTCAGAGAGGCGTATGACGTCGAGGTGGAAACACTTGTCTCGGCAGAACTGACGGACATTGAGGAGATCAACCGGATCACGGGTGCTGGATTCGACTCGGTGACGGTGAAGTATACAGGGTACGTCGACAAAGCTGAGACGATCGGCAAGACGGGAGATCATCTCGCGTTCATGGTCGATGACATCAAGGTGATGAAGTTTTATGTAAAAGATGACGACCCGATTCGCTCAATCAAGAAGGGTGACACGATTTCAGTGCTCGGTATCCCGTCCATTAATTCGTGGTACAACTTCCAGAAGCGTGAAAAAGTCTACACGAACCAGATTCTAGCCGAAAAGGTGGTTAAGGTATGAGTGACGACAAGGTATTGAAGTGGGACAAGACATGGATGAACTTTGCTATCGATATGGCTGATACACATTCGAAATGCGCTTCTCATCGAGTGGCATGTGTGCTAGTCAAAGACGATAAGCCGATCTCGATCGGTGTGAACGGGACGATCCCAGGCGCTACGAACTGCAACGAAATCTTCTCAAAAGTGGACGGTGTTTGGCATACGAAGGTCACGATGACGGATGACTTATATCGCTGCGATGATCAACTGGCGCACCACAAATGGTCAAAAGAGAACGAGATTCACGCAGAAATCAACGCTTTGGCAAAGGTAGCGAAGTCGCATGAAAGTTGTGACGGGGCGACGGCCTACGTGACGCTGAGTCCATGTCGGTCGTGCGCGCTTGCGATGATCGCGTCGGGGATCAAGCGGGTCGTGTATCTGAATACATATGATAAGAGCGATAGTTTCGAACTTTTCCGTCAAGCAGGGGTCGAACTGAAAAAGTTAAATATCTAATTAAAAAAGTATTGTGTTATGTATTGCGAAGTGCTATTCTTGGATTAGGGAGTTAATTCCCAACAAGGATGGCACTTTTTTAAATCGAAAGGATGGAAGAAGATGAAGATTGAGAACTTAGACGAAGAGCTTAACAAGCTGACAGTAGGAGCTTTTGATTATGCCGATGAAATCAAAAGACTGTATGACTACGTAAAAAATGAAGAAGAAGCCGTTAACAAAAAGATGAGCGCTGTAGATTTAATTAGAGAAGACTTGTTACATATCTTAGAGTTCGAACCGCTCAATGCGCCGGGCAGAAGTCAGGTGTCTACAGCACTACATAAAGCATCTGTGAAGCGACGAGAAATCAAGAACAGACGCGACTTACTAAGACGTATCTCTAACCATTTGAGACCTCTTGAAAACCCTTTGAAAACAGCACTCCCACATGTTGAGAAGATTTTTGGTCGGCAAGCTAAAGCAATCGAAGATTCGACTTACACGCTACGCTATCTTAAGGTGTCTAATGTGAAAAATAAATCAATCCACAATGTCGAAGATCTTCCGGAGAACAAGGCCGACAGCTTTTACAATCGCTACAAGGGTCGTCACCATATGGACAACGCAAACGCGTTCAAGGAGGTTGTTTCGAAATGATTTCAACAAATCCAGACGTAAACGTACATATCGATACAGCTCTAGCTAAACCAGGAATGAGACGAGTCGAGAAGCTTCGCAAGATGTTGGACTCTTACTACGAAGGCAATATGATTGACTTGTCGGAGTATACGGAAGAGATTGAAGAGCTGATGGACGCATACATAGATTCGATTGGTCAGCTAGAAGACAAGAAGGAATTGACTGTCGTATTGACGTCTGTGGAAGCGGACGACGAAGCGAAAGGGTTTTACTTTGGAATGAAGTACAAGGCCAAAGACCTCAACAATGGCTATTACACGCTTTACGCCAAAGATGGCAGCAAGGCTCACTTCAGCAAGAACCAAATCCGTCGGGTGTTACGTTAATATGGGACGGATCAGAATCTCAGGATTCGAGTCGCAGTACAAGTTTACGCGACGTGTGATGGAGATGAAAGAGCGAGGATATAAACTCGTTGACATGGGCGCTGAGGTCGTGTCGATGCACATGGATACATATAACTACAACGGAACCAAGATCATGCGAGAAGGAAAAGGGTCTAAGAAACATTGGGCGGTAATGGAGCGTGTTGAAGCTTAAATCTAAATAAAAAAGTATTTTAATTAAAAGGGGTAGATTGAGATGATCACAGCGTTTAAGACAAACATTCTTTCAAGTACATATCCTACGCTAAAGAAATTCAACAAAAAGCAGCAATCTCGCAAAGACCTTCGTATGGGAGACGTCGTAGAAACGGATTATGGCGTCGGAATTGTGACGAATGTTGACAAGGACTCATATAATGTGGCTGTCAAGCCGACGCAAGATAGATATGGGTGGGAGAGCCAGTATTGTGTGGCGAAAGATTCGGTGATGCTCAGTGACGTCTCGATCGATCCTAAAAGCAAGCTGCATCGCGGGGCGTGGATGATCATCGAAGATAGTGCGAAATACATGAATCAGAAATATGAGATCGAAAAAGGTAAAGCGGTCTTCTTAGGCTTGGAATGGAAGATCGAAGCAAAACGTGAGGAGCGTCTGAGCAGACCGGGGGCTTGGGGTCAAAAGCCATATCGTCGCTATACAGGCGTCAATCCAAAGGGACAGAGCTTCGATTTCGAGTTGTGCGTGGCTTCCGGTACATATTTCGGATATGCAGACAAAGTGATGTACGCCCTCGGGTTGAATGACGGTTATATCTCCCATCTGGACGGTACAGGATGGGTGGTACGTCGACAAATCGTTGATCACGACGTAAATCATGGGTTGTGTATCAACATCTAATAAAAGGATAGTTTTAAAAGACAGGGAAACGAGGAGATTAAATGGTTTCTAATGTAGAAATTAAGCATACAGACGGAGCGAAATATCATTTTGGAATCGGGCAGTCTGCCGTCGGTTTGATGATTATGTGGATCAAAATCACCCCAAAAGGGAAGCGGAAATCTCTAGATGTAGGAGATCAAATCACTAACGATTGGAGATATCGGCAACTAGATAGCGCCGAAAGAGCAACATATCTTAATGAAAAGGTCTTGGAGATTGTACCAAAAGATGTCATTGAAGAAGCGCTCTTAAAAACTTGGGAAGAGATGAAGCCGAATGAGATTAAATTTTCAGGCGGGTTTTAAGGAGGAGAAAATGATGGATCTTAGTAAGTTTGAAAAGATTGACGGGCGCGAGGCGCTACGACGGCTGGTTGAAGGACTCGAAATTTTCACGAACAAAGGAACCGAACTTCGCTTAAACTTTAAACATAGTCAAGTTGTGAACGGAAACAGCGAGATAGTCTCATTATATTACCCTGTGAATGTAATTCTTTCAGGTGACTGGTATATCCCGAAACCCTTCGATGTCCGCCAAGCGATGCGCGACAAACCGGATGAATGGGTTGGGGCTTTTGAGAACGGTCAAGATAACTGGATTCAAGTAGGGTTTGACGCGATCAGCATGGCACCGGCTACGGCTTATCACGGTTACACAGGAAAAGTAATTGTAAACGAAGATAACCCCAACATTCCAACGCGTTCTACATTAGACAGTTGTATTCCAATCGAAGACGTACCGGCCGCCAGATAAAAACGACATTTGATAGGATTAAATTAGACTCTAAAATCTAAATATTTCAAATCAGACGATAGAGTCTAATTATAAAAACATTCAATTTGAGGTGAAAAATGAATCTGTTTATAGAGCGATTGCAAATTCTAGGACAAGTAATCTTGGTTACTGTCGTCCTAGTAGCGGTAGGTGGGATTACGGTAGGAGCAATTACGTTGGTTGCTTGGGGATTATCTCTAATCCACCAGAACCTTCCAGGTATTCTGATATTCGCAGCAATCGGGATTTACATGACGTATCAGGCATTTCTGTTGGTTAAGTGGTTGATCGGAGAGCCGGTTATGTTGGCCTTCAAAAATCGAAAGAATAACAAATAAAATGTTGCTTTTAATATTTGGTACCGACATCGATGTCGGTACCAAAAGAGGAGATAGATAAAAATGAAAAAATTGATTATTGAAGTTATTTACGACAACGGGGTCAAGCAAACCATCGAAACATCAGCCGAAAACAAGGCGGACGTTTTAGGAGCCATCAATACCGTAAAAGAATCTTACAAAGACCCTGATAAAGCGGGGTATATTCAAATCCCAGATCAAGAGAACGACTCGATTGTGTTCGTTAACCTACTCAAAACATCGAGTATCGAATTTCAGTATAAAGATCTCTTTAAAGAAGAATAAAATGTTGGATTTATGAGAGGAGCGATGTTTCTTGAGCAGGTCACTAGACGCAGAAATCGCAGTAAACGATCATGGTTGGGTTTGGGAAGAGTCTTACGACAGAAAGTTCCTTGTACCACCAGAAGGAGATCAGCGTCGAGGATGGACGGCTATGTGGGATCAAGACGGAATACCCCATTGGCTGCCTAAATTTTCCGAAGGCGAAACAGACGACAAATAAAAAATAAAAGGATGATACATATGAAAAAAACATTACTAGCAATCATTGGAGCAACATCATTAGCAGCGGTTCTCGCTGGATGCGAAACAGAAGCGGACGTGGTTTCTCATAACCTGTCAAAATCAGCAGACTCGTTTGAAGTACAGCGCCGAGTCGTATTCTTTAACGGGATTACAGACAAGTATCTTTTAACAATCGAAGGACTCTGCTCGATCAGCGAGGACGGCAAACAGCTCGAGGTGACCTGCAAAACCGAGGAAGATCGATACAAGAAACATTTCTTAGGCTTAAGCGATAACGTAAGTTACTTTGTCGAACAGACAGACGCCAAGTACGAAGACGCTTATCATTACAAAGTGTTGTTCCGACCAGAAGAGATTATTCCAGATATTGAACTTCAGTTGAGCAAATAAAAATTCTATTTTATGAGGAGAGAACCTTATGAAAAAAGGCACAGTAATTGAGTGTATCAAAACTGTCGAAATGAGAAACGTAGATGAAATTACATTTACAAAAGGCCGCAAATACACCACATACCCATACACATACAAAGATGGATGGGAGGAGCCACGGCGGGTTATTTGCGCTAAAAACGATCAAAACTCTCGTCATATTATCCGAGATGTCGTAAGAGAAGATAGCGAAGAGTTTTTCAACACACATTTCAAAGTGGTAGGCGAATAAAAATCTCATTTTACTAGGAGGAATGAACGATGGATTGGCCTACTGAAGAAGATTATTATGACGATTATAGCGAGTTCGATGCCCAGGTGAACGACCTCAAAGAAAGTTTGAAAAAGGCAGTCAAACAAGAACATGTTGATGAGATGAATCGAATTAAAAAAGAAAATGAAGAGTTGCAAGAGGTTAAGAAGAACTTCGAGGCAATCAAAGAAGATTACGCTCGAAAAGAGCGAGAGTTAGAATACGAACGTAAGGGTTTGCTCGCTAAAGTTCGTCAAGAACGCTTAACAGAATTGCTCAAGGGTAGCGAGGTCATTATGTTTAAAGCAGCAACAACATATGTCGACGCGCCCAAATGCGATCAGTGTGACGACTATCGATATATTCACTTTGAGTCGCCGTCAGGTAGAAAAATGACAGAGAAATGTTCTTGTAAAGATAGTACGAAGATGTATGTTGCAGAAAAAATTGTAAGAACTGAGTTCAAAGCAGACAACCATCGTTCAGTCCTGTGGTATAAACCTTATCGAGACAATGGAAACGTAATGGTGCTCGACGAGCAGTTGTCGTCAGATGCTTACGACAAAGTATTTAAGCATGGTGACTCTTTTGCTAAGTTGGATCGATATCGAACCATCTTTAACTTAGAAGAAGACTGTTTAGAGTATTGCAAATTTCTTCAAAAGAAAGACGAAGAAGAGAGTAGTAACCAATAAAAGATGAATTTTAGGAGGCGAAAACGATGTCCGAACTAACTGAACAAGATGTTGCTCGAGGTGTGTGTAAGCACCACGTTCTTCGACGAAGTTGTGAAATCTGCGATCTAGAGCACGAGAACGAAGAATTGCGGAGATGGGTGTTATGGTCAGCGCGGCGACTACATAAGACGTATAAAGATTACGTGTACGACGGGTTTGAAGAACTGACGGGCGTAAAGCCTGAGCGGTTGTAAGAATGAGAGGAAGAATGGAACGTGTCATATTAAAATGTAGTGACGAGCAGAAATACGGATTTGAATCCGCTATTGCACAACTCGGGTATAAGATACTCGAGAGCTGGTGGGAATCCGAAGCTAACATAGTGTTCTACGTTGTTCAAATGAAAGGAATAAAACTCTGATTTGAATGGAAGGATGATGAAGATGAAGATTGTTACGCGAAGCAACTTTGGATTAGATTATTACAAAGAGACGGTTGTTGCAGAGAATGTTAACGAGTATTACGGAACTGAAATGGTAGAAGCTTGGCATAAGCAGTACGGCAGCGAAAACAATTCAGAATACCTGGATCTAGTTGAAGATGATTACGAACTATATGACGGTGAAAAGGAGTTGATCTGATGACTATTTATGAGTGGCATATTGATTTCGAAGGTAGCGGTGGGTTGGTTTTAGCTAAATGTAAAGAAGATGCAAAAACGAAGATTATCGAACTTTACGAATTAGACGACTTCGCCAAAGATCATTTGCAAATTAAATATCACGAGAAACTTGATTACAAAAGATTAGAGAAAGAAGGAGAAGTACGAACAAGGTTTGGACGTGTTCAAAAACGTTTCTCCGTATAGAATTTCAACAATAAGGAGCTAATCTGATGAGCAAAAAGACTCACGAAGACCTAATGGAAAAGTTACGATCTATTCCTGGTTACGACGAAGCCCAAGCGAAACTAAAAGAAGGTATCGACGATCTTACCGAACAATTTCTCGAACAAGGGTTAACGTACAAAGAGGCCGTTTGGTACGCGACATCGATTGTGTTAAATGATCAGTACGAAGCCGGAGAAAAGTATGTTTTGAGGGGTTGGGAGATTGATGAGTGAGATCACGCAAGTTTACGTGGATACTGAGCCCGGAATCAATCGATGGCTTAAAGAGAATTCTCATATGGACGTAATTGATATAAAGATGGCTGCCAACGACGAAAGCGAAGTCATTATGATCGTATATAAAGAGTATGTAAGTGAATAAAATTACGATTTGATTGGAGATGAAAATTCTTGCAAAACGATACCAGAACAATCCTGTGGGAATATGAAGATCAGCTTGAAGTCGAACTGACAGACGATATGTTTCTAAACAGTAAAATCGTGAACGGAGTACGGATGTATCCCTACATAGAAGTCGGGTTTTTCAAATATTATCTCGAAGGCAATATGGACAATTAGACGAATAAAATCTCACTTTTAGCGGAAGGAAGATGAACGTGAATTCAAAAAATCTACTTACACAGAGAATGAGCGAAGAGTATGCCAGAAGGAAAGGAATATCTGGAGACGTGATTGGGGTGTTCGCAGAGGAGTTTTACTTCCTGAGCAACTTTTACAATAGCAAAATTAATTTCAAAACAGGCCAGCGATTTCTTAATGGAGAAGCTGCTTTTCAAGCTATGAAAGATCCGTCTAGGGCAGAAGAGTTTTACAACCTTCAGCCCAATGAGGCAAAAAGATTAGGAAGGAGAGTCAAGCTCAGAAACGATTGGGAAAGCTACAAAGACGAAGCAATGCGAAAGGTAGTTCTTCGTAAATTTCGAGGAAACGATAAGTTAAAGCGACTTCTCCTTAATACTGGTGACAGCTATTTAGTCGAAGGAAACACATGGAACGATAAATGTTGGGGAGTTTGCGCTGGAGAAGGGGAAAATAGACTCGGAATAATATTGATGGATGTGCGAGAAAAGATTAAAAAAGATAATTCTAAACTGCTAAGCAAATAAAAGAATAATTTGATTGGACGTGAGAGATATGCAGGTGTTTGAGGTGTGGTTCAAGGACAGCGGGCATAGTCTTTATGCGAAATGGGAGCAAGACGAAAACTATACGGTTCTCTACAAGCTAGATCCTGAAACCGACAAAGAAGTGGTGAATATGTACATCCCAACGTGTCACATTGAAAAGATAAAACCGAAACATATAAGAATTTAATATCTAATTAAAAAAGTATTATTATTTGGTGGTGTTGTGTGTTACTATAAACATGTAGCATCACCAATTTTTAGGAGGAATACATATGATCGATTTGAGAAAACACGAAAAAGTTAGTGGTATCAAGGGTATTCACGCTCTCTTGGATGGAAATCCTATCTACGATCGTCACGGCAACAGATTTGAGTTTGACAAAGAACACGGAACCGTATGGTTTTATAATCAGTATACGGCGCACGAAGATACGACGTCTCTCTCTTTACTTCTTCTTGAAGACTGGTATCTTAAAAAGCCATTTAACGCGCAGCAAGCAATGATCGACAACCCTGACACATGGGTAGCGGCTTACGAGACCGATGAATGCAAACACTGGTACAAGGTCGGGTTTGAGCTAGAGACGATGTCCGTGGTTACTTTGCCTTACGAAAAGGATGAGAAAGTGACAAGTAATCACGTTGGATACCTGGATGACATTGAGCTTGAGGATATTCTGAAGAAGTGTATTAATATCGAGGACGTTCCTGAGTCTGCTAAAAATCATGCTGATTTGTTTAAGAAGAAGAAATATGTGTCACCCGCATTATTGTGTTGGTTTAAAGACACATACAAACACTTGAGCGACGAAGATCTCGATAAGGTTCTTTCTGGAATTGTGGAGTACAAAGACGACAGTATTCCTGTTGAGTTTGTATGTGGAGCTGTGATGATTCCGTACACCGGACTTTCTATGCCTCAGGTGAGGTACAAGATACATGAAGAAACGGCAAAATTATACGGTATCCGAGAGGAATTTCCTCATTTTGCCGATGATAGAGGTGTGCTGGTGATTAAGTATAAAACACCGCAAGACGTATTATAAAACGATGATTTTAGGAGGAAGATGAAGATGGGAACGAAAAAACGAGGACAAGTACATGTAATGCTAGATATCGAAACTTTAGGTACGGAGTCAGACACTTTAATCTTTCAGATTGCAGCATCAAAGTTCGATATTAAAACAGGTGAGATCCGCGAGAACTTCAACGTAATTCAAAACATTGATGAAGTTAAATCGGCCACAATCAATCCAAGTACATTGTTATGGTGGCTAGAAACCAACCCGTTGCTTTTGCGAGATCTGCTGGCTAAAAAGGGTGGCAAGGTTTCAGACGATATCTTGCTCGAATTCAAAGACTGGATCGATTACATTCAAGGAACACTATATGACGACGTGTTACTGTGGGGGAATGGCGTGATTTTCGACAACCGATTCCTGCGAGAGCAGATGATTGGACGTGGATATGAATATCCAATCAAATATAAGAATGACCGCGACGTTCGGACGATTTTGCATTTGGCTGCGGAGAAGATGGGTGTTACTGAGGTAAGTATCAAAGAACGCTTGAAAGACGATCGTCTTACCGAACATCACGCACTCGACGATGTAGAAGCTCAGGTTAAACTGGTTTCGTATTGCTATAACGTATTAATGGGCAAGTTATGAACTGTCCATTTTGCGAGATCAAAGAGAACAAATATCAAGACGACCTGTTTCGTGTGATCAGAGATCAATATCCGGTGTCGCCTGGACACAGCTTAATCATTCCTGTGCGACACGCTGAAACCTACTTCGATTTAACCGAAGGAGAAAAGGTGAAGATTTGGAAGTTGGTTGATCTAGTCAAAAAAGAATTAGAAACAGAGTTTGGGACAAGTTCGTTTAACGTAGGATTCAATGTGGGTTCAGTCGCAGGACAAACTGTACCACACTGTCATGTCCATATCATCCCGAGATTTGAAGGAGACATGAAAGATCCTCGAGGCGGAGTACGGGGCGTAATACCGGAAAAACAAAAATATTAAGGGGCGATTTAGATGAAAAAGTATATTATCGAAGACAAAATGAGTGTTCAAGGGTTGATGGACGAGCTAGGCAGAATGGATGAATTACACGCCGGAAAACTTGTTCGACACGTAAAGACTAAAGGAGTTTATCGGATTAGCCACTTCAGCGTACTTAATCAGAACGGGGGTTCTGAGTTGGCAGTAAACTATCATCCTTTTGTCGAAGTAGGCGGTTACGACATTACATCGGTACGTCATACTCGATCATGCGAAGAGTTTTTTGATGGGCGCTTTGAGTTTTAAGTAAATAAAAAGATAAATTTATCGGAGGGACAACGATGGAATTAACAGTAATTTATATCATTTTAGCAGTATTGATCATTGGTTTATCGGTCGGAATCTTAGTTGGTCGTTCTGTTTTTCCTAAAAAAGAACAATACTATGTCGTAGATGAGCCACCAGCACAAGAGCGTACAGAAGCAGATCGTTCGAAAGATGAATTTAGAGAAGAAATGAACCGACGGAAAAACCGAGTAAAAAACTTAGGAGTTTATATGGCACGATTTATGCAAGCTATTGATAGTTACGACCTATCGACAAATGGTAGAGAGTTTGAGGCGCTAGGATATACAAATATGTTTATCAATCACGGGCATAGCGACAGTTTTGCTACATATATCTATAAGAACAAGCAAAAAGAAATGGACGAGTTATTAAACGATCATTTCTGTAATTTTTCTTCATGGAGCTTCTCGAAGAAGGTTTTTGAGGAAAAGGCAGAAATTATTATCGATTTAGCCAAGTCGATTGTAGATGGCTATGCGGCTTACAGTGAAGAAAAAATGAAATCAAAAATCAAAGAGGTTAAAAATGAAGTTGTTTAAAGAGCGGCTAAAAATATCGCTGCTAGGTGTAGGACAATTTGTCTTAATGATATTATCCTGTCTCGCTGTCGTCAGCGTTGCGATGACCATTGTGGTGCTCGTTACGATCTACGCGTGGAAAGTGGTTGTCTTTTTGATGTGGGCGGCAGGAGCAATATTTGCGCTAATAGTTTTGTTTTTAGTGACTTTCTACATCTATTGGCAATTCATTGAGCCGTTTAAGAAATAAGAAGAGTCCGAGAAAATCTAGTTTTTAACGGAGGAATCATGGAGAAATTTAAAGTTGTTGTGGCTGGCGGACGTGAGTTTGACGACTACGAGCTGCTTAAAAAATCCATCTCTGGCATCCTAAGAGGTCGATTTAAGCGTTCTGAGGTTGAGATAGTGTCAGGAGCAGCCAGGGGAGCGGACGTACTAGGAGAACGATTTGCTAAAGATATGAGGTGTTCGGTTAAACGCTTTCCGGCGAATTGGGACATAGGCAAGCAAGCTGGATACATACGTAATAGCGAGATGGCTGACTACGGAGATATGTTGATCGCATTTTGGGATCAACAGAGCCGTGGAACAATGCACATGATCAATCTCGCAAAGAAGAAGGGTCTAGAAGTACACGTTGTCCATTACGAAACATGAGGTGGCATATGCCGAAGCTAGTAGTAACACTTAAGAACGGCAAACAGGTCGAGTCAAAAGAATGTCCGTTTATACAGGCTATTATGTGGCGCACAAGGATATTAAAAGGGGAGACGATCAAACTCCCTACTTGTGACGGCGCGATACGTATAGACGGTCGTTCGGTGGCCTTCCCGTCGGTAGAGGATTACATATTGTTAGAAACCACTCAGGCCGCTTTCTGTATGATGCTCGAGCCCTACGTCCACTATAAGAACGAGAAGGGTCAGACGTTTCAGTACAGCGAGGTCACAGGAGACTTCGAGAAAGCAGAAAGAAGAGCAAACACAGCGGTCTATTGGAGAGTCGATGCGTTACCCGATAGCACCTGGACGAGATTAGGCAAAGATACAATTATCAATAATTTGACGGTTGTGTGAGTAGATTGATTCGAGTATATTGAAAACATAAAAATACAGAGGAGCGATGACGATGAAGGTGGCGGATAAAGAGTCGTATATGAAAGACGAAATTCGGCGTATGATTCAGGAGAGCGATGATCTCGCTTGGCAGCGCCAGCAAAACTAAAGAAGAAGCTCTAGATGACAGAGCTATCGATGCTGTGTACGGGTATTTCATCAAAGATCAGAGCGGAGATACGCTCGAACAGTTCACGAAAAGCTTCTTCGGACTATGATCAGACAGGCTGCCAATAGGCGGCCTTTTGTATGATTAAAAATAAATAAAGAAAAGTGTTGTATATCTAATTAAAAAAGTATAGAATCAAATTAGGAAGTAAGAAGTACATATCTAATCAAATTGACGTTTTATCACACAGAGGAGGAATTGAAATGGTTTATTTTGAAATCGTAATGACTATGTTTCTTGCAGCTATGTTTTTGTTTCTGGCATATATTATGATGGACGACTTCTTGAGTTGGACGGGGTTTTGGGATCGGGTTCTCTCTGGGTCACTTTTATTATTAACGGGTTTACCAGGAATCGCTTTGTTTATAGCTGCTACGCTCGATTTTTTTACGGCAATCTCATAAATTAGGAGTTTTAGGAGGCTAAAAAATGTCATTAGAAGCGGAAGTTATTGAGGCAGTACGGAAGCGGTTGGAAGAAGAAATGGAGAAAGCGGAAGCTGCGTTTAATTCCGCAATTTTCGAGCATGACGAACACTACGAAAGCGGACGCGGAGCGGCGTATGATTTCGCGTTACAAATTATCAAAACAGAAATGGGTCGTCGTGGCTTAAAATAGGTGTGACGGGCGCTGACGGAGGGTTGGCGCTTTATAAAAACTAACTTTTATAGGAGGTGAATTCAATGGGGAGAAGAGTTTTGATTATTAAGACTGAGACGACTAAAAACGACCCCCTGGTCAAAAGGTTGATTGGAACGATATGGCCTTCTTTTAAACTTAAAGGTGCAGATGTTGTTATTCCAACATGTGGTGGAATCGTCATTAAAGACGGCGAGTATGAGTTTGTAAAATAAAAAGTGACATTTATAGGGGTGATAAAGTGAGAGTGGTTGATTATTTGATTGAGTTGTCACCGCAGTTAAAACGGAAGACACGGCTCGATATTTATCCGTTGTCTCTTGAAATTATTAATATCCGAGTAAAACGAAACATGTCGCAAGAAGAATTGGCAGATGATCTTGGTATTGAAGTGTCCGCTTTAGCAAAGTATGAATTCGCTGATGAACAATATGGTATAGATGAGTATAAGATGTTTCTAGAAAGACTTAAATTATCCGAGAAAAAGTGACTTTATAGGAGGTGGCAAAGTAAGTGAAACAAACATCGCGAGTACAATGCCCGAAGTGCCAGAAGTTTCAAGAAGATATGATTTATGATCTAGTAGAAGCCGGAGAGATGGAGGGTAGTTTTGAAATGGAATGTGAACATTGCGAAACTGTCTTTTTGGTAAAATATACGTTTAAGCCATATGTAGAAACAATTCAATAAAAGGAGCGGTTCCTATGACTGATAGAAAGACGGAATTATTAGTTGCCTGTATGCAGTTGCTAGAGAAACAAGATAATTCCTTCATTGTCCTCGACCTACTAACCGAAACAGTGCGCTACGACGGCGCTGACTGCGATGGATATTGTCTTTTAGAGGACATCAAGGCAGAATTAAACCTCGATCAAACAAATATTTGACCGAGAAAAAGTAAATTTTATTAGGGAGATATTCTATGGCTAGAGCGATAGATGTGGCAATGTTTCTGGTCTATTTAAGAGACGTAGATGCGATAAAGCGCGGGGATTATAACACTTTAAGCAACCTTAAACTGCAAAAACTCTTGTACTACTGTCACGGAGGACATTATCGTTGGGATAACGAGCGACTGATAAGCGACAATGTCTTCGAAGCGTGGGAATATGGGCCGGTAATTCGAACGATTTACTATAAGTTGCGACACACTTGTCAAAACGATTTGCCCAATTTAAAGCAACTCAAATGTCGCGACAAATATAGAAATTGGGAGCACTATGAGAAAAGTCTGAGTGTCGACGAACGTGAAACCATCAAAGTTGTTTGGGGTCAACTAAAGAATCAACCAACCTTTGACCTGGTTAGCCAAACTCAATCTGAACCGCCGTGGAAAAAAGCAAGAGATTCAGGAATCCTCTTTTTGTCTGATCAAGACATCAGAAATCATTTCAGGGAGGATATCACGGTCGAACCAATAAAAGTTTGATTTGATTAGGATTAATGGCCGATTTTCGACCTACATACCAAATAAGAAGAAGAGGGTGTCAACAATGGGCAATTATACTGGCCTTCGGGTAAAAGTGACGGTAAAAGAAGAGTACCGAAATATGATTAAAGAGATTAACCAGGATGGCTCTTGGTTTGATTTTGTAGATAAATATCCGTTCTTGAATGAATACGCACGACTTTATAGAGCAGAATTTATCCCGAGAGGAGCGATCGCAGCGTACCTCCCGGATGATTGGGAAGAGCCGATTACAGGATTTGGCGCAAGCAAATATCCTATGTATAAAGCGACCGACGGTTTTGAACGCCATATAGATTTAAATACTGGCCTATGGTCGTTCCAGTGTAGTTTAAAGAACGAAAACAATGAAATCGAAAAGTTCTTCGAAGACGTTTTGTGCAAGATTATTGAGTCATCTGATCACATCGAATATCTGTACGAAGCGTGGAAAGAAAGTGTGATGTATGAGTTTTTGGACGGAAAAATTATAAAACGAGGTTGAATCCGAGGAAAGTAAATTTTTATAAGGGAGATGATTTTGAGTGAATTTTGAACTGATTGAAACGCTGCCAACGGCGAGAATTTACAAGTTTGACGAACTTTTGTGTTCGAGTGTTACAGGTAAAGAACTAGACAATCCAACAAACTACGTACTCGTATCGGACGCTAAAACACATATAGAACGACTTGTATTTCCTGTCTATTTGCAAGATGGGTTTTCTGAAGACGACATCCTGAACAAAACTCCTAACGCTTTACGCGTAGACTATTTTCAGATCGCAGGAAAGATGACGTTGATGATCGAAGGCGGAGACCCTGGTAGCATCCTGCCAGACGAAGATTATCTTAATCAACTAGTATTCGCGAACAGATAATAAAAGTTTAGATTTATAGGAGGAATGAAGATGAGTTATATTAGAGAAAAGTTTGGTGTCAATCTTAAGCAACAGATTAAAAATTACTTAACCGAAGAAGGCTTTAAGCCATATAACGAAGTCAATCAAAATGACATGGAATTCTTTGCTCAGAGCGAGCAATACGACGTCAAAATCGAAGTGGATTTGGATGATCAGGAAATTGAGTTTTATGTCGACTACCGTTATGGCGGAGGTACGGTGGTGGATGCGTCTATATTCTACAACAGAGATTTTGATGACTTTGAAGAAAAATATAAAAATATTGTAGATCAAGCATCATTTTGGATGGAATAAAATTTAGATTTGATTAGAGAGAGGAGAAATCTTTATGGGGGTTGCAATATTTTTAGTCGCTTTATCTCTATTTTTGTTTTTGTCTTTCGACTTCATATTTTGCGATTTCGAGTTGACGGGAAGTTTAATCGGAAAGACTTTCTGGTCGTTTAAAGGAATTTTTATAGAATATTCTACATACGAGGTGTCGAAGGCCGAATATATGCCGAGCATTTACGGCGGGTATTATCGAGTGGTTGTGGAGGAGGACGGGGTAAAAATTCCAATCGATTGTCCTGACAGCGTAGCTAGAAAGCTATGCGACATCATGGCTCTTAACAGTAAGGGTTCGAGAATCTCAGTAAAAGCGAAAATCGACCATAAGAGATTGAAGATGGTTTCTTTGAAGGGGTATATGGTCAAACAATAGGAGGATTGATACATATGAACACATTTAAGTTTACGCTAAAGCCTACATTGAAGTTTAAAGCAATCGAAAAGATTGAAGACATTTCTGCTGCTATCGAACACGGAGAATGCTTCTATGACGATGACGCTATGGAAGAAGTTGAAGACCAAATTTCTGACCTCCTAAAACTAATGAAAAAAGTACGAGAAGAAAATCGCCTAATGGACGAAGAGGAGGATTGATACATATGGAATACTTTACAGCAGACCTACATTTCTGCCATAAGAACATCCCAAAGTTCGAATCAACACGTACTCAGTTTATCGATAACATCGAACTGATGAACGAGACGATTATCGAAAACTGGAACGCTGTCGTGACAAACGAAGATGTCGTCAACATTATCGGAGACGTTGGTATCGGAGCTCAAGCAAAAATCGTTGAGTGTGTTAAGCAGCTAAACGGAAATCTTCGATTATGGCCGGGCAATCATGATCACGGTAATTTACTCAAGAAGCTCGAAAGCGAAGCTGGCGTCGAAGTAATGCCTTACATGACGAAGATCAAGACTCACGGCGTTGTGGTGTTCGTGACACATTATCCGATGGACATCGGGGAGCGTCCAAACTTGTTTAACATTCACGGCCACATTCATAGTGAGCCAAGCCGTCTACGCAATCAGATTAACGTGGGAGTCGATCAGGATTGGGGTTTGCCATTCGGACAACCGATTCCGAAAGAGATGGTTGAGGAGCGGATCTTGAAGGTGTCTGAGGTGTTGTGTCGTGAACGAGAATTATCGGTAAAAGAGTCTGAGCAACCTTCTAAAGTGTTTGTAGATTGGTTTGAAAAACGCAAAGATTTAAGCGAAAAATTCTTAGACACTCCGATTCTGTCTCGCAAAGAAAGGATCGTTCGAATCTTATGGCTTTGGTACGACTATCATACAGAAAAGTTCGATCAAACGCTTCTCCATGATACATTCGGCAGATTTGGGGAGTCGAGAGTAATTGGACACGTTGATCAAATGAAGTCTAACGGGTACGCGCTTGATAAGCATCGTCGAATGATGAAAACTGCGTACTTGTATGGTGTAACCGAGGAGCAAATGTTCAAGGGGAAAATGTCGAGCTATCGAGCGGTTCACGTAGATGAAATGTTCGAGCAGTATGAAAATATGGTTAAACGCGAATCAGAGTTGTTTGAAGATATGAAGTCAAGAGGGTTATAAAACTTTCATTTGATTACTTAATCAATTACAAAAGTATTTTAATAGATATATACACACTCTCCCTTTGATGATATAATTAAGTCAAATATTAACAAGGGAGAGTTTTTATATGAAAAAAATGCTAGTTATTCTAGGTATTTTGATTATTGTTGGGGCAGGGATTGGTTATACAATGATTTCTGGCTCTGCGAGCTCCGAAATACCAGCGGATCGATATGGTAAGTTTGAGACATTTGAGGCTGATGACCGCGAACTGATAGAGTATGTGATCGAGTATAATAAATTCAACGAAGAATTAAAGACTCTAGATTTAACATATGCTTTCATTTTAGGTTCTGACGACAAACTGAATCAATACGAACTAGCAATGTCTTACGTCGAGCTCTACACAGAACTCCAGGGAAAGATCTATATCTTCAACAAAAATAACAAGGTTCCATCTGAATATAAGACCCTACACGAATCATTGATCAAAGAAATCGGAATCGCAGATTTGATCACAGAAGAGTACGAAGATGCGATCGAGAACGAAGATTTCTCTAAACTAGAAGAATTAATGAAAATCTCTAGCGATGCTCGTAAAGATGGGTTGGCGTCGACAGATCGTATAGAATATTTTGAAGATGTGAATGAATTCATCCTTAAAAACTGAGACCTAAATGGTCTCTTTTTTGTCACAAGAATGAATTAAAAAAGTATTGTTGCTTATTATCATGTGTGCTACAATAAGGTTGTGCAATAAAATATCTATTTTGGGAGGGATTATGATGACAAAAGTGGTCTGTTTGACGGAATTTAGAGGCAGAAAGTTGGCCAGAGACCATAAAGAGCGTGAGTATCTGACAAATCTGACGCGAGAAGTCTTACATATGATTCAAAAAGAGATGCCAAAGCGAGACAATCCGACCGCAAGTGTTTGATTGAAACGCCGTCTAAATAAAAAAGTATAGGAGATGTTTTATTTGTTTGAAGCGATCGATAGAATCATCAACCAAGCTGACAAAGACGTAACGAACGAGAATGCGAACGTGAGCGGATCAGAACCACAGGGGATCATGGCGATCATGGCAGGGAGCGTCGGGCAAGAGTATGCGCTCGAGAAGCTTGTCGATAAAGACGTGGCTGAATTACATCGTATGGGATATCTACATATTCATGACCTTGATTACTATCCGACAGGAACGACGACATGTCTTCAGATTCCTGTCGGTAAATTATTGAAGGACGGATTTTCGGTGAAGGACAGCTTCATGCGAGAGCCAGGGAACATCACATCGGCCTTTGCGTTGGTTGCGGTTATCTTCCAGATCCACCAAAACATGCAGCATGGCGGGCAAGCTATGAGCGCATTAGACGTAGATTTAGCACCGTATGTCACAAAGACGTTCGACAAACATTATAAGTGGTTCGTTGATGCAGGTTTATATAAACACGAAGCACTTAGCTTGGCTAAAGCAAAGACGATCGACGAAACTTATCAGGCTGCCGAAGCATTTGTTCATAATATGAACTCAATGACATCTCGAGGCGGAGGGCAAACGGTGTTTAGTTCTATTAACTTTGGCTTGGGAACTAAAGATGAAGAAAGAGCGATTTCCTTCGCCTTGTTACGTGCGATGAAGAATGGTTTAGGAAAAGGCGAACAACCAATCTTTCCAATCATGATTTTCCAGCTTAAAAAAGGTGTGAATATGTATAAGGGAGACCCAAACTATGATTTGTTCGAAGAGTCGTTGTCGGTGACGGCAGAACGTTTCTTCCCGAACTACGTGTTCCTGGATGCGAGTTTCAATGGCCGTCATTACGACGCAGATAGACCCGAGACATGGGCTGCATCGATGGGCTGTGTGGATGGAAGTTCGGAGATTGTTACAGACAAAGGAAGAGTGAGCATCGAAACGCTATTTAATGTTTTAGAAGTAACCGAGGGCGCTAAATGGCAAGCTCAATCTTGTTATATCGAACCAAAAGATCAACTCGTCTTCGATTCTATTGCAGGACGCTTCGTGAAGGTCTTGAAGGTTATTAAGAACCCCGATCAAGCAAACTGGTTCAAACTAACTTTCTCAAACGGAATTAGCATCTATGCTACCGAAGATCATCCTTTCGACATCGTTGGCAAAGGCAGAACTTTTGTGAGCGATATCAATGTGTCTGACGAATTCTATATTTCAAAGTTCTCTAGTGACAAACGTAAGACAGTAAAACTTACGGCTAAAGATAACTTTGGATATCGAGGTAAATTCAGCTTTGATCTTGAGACGGATAGCGATCGGTTTGATGTAAACGACCTAGTCTCTCATAACTGCCGTACTAGAACACTTGAAAATGTAAATGGTGAAGCTCGCGCAATCGGACGAGGGAATCTCTCATTCACTTCGATCAACCTACCGTTGCTTGCCTTAGAGTCAGAGAACTTTGATGAATTTATCGATAACGTCGAGACTTTTACAACAATCGCTTGCGAACAATTGCATGACCGCTATCGGTATCAAATCAAACGATCTCCCGAAAACTTTGGGTTTATCTATGACCAACAGACGATGGTTGGTGCTGAGGACGTAAAAGAGAGCCGAAATCTCGAAGACGCCTTAAAACATGGGACTCTGAGTGTCGGGTTCGTCGGACTGGCAGAGGCGATGATGAGACTCTTTGGCAAACATCACGCCCAGGACGAAGAGGTGTTAGAAAAAGCACTACATACGATCGAAGTGATGAAATCGGTCACAGACAAATATCGCGAAGCGTTATCGCTTAACTATGCGGTGATCGCCACCCCTGCCGAATCATTCGCCGGGAAAGCGCTCAAGAAGACGGTCGCCCTACACGGTGTCGTAGAGGGCGTGACAGATCGCGACTACTTCACGAACTCGTTCCACATCCCGGTGTGGCACAGCATCCCGTACCGCAAGAAGTTAGAGGTCGAAGGAAAGTTCCATGAGCTCTGTTTGGCCGGACACATCTCCTATGTCGAGATCGGAGAAATGCCTTCAGGAAATATCGAGGCGATGAAAGATATCGTATACTGTATGGCCGAGAACAACATCGGATACGGCGCGATCAACATCCCTGTGGACAAATGTAATGAATGTCGTCTCACGACAACTATCTACGACGAGTGTCCGAAGTGCGGAAGCAAGGACATCAAGCGCATTCGGCGCATCACAGGGTATCTTGTGGGCGACATGGGACGTTGGAACGGTGGTAAGGAAGCCGAGGAGCGTGATCGAGTGAAACATGTATGAGAATCATGGACATCAAATTTGATTCCGTCGCTGACGGGGAAGGGGTTCGTTCTGTCGTGTTCACGGCAGGATGTCCTCATTTCTGTCGGGGGTGTCATAATCCGAAGTCGTGGAACATCAATAACGGCGAGGAGATGGATATTAACGAAATCGTCGAGAGACTTGAATACGCCGGACACAAAAAGGTGACGATATCGGGCGGAGACCCATTCTTTCAATCGAACGCACTCTCAGGACTGGTCAAAGAGTTGAGGGAGCGAGACTACGATATATGGGTGTACACGGGGTATACGTTCGACGAGTTGAAGAATATGGGGTCTCAGGACGTCGATTCTATCCTAGCTTCCATCAATGCGCTCGTGGACGGACGCTTCGTAGAAAGTCTGAAATGCCCGTTGATTCAGTACAGAGGAAGTTCTAATCAAAAAATCTTGCATCTAAAGGACGGATTAATATGCAAAACGAGCTAAAATTCACACACGATGGCGTCCAACAGACGTTGAAGCTAGGTGGACGCTTCGAGATCGACGGAGAAGCAGCGGTGATCGTAGAGTTCTTCAAAGACTTGAAGAAACGACGTGTCGAGGTGTTGACCGAGGTTGTTGACGAAGACGGGTTTACGTTCGTCCAGAAAAGCTTCGAACCGCACGAGTTTGCCGGTTTCAAGCGGATCAAGGTGGTTCCGGCGCATATCCACGAGGAAGCGGTGGCAGCCATCTGGCGAGCGAAACTATTACACGCAGAAGAGGAGTTGGCTGAGGCTGAATACGACTCGTCTTCTGCTAGTTCCAGAAAAGCATATGATTCTTTATTGAAATCAAAAAATAAAGCATTATATGAGACGTATTCTTTGGTTAATTTTGAAGAAAATAAAGGCGAAGTGATCGTTTACGGCAACGGATACAAACGAGAGTTAGTCGTTTTGGTTGATCTTAAAAACACATAAAACAAAAGCGAGGGAACAAAATGAATATTGTTGATCTATATAACGAGCAAGTTCAACCGCATTTCACAGAAGAAGAACGTATGTATAAGGGCGGAAAGTTGAAGATGAAGAAGATGTGGCATCAGACTCGCGCCGAGAAAGACGTAAGATATGCTCACTATCGATCTCACAAAGAAGTAGATATCTTTACTAAAGAGCGTTGGGCGATCGATTTGATCAAAATGTCTATCCAACGATCAAAGAAGCCGGTCGTATCTTGTAGCTTCGGGATCGACTCGATGATGGTGTTATACCTCACTCGAAAAGCGCTTATTGAACTAGGCAGAGAACCTAACGAGGTTGAAGTTGTTTGGAACAACACGCTTAATGAGTTTCCAGAGGTTCGCGCATTTGCAGAAACGATGATTGAGGCTTGGGATTTAAACATCACGATCACAAAGCCCAAAAAGCCTCTTAAGAAAATCATCGACGACAATGGCGGTATTGATTCTTCGTATTTTACCGCCCGGAAGGGATCTCGAAAAGAAGGAATGCCGTTGAGCGAACGTTGTTGCAACACGTTGAAGCATGAACCGATGAAACGAGCAACAAAAGAGAACAATTGGGATCTAATCATGGTAGGGTTGCGAGCAGACGAATCGAACCAACGTAAGTTAGCATCGTTGCGAGACGGAGAATACTTCTACTCGAGCGGTACATGGAATGGAACGATGATGTTGCGTCCTATCCTTTGGATGACAGATGATGATATTTGGGATTACGTAAAACATTACGATGTTCCGCATGTAGGCTTGTATCACAATAACTTAATCCAAAAATATCCTACCGATATTACGAAGACGGTAATGTTCCAGAAGAAGATTAAGGAAGTTGGGATCGATTACGATAAACTGATGGATCAGCAGATCCAAACAGTAAACCGGGAACAAGCTAACGTTCTATCTAAGCTTGGCTACAAAGTATTCACCCCTCGCGTTGGCTGCCAGATGTGTCCGATTCCGGTTAAATACGGATATCTTCAGTGGATGCGTACATACTACCCACGTACATATAGCGCAATGGTTCATAATCTAGGATATGGGAAAGCGTTGCTAGATATGATTCCTGACGACGTAAAGAACGAGATCCTAGAATTTACGGGTGTCGATATCGACGCCGAAAATGCTCACGAACACCTAAAGGAAATTCTGGAAGCTAAACCATGCGTGTTCGACTCGTTCAAATAATACATAATCAGACGGGGAGAAATCCTCGTCTAAATTTTAGGAGATGATTTTTATGGAAACGGTAAAAAAAGAGTTCTACATGGGGTATATCACATGGGTAGCGCAGCAATACAATGATCATAGTATCCATGTGAGCGAAAAACACGCGAAGACATATCGTGGAGAAGCAGGAAACGAGCGTCTGGTGGCAGAATCCAGTTCGATTCTCGATACATACAAGATCAACAAGGTAGACAAAGAGGAGTACGAGCGCTCTTACCATCACTTTCTGGAGATCGATGTGAAGAAGAATTTCTCTGACAAAGAGGTTTATCCGGTCATGAACTATCTTTGGTCTTATTTCCAAGAACAAGGGCATGTAAAGACGGACTGGCTGGTGTCGAACAAGGACGGATTGCTCAACATATTGAGCCTTAAAAATGTCTAAATCAAAAAGTATTTATCTATTTACTTTTTGATTTCGGTTCGGTATAATGAAGATACGAGTTAAGAAAGGTGGAATTTATATGAAGATACACGAAGAAGAGAAGGTTGATCTTCAGCAAAAGGTTCTCGAACACCACATGGGGTTGGCGAACAAGAAGTCTGAAGCAGAAAAGACGCAGAAACTCCGTACACACAACAAGATCCGTCGTGTCGGTGAGCGTGTGAACACGTTGGCCGAACTATCGATGCTCGAGAAGAGCGGTGAGAACCTGGCGACGATGTGGTCGCTGCTCGACATGATCGAGGAAGAGTTAGATATCGTCGAGGTAGAAGTCAAGCGGATGTATCTGCAATGAACTCCATCTAAATAAAAAAGTATATAATTAAATAATTACATAGTTTCGGCCGAAATATCCAAGAAAACGACTATTTTATTAGGAGGGATAAAGAGCGATGATATTAAACACACAAAACAAGATAAAGAAGATGCGAGCTTCTTACTTTTATCAAGAAAATGGCGAATCGAAATTCAATCATATTGATATTTTGATTCGAGATGCTAAGGACTTAGATTTGAATAAACTTTTTATCGATCAGATTGTAAAATCTAAGAGCTTAAAGAGCGAAAAAATCACAATTCGCGAAATACGAGAACTCTATTTGCATACCTCTGAAAACCCAACGCTTTACGTGTCTTACGAGGATCATCGCTCAATTATCGCTAAATCAGAATACGATATCAAAAATAGTATTCCAGGACGACGTTACACGAAACAAAAAGATAACGAGGGTGAATATGTCGTTATTGAGCATATTCGAGTTAAAAATGTGTCGAAAATTAAATCTACAAAAGAAGACTGGATCTATGACAACGTATAAAAAGACGAACACTGAGTCGGAAGACGTTGTGACGCTCCGTAGAATTTACGGTAATGCCACGACACGCAAAGCTTTCCTAGAGTTAGAACGACTGAAGTTCGTTGCGAATGACTATGTAAAGATTAAGGAGATGATCGATGATGGAAAACGAAATCGTAGTTGAATATCTGAATGCGAATGGTGTTCCTGGAACGGAAAGATTTAAAGCGTGGGATAAGAGTGGCAGCTTCACATTGTTGTACAACGATGTCTCAAAAGACAGCTTGCGCCTTATGATTCCTACTCAAAACATTCTCAGCTTACGAGTTATTCGTCCAGAGGATCGCGCCGAAGAGGAACGAGATTTTGTTGAGAAGTATGTCGATCAAATCTGTGATTCGGGAGCCGCAATCGTAGAAGGGTATCTCGTTAATAGAGTTACAGATTTCTTAGACAAGATCTGTAAAAAGTACGAAACCGAAAATCTAACGTCCGGCTACTTTCGAGTTTCGCTGATCAAAGGGTAATCAAAGATAAATTTTATAGGGGAGTGGATGAAATGAAAAAATTATCCGAACTGCATGAAGATACTTTTTTGTACAACGAAAATTCGGGTCGTGTGTTAACTGCCGGGATTTTGATTGATGAAATCGAAGCTGGGCAATCTTTCGAGGGTGTGCATCACACAGTGCGTATTAACCGTTATAAAGGGGCGGACGAAATTATATTTTTGGAAGAAGTCGAAATCGATGTAATCAACCAATAAAATTATGAATTTAAAGGAGAATCAGATGGGCAACAATACAAAAACAATCAAGATTGGATGCGGTAGCTTTTGCATCCCACTTGCCATCCTGTTCATTATCCTAAAGGTTGAGAACGTGATCGAATGGAGTTGGGTGTGGGTGTTATCTCCGCTATGGATTCCTTGGGCGGTATTCGCTCTAGCAGCAATTTTTACACTAGGGTTTATGCTATTAGTCGTTATCCTTAAAGCTGTAACAGGTCGTTAAAAGTCTAATTTTATTAGGGAGTGAATAGAATGGGGAAATATACGAAGAAACCGATCGCGGTTGAAGCAACTCAATACAAACCAGGCATGGAAGATGGGTTTGACAAGGTTTTTGACGAAGACCAGAATCATCCAATCAGACCGTTTATCCACACTCTTGAAGGTCGTTTGTTTTTCGACACAGACGCCTATATCGTGACTGGCGTCAAAGGCGAACGTTACGCAGTTCGTAAGGATATATTTGAAGAAACTTATGAAAAATCAAGCTCTTAAAAGGACAGTTTTATAACCTACAAAAGCGCGGTTTTATGAGGAGGAATGATGAAGATGGAACTAAGAGTAAGCTACTTACGGGCGGTGCATCAGTACGGATTTCGATGGGGTAAAGAGAATCCTCAGATTGTAAATGTCATGTGGGATAAAGATCGAGAACGATCTGTTCTTCAATTGTTATTTACAAGCGACTTTCAGGTGGATTTTGTGCCAATGCTATCTGTGATCAACGGAGACTTCGTAATCACGTCCAGCAAAGAACCTTGGCCGTCAACAAACTAATCAATTTACATACAGAGAGGCAGTATTAAAATGTTAAATCATGATTCAATTAAAAAAGTATACATAGACAATAAGCCGCGGATCAAAGAAATCATGAAAGAGATTCGTAGCGAGCTTGAACAGAAAGAGCGTGACGTAAACGCTCTTTTCCGGTGAAAGGGGGGATGCAAATTGCATGGATAGTACGGTAATTTGTAGACAAAAAACAAACCAGGAGGTGGATTAGATGGGTAGATACGGTGTGATCGCGTGTTATCAGTGCGGAGAAGATGTTCATATTGAACACAAAATCAGACTTACGGCTCCTTCGATTTGTTGCTCTCGAGAGTGCGCTGCGAAATATAAAAAATCTCAAAGAAAAAACAATATGATATGTCCGGTTTGTAGTAAAGAATTTTATTTAAAACAATATTCGGTCAAAAAAAGCCAAACACGACTCCTGCTGTTCGTATGAGTGTATGGGTGAATATCGTAAGAAAGTTTACTACGGAGACAAAAATCCAAACTACGGCAACAGAGGTAGCAAAAACCCAATCTTTAAAGGCGGACGAAAGCGAAACGGCTACACTCTGATCTACATGAGGGATAAGCATCCGTTTACGGACTGCAACAATTACGTGTTTGAACATCGATTAGTCGCTGAAAACGAGCTTCCGATGACAGATGAGCAAAAAGTTGAAATTGACGGCAAATTTTACTTGAAACGAGAATACGATTTCCATCATAAGAATCAGATTAAAGATGATAACAGGTCTGAAAATCTTGAGATCGTATCTAGATCAGAACACATGGCCATACATAGCTTTATTAATCGAGGATATACAAGAAATAAACAGATTGGGGAGAAATACAGAATGAAGAACAAAAAAGACGGACGAGGATTTGAAGAGGTTGATTTAACGTTTAAAAAGTTTGACTCAGATACAAGCCTTCCAGAACGATCAGACAAAGGTTCTGCGGGGTATGACTTCTTTAGCAAAGAAGATTTTCTTCTCAAACCGGGTGAGCAACATGTGTTTTGGAGCGATGTGAAGTCCTATATGGGCGATGGCGAATATTTATCTGTATATCCGCGATCTTCTATGGGTATCAAACACGGAATTGTGCTATCGAATTCGGTAGGTATCATCGATGGGTCGTATTGGAGTAACCCTGCTAACGATGGGAATATCGGCATCTGCTTAAAAAACACATCGGATAAGCCGTATCGGATCTCTGTCGGAGACAGAATCGCACAAGGGATTTTCCAAATGTTCTTGACGGTCGATGATGACGAACCAATGTACGAGGGTCGGATCGGCGGATTTGGAAGCACAGGAGAGTAAGATGTTAGTCGTCTTTGACTCAAAAACAGGAAACGTCCGACGATTCTGTCAGCGATTGAATGGACTCGGTGTCGAAACCGTCCACATCGATGAATATAATACCGAAGACCCCTTCATCCTGATTACATATACGACAAAGTTTGGACAGACGCCCGAAACGACGGATCGGTTCATGGTTTTACATCACAAGAATTGCAAAGGTGTCGTGTCGAGCGGAAACCGAAATTGGGGAGATTATTATGCGAAAGCGGCAGACAATCTTTCCTTTGCGTTCGGTATCCCTGTACTACATAAGTTTGAACTCTTTGGATTAAAGAGCGATCTAGAAAAAGTAAAGAAAGAGGTTGAGAAATTTGCAGACATCCCTCCCGAAGTGGATTGAATTGAATAGCGCCATCATCAAACAGGGTGGTGGTTTTGATTTTGAGAAAGACAAAGAGGCCACGAAGAGTTACTTCGTCGACTACGTGAACGAGAATACGGTTTTCTTCCACGATCTAAAAGAGAAATTAGAGTACATGGTTGAAAACGAATATTACGAACGAGAGTTTTTGGAGAAGTACACATTCACTCAGATCAAGAAGCTGTTTAAGTATGTGTACAGCAAAAAGTTCCGTTTCCAATCGTTTATGTCAGCCTTCAAGACATACAACAACTATGTATTGAAGACAAATGACGGGAAACGTTTCCTGGAGCGCTACGAAGACCGTGTGTCAATCGTCGCCCTCTATCTGGGTCGAGGTGATTTCGAACTGGCGATGCGACTGGCCGAGGCGATGATCACGCAGCAACTTCAACCGGCAACGCCTACCTTCTTGAGTGCTGGACGAGCACGTCGAGGAGAATTGGTAAGTTGCTTCCTGCTCAACGTGAATGACTCGATGAATTCGATCGGCCACAACTTAAACAACGCCTTACAGTTATCGAAACGCGGTGGCGGTGTAGCAATCGATTTGACGAGTCTTCGAGCTCAAGGTGAGGCGATTAAAGAGATCGAAAACGCAGCGAGCGGTGTAGTTCCTGTCATGAAATTGTTGGAGGATTCGTTTTCATATGCAAATCAACTGGGTTAATTCGGCTCAGTATAAATGTGGTCAATTGCTGGAACTCCCGAGTATATCCGAGTAGGATACCATCCAGAGATGAGATGGCGACCCCTGAAAATCGAGGATTGCGGAAAATCAGCAGCCAAGCTTCTTTATCAGAAGAAGGTTCAACGACTAAGTGATTGTAAGAGCAATCTTTCAATCCGAACCACACGCAATAGCGAATATATAGTCTGATCCTTATGGCGACATGAGGAGTACGGCAGAAATGACCGTACCGCCAACAATTGTTGGTCTACAAGTAACAGAATGCAACGCGCCGGTAGCGGAGCTGTTTACCTAAATATCTTCCATGCGGATGTTGAAATGTTCCTCAGTACAAAAAAAGTAAACAGCGACGAAAAGGTTCGAATTAAAACGCTCTCGCTCGGTCTGATTGCGCCCGATAAGTTCTTCGATCTGGCCGCAAAAGACCAGGATATGTATGTCTTTTATCCTCATACAGTCTATAAAGAGTACGGTGTGCGTTTAAACGAAATGGATATGACCGAAATGTATGACAAGTTGGTCGAGAACCCGAACGTCCGTAAACGACGTGTTATTGCTCGAGACTTGCTGAATGAGATTGCTAAGACTCAGATGGAGTCAGGTTATCCGTACATCATGTACATTGACAATGCGAATAAAGACAATCAGTTAAAGGACATCGGAAAGATTAAGATGTCAAACTTGTGTTAGATTCTAGCACCTTCTACGAGCGATCGTAGTCGAAAACTCCGTTAAACGGGGAAACTCTCACATGAGACAATCCCGTAGTAAAGATTCGCATATGCGATAAAAAACTCTAACGACTATCCCATTTGGGAGTACGCCATAAGCGATTGATGGCGGAAAAGCGGAGCATCTTACATAGATGATGATATAGTCTCCTCTGCATGGCGACATGTAGCAGTTCATAAGAGAACGCGTTGTTCGGTAGCGTGAATAACGGAAGACAAGGACAGAAATCTTACAAGTACAAGAAGAATCAGAGATCAACGGTTACGGAGAAGAAGACGTCATTCGTCGCGACATCTCGTGCAACTTGGCATCACTAAACATCGCGAACGTCATGAAACATAAGTCTTTTGAGAAGACGGTTTCGGCAGCGATCGATGGTTTGATCGCGGTAGTCGAAGAAACGAACATCACAGAAGTTCCTTCGGTCGCCAAGGCGAACAGCGAGATGCGTTCGATCGGCCTCGGTGCGATGAACCTGCATGGCTATCTCGCTTCAAACAAGATTATGTACGAGAGCGAAGAGGCCAAAGACTTCGCAAATGCGTTCTTCATGACGGTTCGCTACTATGCGACAAAACGTGCGATGGAGATTGCTCGTGATACAGGTAAGGTGTTCAAGGACTTCGAGAAGTCAGAGTACGCAAAAGGAACGGCTCTTACGAAGTATACGGTGAATGATTACTCACCTAAACTCGACAAGATTAAAGAGTTGTTCGATGGCGTATCCATCCCGACGCAAGAAGATTGGGCTCTGTTGATTAAAGATATTCAACAGTATGGCTTGACGGCTTCGTATCTCCTCGCTATCGCACCGACTGGAAGTATCAGTTATTTGTCGAATGCGACAGCATCGGTATCTCCGATCACTCAGAAGATGGAGATGCGAGAGTACGGAGATTCTACGACCATCTATCCGATGCCGTATATGAACGACAGCAACTACTTCTTCTACAAAGAAGCGTATGACATGAGTATGTTTAAATATCTAGATCTCATCCGTGTCATCCAGGAACACGTCGATCAAGGTATCAGTACGACGCTCTATGTGAAATCAGATATGACGACACGAGAGCTCGCACGACTCTACGTTTACGCTCACCGTATCGGACTTAAAACACTATACTACACACGCACAAAACTTCTTTCTGTTGAAGAATGTGTGAGTTGTGCGGTATAAGGAGGACTATTGATGACACAAACGACACATAAGGCGGTCAATTGGGACACGCCGACAAATGATTACGCTGAGATGTTCTGGCTTCAGAACACGAAACAAGTATGGTTTCCCGAAGAGATTCCGGTGTCGAAAGACGTAAAAGACTGGTCTCTCATGAATGAAGATGAGAAAGACGCTTATTCTAAGGTGTTAGCCGGACTCACAGCACTCGACACGATCCAAGGAGGGAGCGGTATGCCGCTCCTCTCTCTTATGATGGATGACCTTCAGGTGAAAGCTGTATTTACATTCCAGGCAGCTATGGAGTGCGTTCACGCAAGAAGTTATTCGACCATCTTTACAACCCTTCTTCCGAAATCTAAGATTGACGGATATTTCAAGTGGGTTGAAGAGAACGAATTGCTTCAACGTAAGGCAGAGTTATTCGAGGGTGTATATCGCAACTTAGAGAAAGATAATCCTTTGTCTGTCTACAAGGGTCTTGTCGCTTCGGTAGCCCTGGAAACGGGAGCGTTTTACAGCGGTTTCTACTATCCACTCCTTCTTAAAGGTCAGGGTCGGATGACATCGAGCGGAGAGATTATTAAATTGATCGTGCGTTGAATATGAAAGATGGCGCACGTAAAACCTTTTGAATTCAGGGAACATCCTAACGTAGAGACGAGGACAATCCTGAGCCAAGGTCGCATATGTGACAAGGTGCAACGACCATCTCGAAAGAGAGTACATCGTAAGCGATTGACGATGGAAGCGGAAGGCGACGAAAGTCGATGATATGGTCTGATCTGCATGGAGACATGTAGCTGCGAAAGCGCCCCTCTTAGTAGCGTGAGAGGGGGAACATTATGGATGAAAGTATTCACGGGATTTTCACGGGTCTCATCGCGCAAGACATCTACAAGAAGCTTGCCTCGAACGAACAATTGGAAGCGGATGAGTTTACGGCAGACCTGTTCGCCAACCTCTATGACATCGAGAAGCTATACACCAACGAGGTTTACGATAAGATCGGACTTGCTCACGATGTCCGCAAGTTTGTTCGATACAATATGAACAAGGCGCTCCAAAACCTCGGACAGACCGACATGATGTTCGAAGAAGAAGAGGTTAACCATGTCGTCATGAACGGTCTTAGTACCGATTCGACGACGCATGATTTCTTCTCGCAAAAAGGGAACGGCTATCAAAAAGGCAAAGTTGAAGAACTTCGAGACGAAGACTTTGACTTCGACTGGCTCAAATAACACACACGCCCCGAAAATTCTTTCGGGGTTTTTCGTTTTAGCTATTGAAATCAAAAAGTATTTTGTATATAATCAAGTTAGAACTTAACAAAGGAGCTAATACATATGTCATTAAACCTAGCAGATATGCACTATCAAGCAACGTTAGCCGATCTTTTGGACTTCGGTGTCGCCAACTCTTACGAGGCAAGAACAAAACTTTCAGATGGTTCGACGATCAACTATCGCTCGCTGCCGTTCCCGGTACTACATAACTATCGTCTGTCACACGGAGAGTTTCCGCTCACGACGGTACGTCCGACCGCATGGAAGTCGGCCATCAAAGAGATTCTTTGGATCTTTCAAGATAAATCAACCGACGTTAATTTGCTCGAGAGCAAGTATGGTGTCAAATGGTGGAACGAGTGGAAACTTGAAGACGGTACAATCGGGAAGTCTTATGGGTATCAGATTGCCAATCAGAAACGTCGTGTGAAGCACGAAGATCTGTCGTCTACATATCAAAATGAAGTAACCAAACTTGTTGGTTACGCTTATCTCGATCAGATGGACTGGCTCATCAACAAGATTGAGACGAAACCCGACCGACGTATGATCATGTCGATGTTTAGTCCTGAAGAAGAGGGCGAGAAATCGTTACAGGAGTGCGCTTACGAGACGATCTGGCGTGTGGTGGGAGACGAACTGCATATGACATTGGTACAGCGTTAATCTGTGAGCGCCTTTACGTGGTGACACGTATAGCAAACCTGTCTAAACGGTGAAACTCTCGACTGATCCTCGAGACAATACCGTACTAAATAAACCCTTGAGAAAACAAACTAAATGAAAAAATATTCTTTATATGTTATCATGAACAAGAAGGCAAAGAAGTATTACGTTGGAATTTCGTCTAATCCAGAAAAAAGAAAAATCACCCATTTTTCTTCTCTCTCTCGAAACTCTCATCACAATCTCTATCTTCAAAGATCCTACAATAAAAATGGCGCAGACGCTTTTGAGTTCATCGTTTTATTTGACGAACTAAGCAAAGAGAAGGCGTCGGAAATTGAGGTTTACACAATCAAAACCTTTAAGAAGTTTCTCTACAACATATCGAGAGTATCTTCTGGAGGAGATATTGTATCTTACCACCCCAACAACGCTGAAATCAGAAAGAAAATATCCAAAGCTTCCAGAGATCAGTGGGCAAATCGAGACGAAGAGTTTAAAAGGAGGATGTCTGAGCGCATGAAAGGTTCGAATAACCATATGTACGGTCAGACACACGACGAAGAAGCAAGAAGAAAAATTTCTGCCGCCCACACAGGAAGAAGACTAACAAAAGAGCACAAAGAAAAAATGGTTAAAACTAGACGAGAACGATATACGCAAGAGGATTTAAGTAGAATTGCTTCTGCTGCTTTAAAAAAACGATATTCCAAGCAAGAAGAGCGTGATCGAACAGCAGAAAGTTCGCGCAGAAATTGGCAGAATCCAGAGTATCGTTCGAAGATGGAAATCAAGCTTAAAGAGATATCCGAGAATCGAATCGTAAAAGTGGTTTATAAAGGAGAAGAGTACGAAGGTAACAACTATCAAAGAATAGCCGACAAGATCGGACTTTGTGTTCCTACTCTCTACAAGCGTTTAGATTCTAAAGACGAAGAGTGGTCGGATTGTTGGAGGGTGACACACGAAAAAAGAACCAACAACTTCGACTACTCTAAGAGAAAGAAAGCTCCTCCGAAAAGCCAAGCTTCAAAAGATAAAGTCGGTAGAGCGTCATCTATGGATCACGTCATCTACTTTCCAGATGGTAAAGAAAAAAAGTTTTATAGTGGAAAAATGCTTTCTGAATATCTCAGAGACTTTCATTCTGTTGGTGGTGGTACGGTGAGCAGTCTAGTTAAGACTGGTGAACCGTGGAAGCCTAAGAAATACATACACAAACACCTAGAAGGAATTGTGATTAAAAATATCGGTATGATCAACCGGAAGTGAAAAGGAGGAAATTCTCAGGGGTTTTAAATGTCTAACGACTATCCCATCGGCCTTAAACGAGGCATTAGGAGTAGGGCGCAAGCTAACGGCGTGGGTGAGAATCCCTTAAATCGAAACGGCAGGGGTCTGATAAATCAGATCGTGATATAGTCTAATCTCATATGCGAATATGAGCTGCGCAAGCGGGATTGTTGTTGCGAAACAATCCGAATACCAATGTCATCAGATTACCTATTAGCATCACAAATCAACGCGCTCCAATATTCTGCATTACTTATGATGGTCGCTCAGGTGACAGGATATAAACCAGGGACGTTCTCGCATTTCATCTCGGACGCCCATCTCTATGACAACCAGGTCGAACAAGCGAAAGAGATTTTGAAACGCTCATCTATCGACTGTAAACCACGCCTTCACCTGAACGCCTACGGCAAAAATTTCTACGACATCACGTTGGACGACTTCGAGATCGAGGACTACATCACACATCCTCAGATCAAGTTCGGAGAGATCGCCCAATGAATGTAAACGTATACCGAAATATAAAAGTAAAGTATGAGAAAAGAGGTTTTCTGCATTATGTTGCAACTATCATTGATCGCTTGCGTCGATAAGAAGCTCGGTATCGGCAAAGGGAACGACCTAATCTATACATACAAGGAAGACATGGAGCACTTCATCAAGACGACGAGAGGCCATATCGTCATCATGGGGTCGGAGACATACCTGTCGCTGAAGCGTCCGCTCAAAGATCGCCTGAACATCGTCCTCACCTCGGGCAACAATAAAGAGGTGAACGAGCGACGGAAAATAGACGGGAAATACTTGACCGACAAAACTGATATTTTATTCGTCAACTCTGTCGAGGAAGTGCTTCGATTCATCGCAAAACCGCGCCAAAAAGACCGTAAGGCTTTCGTTATCGGAGGCGAGTCCATCTATACACAGTTCCTATTGTTCGCAAGCGAGCTGATCCTTACGGAAGTGGACGACGTCCGACCTGCGGATAAATATTTCCCTGAATTCAATTGGCTTAAATTTGAGGTCGTCGAAGAGCGGTCATTAATCGAGAATGTAACCATCAAAATCTACGAAAGAAAGGTCGATCGACATGTTGAAACAACTATTGAAGAACTATCCGCAAGTGGCGTCACTTAAGCAGCGCAAACACAAGACGCATAGCGAGTTACCAGAAGCAATGAAATTAAAGGTGTTGAAATCGTGGTCTAAAGGCGGTGGACGTGTGTTGTTCTGCCGTCTGAACGCCATCACGGAGGATGAGTATAAACTTATCGTCAAGGACGTCGTCTCTGAGGCGAAACACACGGGGCGGCGGATTCAGATCTCCCCGAAAATCACCTTGTCAGAAGGGATTCTCTATCTGTTCGGTCATATCTCGGAGCGGTACAACCCTCACGGAGCGATCGATAGCCTCGGTCTGACACGCAGTATGCTTCGCTATTACAAGGCAGGGTTCGAAGACTTGTCGGGCGAGCGGGTCGAGATCCGTCTGAAGACGAAAGAGCGACAGTATTTCCGAATGATCGATACGGAATACGTCTACATTTCACCGTCGACGGGGAAACCGATGAACGTCCTTGACTCCTCTACCTTCTACTCGGACGAGATCAAGTCGACGAAGATGAAGTCGGGAAATATCGAAGCCGTACTGTTCTGCAAAGACTCGTTGCGCGAATTCATGTTATACAAGGGTGACAAGAACACACCCAAGGGTACATATGAGTTTCGGTTCGAGTTTTTGACCGACACGGAACAGCGCCAGGAGATCGCGTCATGATCAAAGAGTTGTTGAAGAATCAGGATGGCGTCAAGCGCCTTCAACAGTATCGGTACAAGTGTTTCTCGGTTCTAACATTAGAACAGAAGAAGAAGGTGTGTCGCTCGTGGATACGTGGGAGTGACGCAAAATGGATCTCGTGCTACTACGAAATCTCAGAAAAAGACGTGACGACCTGTACGAAAGAGCTTTATCAGATGGCGATGTCTCTCGGACAAAAGAACGAACTGACACGAGACTTCGTCTGCTCGGACGGACTCGTTTATCTGATCGGTGAGATGTTGAACCATTGGAGTGTAAGAGAATTGCGTAAAGAGATCGGACTTACGACCAAGCAGCTTAGTGCGATTCGTGAACGTTATGAGCTGTTGACAGGGATTCCTTCAAAGCGAACGCCCGATAAAGACCGCAATCATTTTAGCTTTGTGCGAGATGAGATTTCTCGGACGAGCCCTCATGACGGGTCGAAGATGAAGGTGCTGGACTGCCCGCTTCAGATGACGACGGAGCTCAAGTTCGACGGGATGGACTTCACGAAGGTCAAAGATTCGTACTACTGTATGGAATCATTGCGCGAATTCTTCGGATATGACGGAGACGACAACGGAAATCCGAAAGGGTTATACGAGATTCGCTACGAATACATCGATTGATACCGAAATCAAAAAGTAAAGGTGTGAGAAAGTGAATAAGAACTATGTCATCTACCATTTACATACGGATATGAGTAACGCCAACTCGACAGGAGCGGATTCGATCACGAAGGCCGAGGAGTATATCGAGAAGGCGAAAGAGTTGGGTATGAAGGCCATCGCATTCAGCGAACACGGAAACATCCTGGGATGGGTCAAGAAGAAACAGATGACCGAGAAGGCAGGACTGAAATATATCCATGCCAACGAGATCTATATGACCGAAACGCTCGAGGAGAAGGTTCGGGACAACTATCATATGATGTTGATCGCACGAAACCTCGAGGGCGTCAAAGAACTGAACAAGTTATCCTCTGCTGCTTACGAGAAGGACGGTCACTACTACTATGACCCCCGTGTATCGATGGACGAGGTGATGAATACCTCTGACAACATCATCGTGACGTCTGCTTGCCTTGCGAGCTTGCTCTGGAAGGGTCGGGTACGTCTCGGACGACAAGACGCTGCAAACCGATTTATTGCGTGGATGAAAGAAAACAAACACCGCTGCTTCTTAGAGGTTCAATATCACGACATCGACGACCAAAAAGAGTTCAACGAATATTTGGTCAACCTCAGCAAAGAGACGGGTATTCGTCTGATCGCAGGGACAGACACCCACGCGCTCGACCAAGATCATTACAAGGCTAGACAGCATTTGATGAAGGCGAAGGGTGTCAGCTACGGATACGAGGATGATTTAGACCTCACGATGAAGTCGTATGACGGACTGGTCGAGATGTTTGAGAAGCAAGACGTCCTCGAGAACGAGCTCATCTTGGAAGCAATCGAGAACACGAACGTCATGGCCGATATGGTCGAAGAGTTTGAGCTCGACTACTCGTACAAGTATCCGAAGATCAGCAAGAACTCTGAGAAGGAATTTCTAGATGCCATCAACAAAGGGATCAGAGAGCGCGGATTACATAAACTACCAAAAGAGAAACGTAAGATGTACAAAGAACGTGTCCAAGAAGAGCTGAACGTCTACCGCGAGGTCGGGGCGATTGACTACATGTTGCTTCAGAAAAACATCTTAGACTACTCACGATCGATCGGAGCGGAGCCTGGATACGGACGTGGTTCGGTGTCGGGCAGCTTGATTGCCTACCTGATGAAGATCACGGAGATGGATTCCGTGAAGCATAAGTTGAGCTTCCCACGGTTCATGAGTAAAGAGCGAATCAGTCTTGCGGATATCGATATTGACAACGAAGTCTCTCGACGTCAAGAGATTATTGATTATGTAGCGAGCATGGAGAACAGATTTGAGAACTTCTACTTCTCTGAAATTCTAACGTTTCAAACACTAAAGGCAAAAGGCGCGATCAAGATGGCCTTCAAGCCATTCGGTTACTCTGAGGCTGATTGCAACGACATCACGAGAGATCTAGACGAAACGAAAAAAGAGCGTTTTGAAAGTCAGTGGCGTTCGTTGGGCGAAAAATACCCCGAACCGATGTGGTTTGCCGAACGATTACGTGGCGTCATTCATGCAATAGGGTCTCACCCGTCTGGATTCGTCGTAGCACCCCTGCCTATCGATGAGAATATGGGGACAATCTATACTAAAGATTCATCACGTCGAGTTTCAGCAATCAATATGAAAGACATCGATGGACTCAACTGGATCAAGTTGGACATTCTCGGTTTGAGCTCAATTGAGCTTACAAATGAGGTTTGCCGAATGGCTGGTATCGAGCGGTTGACACCGGACAATGTTGATGATCAAGATGAGGCCGTATGGAGATCGATGTTAGAGTCCACGCTCTCATGTTTTCAATGGGAATCAGACACAGCTTTCTCATATTACAAAAAACTGTTCAATCCTAACACCGTATCCTTGCTAAAAGAAAAAATTGGCGACGATCTTACATACATGAATTTATTCTCTATTGGCAACGCCGCTATCCGTCCATCAGGAGATTCTTATCGAGACGAATTAGCAAGCGGGGTGACAGTTGATTATGGACACAAGGCACTCAACGACTTCCTTGCTCCCACCGCTTCTCGGATGATTTTCCAAGAACAAATCATTGAATTTCTCAAAGAGTTTTGCGGCTACTCGGGAGGAGACAGCGATTTGGTGCGTCGCGCCATTGGAAAAAAAAGGAAGGAAGATTTGGATATCTACATTCCTCAAATCAAAGAGCGGTTCATTGAGACGATGACGTCGAAGCACAACGTCACAAAAGAACGAGCGGAAGAGCTGATTGTCTCGTTCCTTCAGGTCATCCATGACGCCTCGAACTACGGATTCTCAATCAACCACTCGCAAGCCTATTCGTACATCGGATATATCAACGCCTACTTACGGTATTACTATCCGCTCGAGTTCGCAGCAGTACAGCTCCAACTCCTTGCCGACGATGCCAAGCAGGGATATATGGAGAAATCGGCAGAGGTGATCCAATATGTCGCTCAACGTGGGATCAAACTGTCTCCTCCGAAATTCGGATTCGCCAAATCGAAGTATTCGGTCGACAAGGAGTCGAAGACGATCTTCAAGGACACGAAATCCATCAAAGGTGTCGAGTCCGTCGCGGGAGACAATCTGTACGCGCTCCGAGACAACAAATATGAGTATTTTGTCGACCTTTTGATCGATATCGAAGAAAACGGCCTCTGTAACAAAACGAGTTTGGTAAATTTGATAAAACTCAACTTTTTTGACGTACACGGGCAGAATATGAAGCTTTTGGAGATTTATGACGAATTTAAGGGCGGTAAGGCGCAATATAAGAAATCGCACAAGGAGAACACTAAAAATAAGCGCCGTCAGTTACTTCGAGAATTCGAGAGTAAGGTAATCGACCGTTCGTTACCGCTCACAGAGCAAATAGTGGCCGAATTGGAGCTCCTGGGATATGTCCAAACCCTCCCAAAGAGCACCGATAAAACCCTTCTTTTAACGGTCAATATCGACACGAAATACAGCCCGAAACTGACGGTCATCCGTCTTTCCGACGGGAAGTCGCGGACGATGAAGGTATCGAAGCAGACGTTCTATGACTATCAGAACGGCGGACACGCCCGAGTGAAGCTGGGCGACATCATCCGTATGAAGCAGACGAACATGAAGAACCGCTCGAAGTTCGTCAAAGGTGAGAACGGTGAACCTGGCGAGTGGGTCAAACTTCCCGAGAAAGAATTGTGGCTTGCACAGTTTGAGGTGGCGAATCATGAGTTTTGCTAAGAAGAAAACGACAACACCGAAGGCGAGCAAGTACAAGGCGAAGAAGACGGTCGTGGACGATATCAAGTTCGACTCCAAGATCGAGTCACAGTATTACCTGCTTCTCAAACAGGAGAAGGAGAGAGGTCTGATCAAAGACTTCTCTCTCCAACCTGCCTACGAGTTGCAGTCGAAGTACGAATACATGGGCGTGAAACGTCTCGCCATCAAGTATGTGGCCGACTTCCTGATCTACCATAACGACGGAACTGAGGTGGTCGTAGACGTCAAGGGACAGCCGACGACGGACGCCAAGCTGAAGCGCAAGCTGTTCGAGTACAGATACCCCGACAAGCATCTACGGTGGATCGTGTGGGTCGCCAAGCGCGGTGGATGGATCGATTACGACGACAACGAGCGGATGAAGCGTGAAGAGAATAAGCTGAAAAAGAAAATGGAAACAAAATGAAAGATGGTGGGCATATGCTCACCATCTTCTTCGTTTAGCTTCTTCTCTATCCGCAATGATCTTATCCACCTTGCCTTCCATCTTCTGAAAGTATCGAGGCGTGTTTGCGTCCTTGTTCGTATAGTATCTCGACCGACGATAATGATATTCGATATAGTCCGAGAACACATATATGAAAGGGGTTTTCGTCGTGGCCGAATAATCCTTGATCTCTCCATACAGTGCCGTCGGGATCAGAAGGCTTTTGACTTTCCAGTCGATCTTTTTGACACGAATCGGGATCAAGGGGGGAGTGTAGTCGCCGCTCTCGACGTTTAAGGGGAAGTCGTCCGCGATCTCTTTCATAAGATCGTTGACGGGAGTACCCGAATAGTAAGAGAGCATCTTAAGGATCTTATAGTCCCGCTCGTACACCTTCACGATCTTCCCTCTATCCTTGTTTCGTCTTGCCATATCCTCTTCGGTCAAGATGCTCGACTTCTTGTCCAACACCTTGTTCTTGTCAAAATTACTGTTTAACTTCTTCATTGCTCTCACTCATTTCCTTGATCCGCAGCAACACCTCGTCCACGACGGTCTCGAAGTGGGTCATCACCTCTTTATCCCAATTGTCGTACTCCCCAAAGTTGGTTGTGTCGGGATTAAAAGACTTCCCTTTTTCCGCCGCCTTGCGCATACGGGTCTCGATCATCTTCGGCACTAAGACATTTCTGTGGTACGCATACAGGCCATGCTTGGCGTACTTGCTGATCCGTGTCCGATAAGGGATGAACGCCCGGAAGAACGTGTCGTAGTCCGATAAGTCGTACTCTCGCGCAATCTCCACCATCGTATCCTTGTTGTCCTCACGTTTGTTCACCAGGACTCCTAAGAACTGAAGGTCTTTGTTGACGTGCTGATTGATCCGTTCGGCCACATCATAGAAGTCTCCGATTCCCTCGAACGAATATGCGCTCACCTCGCTCACGACGATAAAGTAGTCGCTAGCAGCCAAAGAGCTGTTCAAGAACACGCTGAACGTCGTAGGCGGTGTGTCAAAGAAGATGTAATCATAGTCATCCTCAATCTTTTTGACCATGTTTCGGAAATACGTGAACTCATTCTTTTCGTTCAATAAAAGACCGAAATTGGCCGTGTCTTGCGAGCTTGGAATGAAGTGGAAATTGACCGTCGGTCTCAGGATCGATGGCAACAGGTCTTTTGATTTCAGACCATCGAACACGGTTGTTGCGCTCTCAGAGAATCCGTCCTCATAGAACGTTTTAAACAATGTTCGTGTCGAGTTGGATTGAGGGTCAAAGTCCATAAACAATACCCTCTGACCTCTTTTGGCGAGCTCATACGCCACGAGCAAAGATGTTGTCGTCTTCCCGGCCCCACCCTTAGAGTTACCTATCGTTAGCTTCTTTGCCATCATCTCACACCCCTAATTGTTGATACTTTTATATTACCTTAAGTTCTAACATTAGAACATTAAAAGTTCTAATTGTAGAATATATAAGATACAACGTTAGAGTTTAATGCGTCAAAATATGGCTCTAACAAACAATTAAAGTATATTATTTCAGATACCTTAATTAAAATAAAAAAAGAACCATAATGCAATTAGGATTCGATAAACCCCACGATTTCGTCAACCAGTTCTGCGTTGGGCGTGTACAGTTCTCCGTCGACAGAAGGCCAGTCAATCGCGACCAACGTAGACAAGTAGCTATCCGAACCAATGTTTGTCAGGATGACGATCAACCCGTCTTCCTTCCCGACAAACACATCAGACTTTTCGGAATGTCCGATGATCCTCCGTGTCGCCATGTATTCTCCCCATATATCAGACGAGACTTCTTTTTGCGCTAAAATCTTCATTTCATCACCTCCATTTTCAAACCTTGCGTGAAATGAACATTTCACGCAAACATACCGACCTAAATAAGCCGTTTCAATAAAACAAGATCCATACAAGCCATCCATTTGCATCGAAACCGTATGTCGTGCGTCTTGATACATAGATTTTCGTATGAGACAGGGTTACATAATTAATTATTTAGAAACCAGAAGTGGATCTTGGAAATGGATATCTGCCATTCCTAACCTCATGCCTTTATCTTTCTCAACGACAACAAAAGATGTGGATAACTTGTATCGCAAAAATATAAAATAGTATTGGTGTCCACGTATTTATATCTAATGTTAGAAAATAAATATTACAAAGTTAGAAGATAAAATGTACAGAAACCCTTTAACAGAGCCGTTTTTGTCCTACCTACACACCGACAATTAAACAAATAAAAAACGACGACTCTCAAAAGAGAATCGCCGTCAAGACTTGCATTTCAGAAATTTTAGCTATACAATTAACTCAACAACTGAATTAAGACGCAAACCTACTGTGGATAACTTTTCTGACGGCTGCAACCTTCAGATCAGAATCCTTAACTCTTGAAACAACAAAGCGTTGCAAGAATACAAGAAAAACTTTTCCTACGAGTTTTTTCTTAAATTCATTGTACCTTGCAGCGCGGAAAAATTCAAGAGAAGTTGGTCTATTAGCCATGCCTTTTTTAGAAAAAGTGCATTTTGGCATAGACCTTTTTGCGTTGCAAGGAATTGCCTGATACCTTGTCTTAAAAACTGACAGAGGCTAGTTGGTGCCTCGTGCGTCCGTACACAAACGGAATGGGAGCTACCCCTCAATCAACGGCCACATGCGATCGGAAACGATACGATCATGTGTGGTGACTTTTATCTCGAAGCGATCTCCCAATCGGTCGCTCGAGAGGGTGATAGCTACCATAAAAACGCTGTACGAGGACGGATGATGTCTCTACGGAGACGAAGGATCACACATAAGTACGTTGCCAAACATCGTAAACGAGTCCGTAATGGACGCCTGTGAGAACGGGCGGACGAAACAGAATGGACGAATCCCGAAAGGGTAGGGCGCGGAAACCGCAAGGGGTCATTTGAGTGTGTAGTGTGGTCATAGGGAAACCTTAGGATTGATTGGGCTGATACGACGGAAACCGAGCATGAAGCAAGGGATGAACCGATCAGAATCTCTTCCTTCTTGCACCCTGTAAAAAATTTTTACGGGATGCAGGAAGGAATTTTCTGTCCACCGTTTCCGTCATTTCGCTTCAGGATGATGTGTTCTCCATCGAGGTCAAGTGTTAACTGTCCCTTTGGGACAGAAAATTCCTTAAGTAATTAAGTAATTGAATGAGCGAAAGCGAATGACTTCGCAAAGCGAAGAAGAGGTTTATTAGTCTGTGCTACGAGGGATACGAGTCTAGCGAAGTCTGACGAAGTGTTCCGCAGTAGCGAGCAATGAGTGTTTGGCGTAAACGCCGAAACACGAAGCGGTAGGGGAGAGTAGATAAGCTAAGGCAGATCGACCGCTTAATCCGTCAGGATTTCAGGGAGATCTAAAAGGACTGAGATGAAGAAAAGGGAAGTTTTTACCACTGAATTGATTATTATTTACATGAGGTATCTGAAATAAAAGAGAGGTTTTAATCCATAACGCAAAAAAAATGCGGACACCCCCGAAGGAATGCCCGCTCGTATTCAATTTCCTAACTGTTCCTTGACGTCGACGATGACCTTCTCAAGCATCACCTTGTCGACGTCTACGCCGATATCTTCGAGCTTGAGACGACCGAACTCGATCAAGAAATCGATATCCTGAGTCTGCTCGATCTCGAGACCTTGTGTCTTCGCCATGTCGACGAGGAAGTCCAAGACCGCCTCCTCCTCGATGACGTCCGCAGGGACGAAACCGCCATACGATTTCTTCCAAAGCTTCGCCACCACGCCTAACACGGCCACGATACCCGTCGCGACGATCGCTAACAGGTTTTCCATGATCATTTCCATATGTAACACCCCTTAATTGATTTTTTCTTGCTCTAGCCTATTACCTTGCGAGTCTTCCTCTTCTGCTGACTCTGCCAGTTTCTCCAGAGACTCACGGTTCCGTTTCGTCCACACGAGCCAGATGCTCAAATCCTTATGTCCCGCCTGTACCATGTTCTCGAAGATGGACTGCATCTCCCGTAAAAACATGATGGCGTAAGAGATATTGCCGATCATCAGCGCAAGCGCGGAAAGCTGCTCGAACCGGTAGGCGAGCCCTACGAAGACCATGATTACGAGGTAACTCAGCAACTTCTTGCGAGTACCGATCCACATGGCCTGTGACGTCAGCTTGCCGATTCGGATCGAGTTTAGTAGCCCGCCGTTCGTCTTGGAGATCGCATAGTATTTTGTCAACAGGTCTGTCGTCAATACCCCTAACACGATCATCGCGTATGTCTGATACGAGTCGACCGGGAAAAGGATGTAAGACACAAAACCCCAAGTTATCAGCAGATACGGGTTGATGGCGAGCCAGGCCTTCAACATATATTCAGTCGATTCTTTCAAGAACAAATTTGCTTCTTTGATCATCATGGCTCACCCCTCTCTTTATCAAACCCGGATGAAGTTCGCTGCCGTCGAACGTCCATCGTGTCTTAGTGTGTAGATATCGTCCTGATCCAAGAATGACTGGTTGCGGCGCTCATAAGAGAACGTCTGTCCTCGAGCCACCTTAAACACGTCCATCGGGTTGATGGTGCTGTCGGTTCCGCCCTTCCAGATCGTCGAGTTGCCTCTGAAGCTAGGCGAGTAGTTCGGGAAGCTGACGTCCGCGTCCAACTCGATATGGGCGTGTGGCGCACCTCCGTACTTACCTGTACCACCGTAGTTGCCGAGCGTCGTACCCCATTTCACTTTCTGTCCGCGCTTGACGTTCAGACGGCTCATGTGAGCGATACGGATAGCGATGTGCTTACGTCCCTTGTGTTTCCCGTAATGGATGTCGATGGGAAGGAGCGAACGCGCGATGACCGTGTAACCCATGAGGTAATCGAGTCCCGCGTAAACAATCTCCATATCGAAAGGCGCGCGAAGCTGTGTGTCCTTGCGTTGACGGTCGACGAAGTCAGACCCGAAGTGGACGACCCCCGCCGAGCGGTAAGTCCGCTGGAACCATCGTGTGTACTCGGGATGCTTATACCCGCATGTGATCACCATATCGTTGATCGGTAGGATTGCCTTTTGAAACTTAGCCATTAAAATCTCTCCTTGTTTTCGTAGTTGTATATGAAAAAGACCCGTCCGAAGACAGGTCTCTGTTGAACGATTATTGGATCTCTTCCAAGTCTGCGATTCTGGCCTCTAACGTCTCGATGAGCGTTTGTTGCTCTTGTACGGCCTTCCAGAGTACGGATGTCATCGCATACGGGTTGACGGCCTTGTTTTCTCCGCCACGCAGTATCTCTGGGACTGCCTCTGCCAGTATCCCGATTTGTCGATTGTCAAAATTAAAATCGTCCACGTCAGACTGGTAGTAGTATTCGTATATGTTCACGTCCTTAAGGACTGAGATCGCACCGTCCTGCAAGGGTTTGATGTTTGTTTTGAACGTCACGGATGACGTCAATCTCGTCCCTTGGGCGTAAACCATCCCTGGTACGGCGATATTGTTTACGTTGATGATCGTGTTCGACGGGTTGATCGTGTTCTGATACGAGCCGCCGACACCGATCGCATTGAAGTAGACGGTAGTCCCTTCTTCTGCATATTGTGAGTGCGAGTGATATCTCGAAGCATAGTTCGAGGACACCCAAGACTCGGTCGCATAGTCGTTAGAACCGCCAGACGAGCTGTAACCCTGATCCAACACCCACTGTCTCGTTGCGATCGCATTGCCTCGCAACATCGCTGAAGCCGCGCCGTTCGTCGGATATAAGTTGATTGCCGGGGCGTAAATCGTCAAAATATCGCACGTCGTGTTGATCTCGAACTCAGACGTATAATTGTTAGACGTTCCAGAGAACGGGTTGAGTCTGATGTACCCGGAGCGTGTAGACGAGTTGTACGTGTTGCTGAAAGAGATCCGACCGTCTGCGAGTTTTGTGGTCGAAGATTCCGACCCTGATTGATAGTAGGTGTATATCTCACTGTTCGACATCTCTATTTTGTTGTAGGCGGAACCGCTCGTGATCGTCGTACCCGAGATCGTCGTACCCGAGATTGTCGAGCCCGTGATCGTATTACCGGTAATCGTTCCGCCGGTAATCGTACCTGCCGACAAAGTTCCCCCTTCGATCAATCCCCCCTGGATAAGAGGCGACCAGATCCGGTCGCTATCGAGGTACGTCGGTTTCCCGACCATGCTCTCCCATGAGACGTCCGGCATCGGTTGGCTGTTTACCCCTCCCCACGAGATGCTACCGCTGTTGATGACGATGTCTCGGACATTCAACTTCCCGTTCGAATCTACCCAGAACACGTCTTTGGCTGTGTTTTTGTTCCGAATCTTGATCCCGTCCGTCGCATTGAGCGTCACTTTCGTCTTCGAGTTCTCCGACACCAGACCTTCAGCATCATTCAACCGAATCCCGTTCGCTCCGCCCGCAATCGAGATCGATCCGCCGTCGATATCCATCCCGAACGTACCAAAACTGACGACAGGGATTCCTGCGCTGTTCTTGACGACCGCAGATGCGAGATCTCCGTTGACGACCGTCATCTGTGTGGCCGTGATCTTCTGCGTGTTCAAGTTTCCGTTCGCATCCGTCCAAAGAAGCTTCTCGAGGTTTCCGCCCTGGTAACGGGAGATGTAGAACCCTTCACCGTCGATGATACCCACCTGGTTTTTACGGTTGTCCACGACCAAGCCGAAGCGCTCGTCTTCTCCTTCGTCCGTCACAAGGCCAAGTTTGACGACCTCTTCTCCGAGACGGTTCGAGATACTGGCCTTGTTCCCGAGGATACGGAAGATACCGTCCTCGTCCTCGATCGTCAGGTTAACACCCGCGATAATCTTCCCGAAGATACGTTCCCCAACGATACCCGTAGGTGTGATGGCATGGCCCCACGTCACCCCGTCATCGTTCGTCGTCGCCAGGACGCCGTTCTGCACGACGAGATACTTGCGGTTGTCCTCATAGTCACGGGACGTCAATCCTCGTGCGCTGAACTCGGTGAGTCCTGCGACACCCCCCGACACCTTCTTCTTAACCGCGTCAAAGTTTTGTTCGATAAGGGCGTTGATCTGCCCGTTGTTCTCTTTCGATAGATCCCATTTAAACCGGTTCTCGTTGACCACCGTCGCCGCAAAACTCGACTGATACAGCATCTCGAGAAACTTGTTCGTCCCGTCGTTCGAGTCCTTGACGTTCGTGATCGTGACCGTCAGTTCTTTCGTGTCGTAGTTGCGGACGATACCTGTGATGCGCGCCGTTGTGATGCCCCTGTTCCACGGTTCCTCGATTCGGATCTCGTCCCACATGCGGAAGTCCTTGTGGCCGTCTGGGATCTCGACCATGCTGAGGAAGTCGACCAACCCGACGTTCAGGTTGATGTTCGGCTTGATGAGTTCCTTGAGCTCCTTACGCCCCTCCTCGAGCAAGTCCTTCGCTTCGACGATCGAGTCGTTCGTCCACTCCTTGCGGATGATGAAATGTGACCGCTCCGCGATCTGAGCCGGCGTGAAGTTGTTGCGGATGAGCATCTGTTCTTTCAGGAGTCCGATCTGGCCGCCCGAAGCACCCATGACGACGAACCCTAACTCGTAATAATCCGCTCCCGCGATGTCCGAAATGTCCTCTTTTAAGCCCAAAACCACCGATTCGATGACATTTTTGGCCTCTAAAATACGGATTTTATCTGCCTCATATTCGGGGTTCGACTGCCCGTTGTTCAAGGCCAGGTGGATATCGACCCGCTCCTGTGCCTGTGTGAGCTCGATGTCGAGGTCTGCGAGCATGTCGTTCTGTTCGGACACCTGTGCCATCAACCCGTCCAACTGGACGACGAGCGAGTCGAATGTCGGTGTCAGTTGCGACAGCTTCCGGTTGTACGCGACCATCGCCTGTGCGAGCGAGTCGGACATGAAGTAGCTGCTCTTGACGATATTTCCTTGTTCGTCCTCCTCATACGGATAGAGGAAGTAGGAGAAGTCCTCGATGTACGGCGACCCCGTCGGAGACACCTCATGGATCGTCAGACCGTCCTTCCCGTAGAGGGCGAGCTGTGTCACCATGTTGTCGGCGTTCGTGTCCTTCGTGAGCGACTTCATGTAGTTGCGCTCACTGATTTTCAGACCACGGTTACGACCCAACGTCTCAGGGTTTCGGAAGTGGATCAGGTACTCGGTGTCGTCGTACTCCAAGACCGCACCGAACTTCTGTGCGACCTGAACGGCCAACTCACCCAACGACCCGTCGAACGTAAACTCACGTCGCTTCAGGTCGAACTCGGAGTCCACGTCTCCCAAGCGCCAAGGTGTATCCTCGTCCCGGTCGATCGTGGCTCTGACGATCTCTGAGAGCGTCCACGACGAGTAGTCGAGCCCGTCAGGATGTTCGTTGTCGATGGTCGTGAAGCCCTTGATCGGGATGTCCGATAACGTATAAGGGTTCAACTTGCAGGACACGGATACCGTGAGGGCGTCCATATCGAAGTTGAACCCCGTGATCACGTAGTATCGATCCTTGTCCGTCTCTTTGTCGTGCAGCTTGATGACCATACGTTCCCGGATCATCTCGGCGTGAAGGTTCTTCTTGTTCTCCTCGAGCGTCTGATGCTTCAAGGGCAAAACAAAGGACAACTCGTTGAGCTGCCCCCCGTTGAATGATTCGGTCTCTTGCCGAGCTTCCGACAGCCGAGCAATCGTCGTCCGATCGGGTTTTGCGAGATAAAGGATGGGTTTGGTGTTGCGTTGCTTGATGTCGAAATACATGGCAAGCTTCCTTTCATTCTGTGTGATTTGTGTATAGAAAAAAGACCGTCATCTCGACGGCCTCCATCATTGAACTAAAAACTTGCGGTGTTGCTCCCGTTTTTTCTCCTCGGTTAGTTGACAGTAGATTTGCGTGGTGCTTACGCTAGCGTGTCCGAGTAACGCCTGTACGCCCGTGATATCGGCTCCAGCATTAAGCATGGTAGTAGCAAACGTATGGCGCAAAGAGTGAGGGCTGACATGCTTTTTGACGCTCGACTGCTTAGCGATGACAGAAATCTCACGCTGAATGCCTCGCTTCGACAAACGTCCGTGAGGTTTTCTTTCAGAGACCATCAATGCCTCGTTGTCGTCTGTGCGTGATTTTAGATATTTTTCGAGATGATACATCGCCTTGTAGCTGAAATAGACCTCGCGTTCCTTGTCGCCTTTCCCGACCACCTTACAGCTCTTGTCCTGGAAGTTGATATCTCGTCTGTTCAATTGCTGAATCTCTGACAAGCGACATCCCGTGGCATATAACACCTCGAGAAACACCCGTTGTCGATTCGTCTTGCATCCCTCACGAAGCATTTCCAACTCTTCGATAGACAACGCTTTGGGTAGTCGTTTTTCTTTTTTAGGTGACTTTAACTTTTTAGATGGGTCACGCAATATGTATTCTTCTGAAGTCAGCCATCCAAAGAACGATTTCAGTACGCTCTGTTTTCTTCCGAGCGAGCTCATTTTCAGATGCGAAAATTTAGAGAGGTGACTTCTGATGTCGGCAGTAGAGATTTCATCCGTTCTCTTTTTGACATCTTCTGCAAACACCCTCAAGTCTCTCGCATATGTATTCAGCGTCAGAAAACTCAAACCTTCTAGCTTTTTAGCTGATTCAAATAAAAATATTTTTTGATTTAAATCAGGATGAACTTCTGTGAGCGATACTGCGGTAACATTATATTTCGACACAATCTTCGACAATTCATTTTTCGTACCGTCGACATCGACCGGGGTGGCAGACGTAAGTCTCGTTATGTAGGACGTAAGTTCCGTGACAATTTGTTCGTTTGCTGTTTGCATATGATCTTTCCCTTCTTGATTGTTGTGAGTACAGACTCATCATACATCATTTGAAGAGAAAAGCCAATTGAAAAAATATAAATTGCAAAACTATTATTAACGTCATGTTGATAAGGTTTTTGTGGTTTGAAATATAAAAAAGAGCGATTTTTTAATGGTTATGTCGCTCTTTTTTATATGTATTTTAGTGAAGCATTTGAACCAATTACGACGTTATACAACAGTCCCTTGTAAGATGTTTTGGCTTTGGGTAATCGTGATGCGTTGTGTGTCTCGGTTGACGATACCTTGCTGACCGGCACGCAAACTGTACAGCCTGTTTTGGTGTATGCTGTAGTTCCCATACGTCTGATTCGTTCCTTTTAGCTCGATCAATGGGTTGACTCCTGCGAGACTCGCGGAGTTTGCTAGCCCGAACTCAGATGACATGATATCTGCGGTGACGACATCGTCAAAAATTGCCATGTACTGCAACGAGTTTCGTAAAAACCGAACGGTAGACGCGCGCTCGATCAATGTCGTCGGAACGTTCGTGTCTTTAATCGTCACGCTTGCGGTGTCGAGCGTTCGGATGCGCGCGTTTAACGAGAGGTTCCTCGCTTCTACACGGCCGATCACGACGACGTCCGTCGAAGGTACTACGATCAATCCGCCCAAAGCATTGTTCGCGTTCAAGAACTCAACGTTATCAATTCCGACGTAAGCACCTTTTGCCGCGTAGATTGACGTCCCTGGGTTGCTTGCCGTTCCGACGTCGAAGATACAGTCTTTCAATATCAGCCGGTCAGACACACGCATACTTGCGCTTGTCGTTTCCTGATAAACGCCGAAGATGTAATTTTTGAAGTTACAGCTTTTAAACTTGATTTCTCCGTTTTTGACAAGAGTCTGACCTACAGCGATACGTACCGCCTTATCTTTTGTTTTGTTGAAATTACAGCGCTCGAACTCGATGTTTTTCGACCCTTCCTCAATCGTCACTGATGACAACTCTCCGCCATTAAACTCGCAGTCGATAAATTTAACGCCATCCGTTCCGGTGTCTATCTTGACGTGCTCCGTTAATTTTAAAGCGCCGTAATTCCCATCGTCGAGCAACTCGAAATTACATTTGTTAAAAGAGACGCCCTTTACAGGGTTATTGATGTCGCCGTTCGCGATAAAGCACATACCGCCCGTTTTCAATTTACAGTCTGTAAAATTAAAGTTTTTAGGCTGTTGACCAGACGCTGAGGAGTATACTCCGATCAAAGCATGGTTCATGAGATTTGACTTACTAAATTCCAAGCTGCATTTTTCGAAATAGACGTTCTGCGTCCCTGAAAATTTGAACAACATTTGTTCTTTTCCTAAAGCGTCAACGTTTCTTAAAATGACTTTTTTCAGTTCGCCAAAGCTAAATAGTTGCCCGTCCGTATAAAAGAGCGTGGAACCATTAAACTCATAAGGTTGTTTAATACCCACGATGTTCGTCGCGTCGATACGTGCGTTGTTGTATACAATTTCAAATTCTTCGATTCCTTGGATAGTCGGCATCTTGTCGAAAACATTCAGCACACCGTCTGTGATAAGTAACTTTTTGGTAGATGTCTTTGATGCAGCCAAAGCGCCACGTAGTAATTCCGTGTCGTCTCTTTTGACAAGGGCGTTCGTGACTGTGCGCTGCAAGGCGTTAGAGATTGTGATCGTCTGCCCGTTGACCGCTGAAACCGTTGACCGCAGGTAGTTGTACTCAAGCGGTTCCATAGCACTTTTGGCGCTTCCGCCGTTTGCAATAGCGATCAAGTCGCCCGCTTTTAAATTGTGGTTTGCGCCCATTGTGATCGTCGTACCCGACCCGCTAGCTAAAATATCAACAGGTTCGTTAGGTGTGACCTTTGTATATAGCGTCATTTCCGCCAACTGAGACGCAACCTCTGACTGTTTTGCGAGCTCAATATTTCCTGATGAGCTTCCAATATATGTGCGACTCTCATCCATTGTAAACCCAAATTCGCCTACGTCTAGATTCGGTATGTCGGACTGATTCCCTCGTTTCACCTGAATCTTTCTTGCCATAAGATAAAACCTCCGTTTTATTTCTTTATTTAATTTACTTTCATCGAGACCGACGTTTTTATTTTAAAAATCCTCTGTTACTGATCACAGTATTGACAGAGGATTTGCTCATAAAAGGCCGTTTTGGTGAATTTTAACTAGTGAAGCATATGAACCAACTGTGACGAAGATTAGGCGCGGCTACCGATTGCGCCTTTCTGAATGTTCCAGTAAATAACGACACCCTCAGTAACCGCATTTGCGAAGTTTACGGTAAATTGGGTCGCGGTTGGGTTGGACACCCACATCCGATTACCCGAACCGATATCCGTCCCTGCGTTTATATAAATATCTTGCAAACGCGGAATTTCATCCAATCCATGTGTCATCGTGATTGCCGTCAACCCTGCCCAAGTAGTTCTGGAGCCGCTGTTTTCGGTCAAAAATCCGTTATTGTTTTTTAAAACGAGCGAAGCGATAGGGTTACTAGAACCCCATTGGATTTTTGTGGTTGAAATATCTTTCATATCATTCCCGACGATTGACAAATAATCAATCCGACCAGTAAACCTAAGCGCTTTTTTCAGCGAATCAAATACATTCCCCTTAATCCTTAGTCTGCCGAATCCGGTTGTCGACTGAACATAAACCCCTATAGCGTCAGTGGATGACGTCGCAAAATTACGGAAGGTGTTGTCTGAAATTTCGATAGATCCGGGGATGTCGATAAGATTAATGCCGTAAACTGTTCCTCCATCAAAAGACTCGATACCATCAAACAAGTTCCCGTTTACTTGCAAATGTTCCGCTTGTGAGGAGTATATGCCATAGAAGTTCCCGTTCTTTTTGATATTTTGAAAATAATTGTTTGATATCTTCCCTCGCGACCCCCCGAGTAATACACGAATTCCGTATTGAAACACACCTTCGATAACGTTACCTTCGGTTAGTATGTTATCGTTTGCCATGCTGATCGCCCATGCAACCCGATCTGGTTTAGTCGCTCGCAACAGATTCCCTTTAACGATTGCAGTATGACCCGCAACGCTAGCGGAAATCCCATCTTCGACCATCTGCCGATTCGCACCCTTAACGTTGATAAAACCCTGTTTAGATCCGGCGTCAATCAATGTGTTGTTTGTGATTGTCGAATACGCACACTTTGTATAAATCCCCTCGCTATCTCCTCCTTCATTCGAAACATCTTTGATAAAGTTGTTGTCGATCTTTGCATAAACTCCGTAACAAATAAAACCCTGAACATCAGACGTGCCTGAACGAAAAATGGTGTCGAGAATGTTGTTTGTGATGAAATATTTGCTTCTAAGCGGGTAGCCTACGTTGTTACCTAATTGTACCGCGCGGCCGTTCTGGATGTTTTTAATCACGTTTTTGTCAATAAATACGTGTTCCAACTTTGGCGGGGCTAAGAGGATTCCGCGAGTACATGATTCAATGATATTGTTAAGGATGAAGACATTACTTATCCCAATATTGTTAATCTCTTCTGTGCTTTTCCCTGCCACATCAATCGCGGCGCTATCCCAAATTATAAGCGCGTTGCAATTTTTCACATGAACTCTTTCGATTCGTAGATAGTCGAGGGAAACGTCTGACCCACCAAAGTTTACGACCGTTCCGGCACCTTCGATTGTTACATCTGTCAAAATAAAACTGTTGTTAGGATTGAAAAGACTTTGCCCAGACTGTCCTTTAATAACTGTTCGTCCAACCCCCGACCCCTTGATGTAGAGTTTTTTATCAAACACAGATTCGCCCAAACCCGAAAGCTTGATTTCTCCTGCCGGGAGTAGGAGTGTTGACTTATCCGGAAGTTCTTGAATTGCGTTCATGAAGCTAATGGATGAGTCAACCCCGTCCGATGTTACGCCAAAAAAAGAAGCGTTGTATCCTCGTTCTGTTAAATACGTCTCAGTTTCCGCCAACTGCGTCATAACTTCTTCTTTTTTAGCCAACTCCACGTTGCCCGAAGAGCTTCCTACGTAGGTGCGTTTTTGGTCTGTCGTGAACCCCATTTCCCCGACATCGAGAGCCGGTAGGTTTGCCTGAATACCGCGTTTCAATTGAATTTTTTGTGCCATTAGAATGTACCCCCATTAATATATGATCCCGTGACGACCTCTCCGAACATGCCCCCGTTGATGTCGCTAGTGTCCACGAGCTCCGATACGGCTTCCATAAGAATGACAGATAAATCTATTCTCTCGAGCCAAGCAGATCCGTCGTATCGATAGACCTGACCTGTGTTTCGAACCATGACCGCCCATCCTTTTTGTGGCGATGGATACGTCGTCGCAATATTCGAGAACGTGTTGACCGGGTTTTGCCATGTGAACTTAGTAGATTCTGCCGCATCCATCGCAGCCTGTGTCGCTGACGTAGATGAGTTGGCCGCCGTGTTCGCTGCGAGCGTGGCCGCCTCTGCCGCCTCTGTCTGTTCGATCAGCTCCAATGCTTGTGCCTCTGTCGTCTTGAAGTAAACAAGCTCGACCACATCCCCTGCGTTCACGCCGTTGATAAGTGTTACCTTGGTCGGAGACGTCTCGTTAAAATCGACGCCCGAAGACTGTTTGACCCCCGAGACATACACATCGATCCGATCTTGGTTCGTAAAGTATGCCTTTGATGTCGTAAAGACCGTCTGACCTTGTGTTCCCACGAGGCGATCCTTACGGCGAGCCATGTTCTGCGGATGGGTCGGTGAGAAGCTATGACTGATCCATTTGTCGAAATGATACCGGTAGACGTTCCCGTCATCTTGTGTCTGCACCTGATCCCCGTGTTCGGGATTCGGATATGTGGTCGAGATCCCCGCGAACTCTGAGACCGGGTTCAACCAGTTGACGACGGCCGATAGCGCCGCCTCGTCTGCGCGCTGTGCTTTCTCTAGTGCCAGGTCTCGTGCGTTATTGGCAGACAAGACCGCTGCTTCCGCGCTTCCTTTTGCCTCTAACCCCATAGACTTGGCGTAATCGCCTTGATTCAACGCAAATTCCCCCTGTGTTTGGGCGAACGTTGCCTGAGTACTGGCCGCTGCGGTTGCTTCGTTCGTCATCTCGATATCTTCGTCAAGTCTTGCTCCAAGCGCTGCGATATGACTCAAGGTGACGCCGACCGACTCGTTGTTTTCAGCATCCCCGTAATAGATACGTTCTGCCGGGATCTTGACGACCCCTCGTCCTTTGTAGCGCACCGTGACGGTGTCTACGAGTGACGGTTCGAAGTATAAGACTCCGTTCGTGTAATCCACGTAGAAGCGAGTCCCTTCCGGTGTGTTCGTAGCTTTTTCCGTATACCCGTCCACGATCACACCGAACTCTTTGACAGGAACCTCTTCGAGAACCGCTTTTCCGCCTACCAACTTGATCGTTTCAATCTTGTCCACGTATGGATCTTCTAGAGAACCCTCCCGTGTCTGATAAAGCAATGGGTTCGTTAATTGCGAAGCCATCCAAAGACCTCCTTGTTTTCTAAGAAATGCAAAAAGACGGCTCTAGGCCGCCCTTTCTTGTTAATTATGTTCTATATGAATGTTCTAACATTAGATTATTAATCTTCTACAATTAGATGTTTTAGTTTCTAATGTTAGAACCTTTATATACCAACGTTAGAACATTATGCCCCAACGGAAGATACCCGTGGTCAACGGTACTTCTCTCGATACTTGATGACGAGATGGACGTCCCCGCTCAACTCCAACAGGTTGTTCCCTGTCGCGAGCCACATATAGTTCTCGTTCCACGAGTCATAGCGATAGACGTTCGGGAGCGACGACTCGACCGATTCCCGGTTGGTGTCGATGACCATCTTCTCGCCCTCGGCCATCTCATGAACGACCATCTCCTCGTTCGTCCGCAGGTTCTTCATGCGGAACGGGTTGTCTGCGGTGATGTTCGTCCTGGCGTACAATTCATAGATCGGCTTGACGAGCGTGATCCCCTTGTTGACGAACTGATAGTCACCAGAATCCTCGTACTCGATGGCAACGACAGGCGTATGCCAATAGGACGAATTCGCCCGGACGTTGACCGTGAAGTAGCCACCGATCCCGTCGTGCGAGAGCCTTGGCGACGACTCGACCATCGCCCAGATGATACGGTCGGGCATCTCGTCGAAATAGAACGGTTTGTAGTAATCCTTGTCGAGCCACGACAACACCTTGTCGAGCTTGAAACGGTCGAAACCGTCCTCGAAATACAGCGTCATCTCGAACGAGATTGTGTCCCGAGTGACGTGCTTCAGATATGTCTCGTCCGAACCCCGAACCTGTTCCGTCTCGAGCGTCCGTGACGACATCATATCGTCCTCGAACAGCCCCCCGTTCACCGAAACCTGTACCAATCCGAACTCATATGACGGTCTGCCGTCATAGTTGAAACCCATAAAATGCTTCATTTATCCACCACCTAAAAAGGAGAGCCGAAGCCCTCCTTAGCGTTTTCCGTACTTGTTGTTAATGAGGTTCATCGTGCGCTTCATGAAGTCGTCCGATGCCTCTTTGCCGTCCTTGATCTCGTTGTTGCTGAAATCGTTGTTGATGTTCTCGATATGAACCGTCGGAGCGCTAGACCCCTTGACGCTCTGCATCTTGTTGATGAGCGAACGGAGAGGTGAGATGAGGCGGTCGGTGAATTCTACCGTCTTCAACATGTTCTTCGTCTGCTCTTGGTTGAGCACGAGCTCCTTCTTGTGGAGGATCGCCGGCATACCGCCGTTGAACTCGCCCGTGTACATACCGCCCGAAGCGAACGACCCGACGAAGTTCTTGTTCACATACCCCGTCTTGTCTCCGTATTGCACCTCATACATGAGCCCACGGTCACGGAGGATTTTGATCGACGTCCCTTTCGGGATCGATGTCATGATTCCTTCTACCGAGATATACGGGTTCGCATAAAGTGCGGCGTTCGAGCTCGTCTTCGCGTTCTTGTCGATCGTCGTGCTTCCTTTTAATGATTCGTACAGGGCGTCGAACTCGCGCTTGGCTCGGATGATCTCCGACTGCATGTCCGATAGGGACTTGACGTACTCGTCGAGCGCCTTGTTTCGATCTTCGTTCGTCGATGCCGACTCGTAAGCCGAATAATACTTCTGAAGAGCCGACTGTTGTTTCGATTTAATCCGGTTCGTACTATCCGTCACCATGTCGTCATAGACACGTTTGCCGGAATCGTAAGAGATCGAGTCGACACGGGCGTTATGCGCTTTTGCCGTCACGCTGTACTGCTTCAACAACTCGTTGATCGGTGCGCTCGCCTGATTGAGCTCCGACGCTCTCGTATGGCTCATCGCCACACCCCATGAGTTCGATTGTTTCGATGTGGACAGTTCTGAATTACTTACCCAACCCGTCTGACCGTTAGAAAGCTTAACTTTAGAATGTGTACCCGTCTGCTCAAGAACCTCGTACCCTTTTCCGTCGACCAACGACCCGATCACTTTAGAACTGCCGTTCGCATCTGCTCTCACCGATACCGGTTTGGCAGAACCCGTTTGAGCCGCATACATCGATAACCCTGTCACCGGTGCTTCTTGCGATAAGTCGTCTCCCGAGCTCGGATTCTTGTAATCCGTATCGAAATCTTTCCCTGTCAATTGCGAAAGAAGGTCTAACGCCTCTTTCAGCTTGTCGATGTAGTTCGTCTGCAAGACCTGTCCGAGAGAGTCGAACGAACTTTGAGACGTATGCACGATATCGCCCAACGCTTTTGAAATTGTGTCTGCGAGCGCGATGGTCTCGTACTCTGTGTCGTCGTAGAGATACGACAAATCTTTGAGCACGTCCTGATACGTCTTACCGAGGTTGTCGTACATCGTTCTGAATCCTTTCGATGTATCGATCAACATCTCGTTCGCCATCCGTTTCACTTCGTCGAAGTTCCCTTTCATGGCTTGTTCGCGGATTTCGTTCCACTTCCGCTCGTCGTTCAACACGTCGTCGTAATATTTATTCAGGTCTTCGAGCATCTTGTCGAACAATGCCGATTCCGCTTCTTCACGACGATCCATGTCTTCCTCGAACTTCTCGTAGTTCTCGTCCTCTACCTTCTGTTTGTCATCGAGGTTCTTCTCGTACAATTCACGTTCTTTATCGATGGCTTCCTTCTGTTTCTCGAAGTCTCGTTGATACAGGTATTCCTCGCGCTCCTCTTGGAGTGTCTGGAGCTCTTTCATCAACTCTTTGCGTTTCGCCTTTGCCTCGAACGAGTCGTCCATCGAGATGCGGTTGATCGAACTACGGATCTCTTGCTCACGCTCCGAATACTCGTCCATCTGTTTCTGATGGCTTCGCTCGTCGTTCTGTTCATCTAAACGTTTGATACGCTCGTCGAAGAAGTCGTTCATCTTCTCGCGCTCTTTGTCTAGCTCCTTCATCGTCTTCTCGTGGGCATTCTGTCGGACGTTGCGTTCACGCTGAATGGCCTTCTCGCGCTCCTGCTGAATCTTCTCGATCGACTTGATCTCCGCGTCGCGCTGCGCCTCCAAAGCTTCGCGGATTGTTTCAATCATGCTGTCAGAGAAACCTCCGAGCATGTCTTTTTGAGCGGAGTTAAGGCTGTTCACCGAATCCTCGAGCGACAACAGCTCCTCGCTGTACCGCTTCACGAATTCAAGTTGTTGTTCGTACTCTTTTGAGGATGCCCCGTATTTCTTGCGAACCTCTGACAAGATGGCTCTCTCTGCCTCTAGTTGCCGCTTCTTGATGTCCCAAAGCTTGCGCTCCGTCTTTTCTTGCTCGACGGTCGTGACATATTTCTTGACGAGGTCGGTGTTCGACTCACCGTCCATGATCGCCAATTGACGTTGGAAGAAATCTTGATTTTTTTTAAGGTCACGCATTTGATTTTCGTACAGTTTATTACGAATCTCTGTACGCTCGCGCGCGATTTCCATCGCCGCCTGACGCTCTTCCTGAATCTCTTGTTTGAGAACCCATCTGAGGTCGTCGAGTCGTGCCGTGAACTCGGCTTGACGAGATAGCGATAACTGCTTGTAATAAGCGCCTTTTCGATCTTTTTCCATTTGAATGATCTCGAGCTCGACGGCACGACGTTGGAGTCTCGCGTTGTTTTGCAGTTTCTCGTAGAGAGCCAACGATTGACGGGTGTACTCGACCGTCGTCTCCATGTTCGCGCGGACAAGCTCCTCGTCTTTCCCGTATCTGTCGTACATCGACTTATACGTGTTCGCCCGAGCGTTGAGGTAGTCGAGGATAATCTGTTGTCTGCTGTCTTCGATCTTGTTGAGCTCTTCAATCTGACGGATTTCTTCGGCTTTCTGTTCAGCTAGATTCTGTGCTTTTTCTGCCTGCGCTTTTGTTTGGTCGGCAATCTTCTTCTCTTGGTCTACCTGAGTAGAAGAGACGGATGCTGCCGAAGTTGAAGGAGATTTACCTTGCGAAACCTTCGTATACATCGATGTGACGCCGTTTTTCCAATGAGCATTTAGTCCAGTTGGGTCGTTCCCGGCTCCGTTTGGCGCATATTTCTTCTGGATCTCAGCAATAGATGTAAGACCTTTTGTGATGTAGTTTCGAGACAAATTGCTGATCATCGCAGAGATGCCTTCGTCTAGCGACTTGAACACCGTCTGCTTCGTCCAGTTCGAAGAAGGACTCATTAATCCGCCTGGGTTGTTGTAGTTTTTAACCCCGTTAGACGTCCCGTTTCCTGTCTCGAACATCGCTATCGCCATCGCAAGAGCAGGGTCTACCCCGTACTTTTCTCCATATTTATTGAAAAGATGCTCCTGACCCTTGAATGCGCCTTGACCGACGCCGCTCGAAACCTTATTAAACGACGACGAAGAAGTTGATGCTTTAGAAATCGATGAAGAGGCACTTGAAGAGTATCCATATGTATTTCGTTTGCTGTATACGGCTTGTCTTGCTGCTACAGTCGGGTTAAGAAGGTTTGTGTTCCATTTACCCATAGAAGAACGTTGTTCGTAGTGGACGTGAGGGCCGGTCGAGTTTCCTGTGTTACCAACCGTCCCGATGCGTTGGCCGACGCCGACTTTAGCGCCCTTTTTGGCTTCAATCTTATCGAGGTGTCCGTAGATATGGAAAATTCCCGACGTGTCCTGGATGACGACGTTGTTTCCATACTCGGAAGGAATTCCTAGAGATTTGTTCGCTCCACCAGCATGAATGACCGTACCGTTGACGTTCGACTCTAAAGGAGTTCCGCGCTTGTTGGCAATATCAATCCCTTCGTGTTGCCACGTTTTTCCGTTGATCGTCCGCATAGAACCATATGAGGAACTAATTTTTGCGCCAGACCAACCGCTCAACGAACGTGTCCCGGTTTTCTGAAATCCTCCTGTTGCAGAAGAGTTAGAACCATTGTATGCGACGTCGTAGCTGTTGGTTGTTCCGCCTCGAGCGACGATATTCCCGTTGGCGTCTGTGACGACTTCCTGTGTCGATGTTTGAACACCCGTACTCGCAATAACCTGTTTAGATTTGTTGGCATCTTGAAGCGCCTTAATGTAATCTGTGACAGATTTTTTCTGTTTATCCATTGCTTTGATCTCGGACTCGAGCGCCTTGATATAGGCTTTTGAACCGTTAGCATATTTGTTCTTGAACGCAGACTGCTTCTGGACGGCCAATGTCGCCTTGTCGATAGCTTCCGTATATTTATTCGTCAAGTAGGTAGAACGAGAGATTGTATCCTGCTTGTTCTTCTCTGACTTAGATGAATCCTTGTTCGCTTCTTCAGCCGCTTTGTTCGCATTGTAAAGGTCTTGTGTCGAAGTTGTGACCGTAGCTACAATCTTACGAGCGTTTTCTTCGGACTTTTTCATTCCGTTAATGAACTCGTCTGTGCTAGATAAGTCTGCCGTAAGTCTTCCGATCATATCTCCGGCGTACATCTGTCTGCCGTAGTTCGGGTCATCCGGGTCGATCGAGTTCATTTTATTCTCAATATCAGCAATCTGCTTGGCTGTCTCTTGTTTTACTAGAACTAAAGCCTTTTCTGCTTCTGCGATCGAGGTGATCCCTGCAATACGATCTGCCGTCAATTCTGCGGAGAACCTTGCAGTAAATTCATCCTGGAGACGTTGTGCAGTCGCCTGTTTCAGTTTTTCTTCGAACTGAAGTCGTTGCGTCTCACGAAGTTCCTCGATAAGACCTGTGTTGACCGTCACCATGCCGTTCGATACATCGAATGCGTCGATCAGCTCTGGATATTTGTCGATCAACCCCATCATTTCGCTCGCCGTGAATTGATGTCCTTCTGCACTCTTATGTAAAACGTCGTTATAAGCGTCTACCGTACCGACAACATCTCTCAGCGCATCTTTCTGGTATCCCAACGCCTCTTCGAGCATTCCGATCCCTGTGGCTGCTGTTTCGGCAGACTCACCAAGATTTTCGTTGCCTTCGGTTAAGTCGGATACGCCGGCCAAAGCATCGTAGGCCGCGCTCTGCGTTTCCTCCATCTTCGCATTTTGCATGACGATAGCCGCTGTCGCAGTATTGATCGCATGTCCCTCTTCAGAAGCTACCTGAATGATCTGTCTGCCAGAATTGGCGACATCGGTCTTCGCTTGCTCTAAGGCTTGATATTGCGCGAGGTAGCTTCCAGTTAAGCCTGAATCCGTTGCCACATTCGCAGCGCCCAATATTCTCTTCTGTTCGTTCTCAAGTTCGACGATTTTTTGAGCGTAGGTGTTGATGAATTTCGTGGCTTCTTCCATCTGTTTATTTCCGCTCGCGCTCTTAAACAACGTCTCATCAAAGCTAGGCATATCTGTAAGGATATTAGAAATGTCCAAGATATCCATCTTAACTTTTTCGATCTCAACCAACAGCTTGTCTACGTTGAATTCGCCGTTTTCGTCAACCGCGTTTTTCAACGCTTTGTCGACAATATCTTGATCGATGTTTGTGACGAGGGAGTCAACTAATTTCTGCTGTTCTCCAGCAAGATTTGCGTATTCATCCGAAGATTGGATAGACAGTGTGATCTGGTCTCGCGTAAGCTTGATCCGTTCCATCTGAGACTGTTTCAACAGACGTTCCGCCGCAAGTTCTCCTCGCTTGTCTCTCTCTCGAGCCTTGCCGACATCATCTGCTCCGGCCGAATAGATTGCGGAGTCGGTGATTGCGCCTTGCGCCATCTCCATGTCTCTCGCATATTCTTCATCCGTCATCTTCTTCTTGTTCAGATACTTCTCGTAGTCCTTGTTCGCTTTTTCAAGCTGTTCCGCATTATCAACCAAAGAGTCTTCGTTTTTATCTGACTTCTTCATCGCTTCGAGCTGTTGCATCTCTTTGAGCGATTTGATGTACTCTTGGGCAGAAACGGATGTCGATAGGTGCGTCCGTCCAAGTTCGTCGACGTGTGTCACGAGCTCGGGCAGATAGCCTCCTAGAGATTTGGCCGTCGAATACATAAGTTCGGTCTCTTCCGCCGAACGGTTCGTGTTGGCCTGAAGATTCTCGTAACGTTCTGCAAGCATGTCGATCGTGTCAGAATTATCGCTATATGCTTTAACAAGCTCTTTTTGTTCTTGTTTTGCTTTCGCGACTTCCGCACGTTGTTTTGTGAACGCAGAAATGAGAGCTCCGATTGCTACGGTAGCCGCTGCGATTCCTGCCCCGATGACAAGAGATGTTCCGATTGCCGCCATCGTCGTCACCATGAATCCTTTAACGGCCGTTCCTGCAATACGGAATCCTCCGGCTGTGGCGTGAGCCGCACCTTTGACTTTATCCAAAGACGTCGCGACGTTACCATTTATCGGGACGACCTTTTGATTTTCGTTCCGACTTTTCACAACAGCAGCGGTGGCATCCTGGTAAGAAGATGTCACACCTTGCAATTTCTCTCTGAAAGCGGCCAAAGGCTTCTCGTCGAATACGGCATTACGGACTCCACCGTTCATGAGCGTCGTAAGACCACCCGTGACCCCTGCGAGCATCGTGAAACCTGCGAGCAAGTTTCCTTTAGAGAAGTCCAGCGAGATCAATGCGTTGATGCTGTTGACCATGTAACGAAGGTCGTTCGTGACGGTCGTGATCATATCGACGAACACGGTGTTTCCTGCCGACAATGCGAGTTCTTCCCACGCCACCTTGAGCTTGTTGACCTTGGCTTGCGCCGACTCGAGATAACGGGCGTTCTCTTGCATGGCCGACCCTTGCGAGTTGATAGACGTGTTCGTCGCTTTGACGGCGACGTCGTAGTTTTGCATGAGACCAAGAAATCTCGAGATTTGGAAGCGGCCTGCCAATTGAACAGCAAGGTTTTGTTGTTGTGCATTCGTGAGATTGTTCCACTTGCCAGAAAGATCTTCTAAGATTCTTGCGTAAGCCCGTGTTGTTCCGTCTTCTTCAAATACTTCGATTCCGACGTCTTTTAAAGAACTTACTGATCCACTCATTGTTACACGAGAGAAAATTGTCTTGAGCGAGTTCATGTCTGTTACTTTCTTTTGTCCTAATATTCTAATGTTAGAATATATAAGTTCTAATGTTAGAACAAAATACTGACCAACATATACCTGAAACCCGTTGGCGGAGAGGCGCTTCAACCTCTCTCTTGCAGTCTCCTGCAAAGTTCAGACTATCGCTTCACATACACATGGGTATGTGTCTTTTCGTTTAGTCGTTCACGCTGCCATTACGCTTGCGCCCTGTTGTCCCATATGAGGGAGTTCCAAGTCGATTAGAAAAGATTTTACATCGGCAACTCTACCGATATTCGCTCCTGAATCTCGTGTTACTTCCTGTACTGCCGTGATATAGCCAAGTAGTTCGTCCATCGATACGCCGTAAGTGTTTGCGGCGGCCGCAGATCGACCCATCGCGATTGCCAGGTCTTTTGTAGTTGTAGCATACGAATTATCTCATGGAAATTATTGTAAAATAACTAATAATTTCTAACTGTTACTTTCACCTTTCGGCTACTGACCCTTTTGGGCGGATATACATTTCTGCATACCTCTCATGCTTATTCTGAATCGCATGAGGTCGGACTGTACCTTTATCCGTTCTGGATAGGTGATGGCAGTCTCTAGCGGTCTCCTGTTTAGGATTTCCGTCGGTATTGCCCTTTGAATCAGATAGGGGTTTCACCGATATACACCATTTCGTCAATCACATTCCTGTGAAGGGAGGCAGACATTTTACCTCGTTCAACTTATCGATGATCATCATCGATTTTTCCGCTTCTACGTTAAAGACCGACATTCCGGTGATCAACGTCTCAGACATCTCTTGTGCCGACAAATCGGATACGTTCGATGCGATGACAGATGTCTTCGTCAATGCGTTCAACTGTTCTTCCGAATAGTTGCCCGACTTCGCGAAGTTCTCCATCGCATAGTTGATATCTGTGACCGTCTTCCCGAGTTCTTTCGCCATCTCGATGTTTCCGGCCAAGACCTCGTCAAAGTTCGTGTCGGCGTCCATGACACGTTTCAAGTTCGTCATCTGCGTGTCTACCTGCATGATGATGTTGTACATGCTGGTCAGACCTTGGATCGGCGCATAGAACGCGCTCGAGGCGAGCATCCATACCGGGAACTTCTCGAATGCGGTACGCATCGAATAACCGACCGTGTCGGTCGCCCCGCGCAACTCTTTCATGTTGTTCCGTAGGCGGACGGTACGCGCCTGAATCTCGTCCATTTGCGTCGTCCAGTTTTTGTATGTCGTGTTACCTTTGTCGTCTGTAATCGACTGGATGAGCGAAGCGCCCTTATCTCCTCGTCTGACCGCCGAAAGACGATCTTCCGCTTCTTTGGCCAACGCTTGGATTTGTTTATATTCTTCCTTGTACCGACCTCTCATGCCTCGACTATACGATTGACGAACCTCTGCCAACAACGATTCACGTTGGGCGAACATCGAAGATGCGCTTGCGATGTCTTCTTTTTGTCCGACACCACCGCGATAACGCTCCGACATCTCACGCTTGAGTTGACTATATTTTTTACGGATTTCGTCGATCTCTTTGATCGTTTTCGCAGAATTGATATTAACCGAGAAATCGTCAAGACGTTTAACGTCAGCTCCGAGAAGCTTATATTTGGATCTAATATCGTCAAGACCGTCAATCATCCCTCGTTTCTTGCCAAGGAATTCTTTATCGACCCCCGTCTGACCACGAAGCATCTCCCCATACTCTTTCTTGAACTCGGCCATCCGCTTGGACGTCGGGTCGTTCTTGAGCATTTCGAGTGATTGCTGCATCGCTGAGACTTGTCTCTCTGTATATTCTACGCCTTCCTTATCGGCCATACGTCCGTCTTTTTTCATATCGTTGATACGCTTCTGATAACGAGCCGCATCGTTCATTACACGGACTTCAGCCGCGAGGTCATTAATACCCACCCCGATGACCGCATTATTTTCTGGTGTCAGCGTCTTACGGATACGTTCCCGCATCGATTTGATCCGTTTCTCGTCGACCAGTCCGTTGTTCTCGACCCAATCCATACGGGACAGCATGGCCGGAACCTGGTTGAACGCAGCCTTCATGCGTCGAATCTCGGCGTTGACCAACTTCTTCTCATCGACCGTGTTGACACCCGAGATCTTCTTATCGAACTCTGCGAAGATCTTCTGTTTCGACTTTCCGAGTTTGACACCGGCGTCTTCTAGTCCTGCCGTGATGGTCATCAACTGAGACAGTTCGTTCTGAAGTCCCTTGCGAAGCGTCTTGTGTTCGAACACTTCGCCAAGATTTTTGGTTTTTTCTTCCATGACATCCATCGTCGAAGCAAATTCTTTTAATGATTTTGTGTCGTAGAGGTCTGCACCTTGGAGCGTCTTCTCGAACTTCTTCATATCCTTCTCGAGATCCGTCCGGTCGCCGTTGTTGTTGAAGCGGTTCTGTTTGAAGCCGTCGATCTGTTTCTGAACCTCTTTTTGACGCTTCAGAAGCTTCTCTTGCTCGGCTTCGATACGTTTGTAGTCGCGGACGACCTGTTCATTCGTCTGCATGAGCATCTGGGCGATATCGCCTGTCGTCTCGTCGACGACACCGCGCATCTCATAAAACGTCTTCTTGAGAGATCCGACCGAATCTGTATATTCGACCGCAAAGCCCTTCAGTTCGCCTTGAGATTTTTTGGCCGTACTTTTCTTAACACGATTCCCCATCGCCTCGATGTCACGCTCGACGTCTGCGATATCCTTGTACATCTTCTTAATATCTTTATTGAGGTCGTCTGTCAGCGTCTTGACGCCCTTGGCATCCGATTGGTTCTGCGCGAGAGCCGGATTCGTTTTAGCCGCTTCAGCAGATGATACCGATTGAAGGTTCGTCTTGATCTTGATCGGTTCGGAGAAGATGTTCTGAATCTTCTTCTTCGAATCTCTCGCCATCTGTTCGATCTCTTTGAGCGTCGACTGCATCGCGTCACGATGTTCCTTACGAGCTCCACGGAGGGCAGATGTATAGGTACTGATGATCTTCCTCGTGTTCTTCTCGATCGCTCCCTCGATATCTTCGGTCATCGATTTCATCATCTTGTCGAAGTTGGCCGTGTCGACCTGTAAAGAGACGTTAAAATTCTTGGTCAACTTTTGTAGGTCGGACAGAGCGGTCTCCATATTCGTTTTCGATACGGCACGATCGACATCGAAAGCCATGACTAAAGAGTAATTTTGAGCATTATTAGCCATTAAAATTCCCCTTTTATTCTTATATTTTTGTCGTTATTCGTTCTTCTTCTCGATGCTACTGCCGACATCTTGATACCGGTCAGCAGCAGTTTCCAAAATTAGAGTGCCTTTTCGATTCGTTCATAGACGAGCTGTTCGATGATTGCTTCGTTTCCGCTCAATTCAATCTCCGACTCATCCATTGCAACGAGCAATGTTTGGAGTTCTTCCTGATACTTCTTCCCGTCGAGAACAAAAGTCTCTTCGGACAGGTCTAGCTTCTCTTTCGCGAACTGTTGGATGTCCTCGATGTCATATGCGTCGAACATCTCGCCGTCCCGCTCCTTCTTGATGATGACGGGGTTTCCGTCCTCGTCTTTTAGGGCGAACTCTTCGGCAAGATCGCTCATATCCTTCTGGAACGCATCCATCGCGGACTCGAGCTCTTTGATGATCCGCATACGGTGACGGTTCTGTTTGCCTTTCAGCTTCAGACCCAACAGGAACCCGTGGAATCCTTCCAACTCAAACTTTTTCATTTGAAGTTCGTTCATCTTCATCTTCCTCTCTTAGTTGAACACGTCATCGATATCGTCTGAGTCATCCTTGACGACATAGATCTTCGTGGTCTCTGTGCTGTTGTGTCCCAACAATGCGCCCGCCGATTCGAGGGATTTGCCCTCGTATACGACGAGGTTTGTCGCCCGGCTCGAGCGGAACAAGTGGGGGTGAACCCGTCGTCCGACGATCTCTGTGAACGTGTCCGTACACCAGTCGTTGAACGCCGTGAGACTGAGCGGTTCGACCTTGCCTTTTCGTTTATAGACGAAGACCGCTTCGCAGTCATCCTCGCCACGAACCTCGATCCAACGACGGAGGTAATACATCGCCTTGTCGTCGAACTGGAAGACGCGCACCTTGCCCTCTTTGCCTCGGCCTTTGGCACGAATCTCGTGGGTGACATAGTAATCCTTCTGGTTGTCCTTCTTGTCACGCGCCTTCGCGTAGGTGACGACCTCTTTTCTGAGCTGGATCGCCTCTGCGCGACGACACCCCGTCATATAGGTGAACCAGATATAGGCGAGCTTCTGATGCTCCCCGCGACGCTCGAGTTCGTCGGACAGCTTGATGAGCTCGTCCGGCGTGAGCGGTTCTTTCTTGTGGATCTTGTTCAACGGGACGGCAGGGATGGCGCGCGTATAGATGTTCTTGAATCGCGGATACTCGTCATCATAATAGAGCTCCATGTAACCGCATAGTGAGCTCACGGCCGACCGTTTGAACTTGATGGCCGACGAACTGAGTCCTGCGTTGATGAGATAGTTTTGGAACAGAAGGGCGTCCTTCGGTTTCAGCTTATGTAGTTCACGGTTCGCGCAACGTTCTTTGATGAACCAAAAGAACTGCCGGAGACCGGAACGGTATTGTTTGAGCGTCTGCGGCGAGAGGTGTTGCTGTTGTTCCAGGAACTCTTCAGCGATGTCGCGGTTGAACTTGACGACCTTCTTCCACATCTCGTCGGTGACGATTGCTAGCGCCATATTTCTCACTTCCTTGTCGATAGTTTTGTTCTAACGTTAGAACAAACAGTTTCTAACATTAGAATATTAAAGTTCTAACATTAGAACTTTAGAACGGGAGATAATCGTCCCGAACCACTTTGTTGTCAGTGTTATTGAGCTTGTTACTGGTGATCGCCTGAGGCATGGTCTTCTGAAGTTGTGCCATGACGGAGGGGGTGAAGGGGCGGGCGAGTTTGCTTCGTGCGATCTGCGACTTCTTCCACGAGTACCCTTCGCCGGACTCGATGATCGGTAAGAGTCTTACGTTCGACGGTTCGTATGTACGGGTGAACTTGTCGTAGTTCTGACCTGTTGCCGAGTTGGTGATTCTGATCGACCCTTTGTGGAAGTCGACGACCTGGCTCTGTTTGTGCGCCAGACCGTAACTTCCCCCGACGCCCATCCCGTCGAAACGACGGCGGTAGAGGGTCGGGTTGTATCGTTCGTACACGAGCTCTTCGATGTTGTTGACCATCGCCTCGGTGATAATGTAGCGCCAGGCGTCCCGGTTGATGATGGCGTTATACCAGATCGGTTCGAGCGCCTTGAAGAGCTCCTTGTCCTTCTTGATGAACGTGTGGTTAGACATTTGTCATCAATTTCTTGATCTCATCATTGGCGATCGGCATTTCCTTGAACGCTTTCTCGATGAGTGTTGCGGTGCGCGAGGCGACCGCCAATTGTTTATATCGGTCGAGCATCCGCTCGTAGATCTTCTCTGTCTCCGTCTGAGGGAACGCCTTGGCGATCTTCTCGTAATAGTCGGTGTCGATCATTTCCTTCAAGGCCGACAGGACGTCCTCGACCTCCATCTGGTGCATCTTCTCCGGGAACTCCGTCGTCGTGAAATGCTTGATCATGAAGCACATCATGACGTCGTCGATGAAGTGGGGGTCTAGCATGTCGTCGAGCTCCAATTCCTGCGCCTTGTTGACGACGGCCAACATCTCACCGAGCATCGTGTCGATCTCCGACGGGCGGATCATCTGACGGACGTCGACGTACAGTTCTTCCTCGACGAGCCAGACTCGTTCCGTGACCTTATATAGTTCGTTGAGACCGTTCAAGTCCTTCATACGTAGTTTCTTAGCCATTCTTGCGACCACCTTTTTTTCAAAGAGATTCCAATGTTAGAACGTTGTACGGTTCTTCCATCAGTTATGAAAGTTCTAATGTTAGAACATTTAATTTCTACAATTAGAACTTTTAGATTCTAATGTTAGAACTTTTATAACGAATAGAAAAAGAAAAGAGAGAAGGAAAGTCCTTCTCTCTGAGGGTGAATCATTCGTACATTGTGATCTTCATGAGCTCAGTGTTACCTGGCGTCTTGAGTGCGCGGAGCGTGAAGCTGAACGTCTGTGGGTCGCCGTCTGGTGCGAAAGCGAGCGAGAACGCCGAGTTGAACTTCGCACGTTGGATGTCGATCTGAGCAGGAACTTCGCGCTCTTGCGAACCTTCAACGTTTTTCACGAAGCAGTCGCCAGTGACGCGGTATGTCTTCGTAGCGAACTTGTCTGAGTCGACAACGATCTGTTCGCCAGAAGTGACTTCTGCGACGTACCATACGCGGACGATGCCGTCTTTGTCGAGGACTGCGTAAGAGAAGTTGACCGTGTTCGTCACTTCGTCATACGAGAACTCGTCTGCATCTGCGCTCGTGACTGCTGTTGCAGAGTATACGAGTGGTGTGACGTCGCCGTCGACAGAGATGAATTCTGCGCCAATTTCAGCAGCAGTTTTCGGTGTGCGCTCAAGTTTGAACGCTGCGACTCCGAGGTCGACCTGTTTCGAGAACGCTTTCTGTTCTGCTTTACGGATCTCTCCTGTTTCAGAAGCCGTGAACTTCTTGAGTTCTGCGCCCATACGAGCAGCGAACAATTCAGGGATGAGCAATGCGTCCGTACATTCGACCGTGATGTCACGTTGTGACTCGAAGATCGTGTAGAGCGCGTTACCACGTCCACCACGAAGGTCGGTCGTCTCAGCTCCACCTTCTACACTTGCCGACTTCAAAGAGTCGATGATAAATTCCGGGCGCTCTTTCCCGTTTGCGTCCGGTGTCCAAAAAGTTAAATCTACAATGTCGCGTAATCCGTACATGCGTGTTTCCTCCAGTTAATGTTTAGGTTTTATTCTTGCTTTTCTCTCGTTGAGACCAGTGTTCGTTATCCTTGATATCCGCTCCATGAGCGGCGAACATCATGTTCAACTCGTATACCTCGATCTCGATGAGTTTTGTCAGATGATCTCGAAGCTGAACGATGTTCAGTTCCGACACGTTTTGATGGTTGACGGAGTGCGACTTGGAACAGATTGCGGACACCATGTCGTAGACGACGGACTCGAAAGACTCTGCGTCCTTCTTGTTCATCTTTGCGCGTATGGCGTTCGCCTTCTGTTGTTTCATCCAAATCTCTCGTGCTTTATCGCTTGTGAACTCGGGTTCGACTTCCTTCGCGACCGCCCAATCGTTGATCTCCGTGACCAACGTTCGGATGGCGTCCCATGCCTCGCGAGTGAGAGGTCGTCCGTCGATCAGCAGATAGTCCTCAGACAGAGAGGTCTCCCTGTCGAACGTCGTGCCGAAGAACGTCTCGAGCATCTTGATACATGCCCCGTAGAGCTCGTTGTTGCTTTGCAGGATGATGAACGGCATGACCGCACTCGCCACCTCTTCCTCGGGAACGTCTTGTCCTTCGAAGATCTCTTCGGGAGACGAGAGGAAGATGGCGGTGATGCGGTTGAGCTCGCCCGGCTCCAATTGAGCCAATTCTGCGACGGTCGGCAGGCGAACCATGAACCCGTCATAGTCCGTCGGTTTACCCATCAGGAATCTGAGACGGTCAATATCTCGAACCACGACGACCAACCCTTCCGTTGATGATCGGAACGGTGTATGTCATGCGATGGCCGATATAGCCAGGGACAGTCCCGAGCGGTTCGCTACCGAGATAGGAGATCTGACCGATACCGATCTTCTCTGCCGTATCCTTGTCGGTGCGATAAAGTTTGTAGCCTTTCAGGGACGTATGTAGATGATCCATCAGCTTCTCGAGCCGATAGTCGCCTTCCTCGAAACTGTGATGACAGAAGACGTCGAACATGAGACGCACATCATGAAAATCTGCGTTCTCGTCCGTCGGGAACGTATCCCCGATATAAAAAATGACCCGACCGATTCGTTCGTCGGTCAGGTCGTCCACATATGGCGTCTTCTTGATATGTTTCTTCACGAGCGACCAATAGTCGTCGGAATCCACATCCACAAGGTTCGGTTTGTCTGTCGAGAGGGGATCGTCGTAGAACGTTTCCGGCGCATAATGCAATAACCGGAGTAGTGTCTCATCCGAAATCAACTTCTGCTCGATTGCGATCATGGCGTTCATCGTGTTCACGAATCATCCCCTCCTCTCGTTCGACCAGCCGGTTGATGACCGACAGGCATTTAAAGATCTCAGACTTCACGTCTTCGTGCGAAATATCCATGAATAAAGAGATGTCGTAGAGCGATTCGAGCGTCGAGAGAATACTAAGCACCTCTTGGGTGGATTCCTCTGACTCGATCCGATACAAAAATCCCTCGATCTCAAGGACGAGGGAGGCGATATAACGGGCAAGCCCGTCATTATTCGTTTCGTAGAGAGGAAGTATTTTGAACACCTTTCCCCTCAAAGACTTGTAGTAGATGGTTTCGTAAGTGTTGTGCATTGGCCACGTCCTAACTACACGACATCTCGAGCGGCCTCGACGCGAAGTACGCCGTAAGAACCGTTATCGAGTGTGTTCGTGTGGTCGATGTTTACAATCTTGAATTGTTTCCCGAGGATGGAGATCGCGTCTAGCTCTTTCCATGCTTTTGTCTCGGGACTTAGCTGCACGTAGAAATAGGCTTTCCCACCCGGTTGGTTGATCGAAGCGCCCGACTCCGTGTCCTCTCCGTCTCTCGACAGAGGTTCGAACGCGAAGCGGATCGCCACTTGTGTCGTAATGGTCTGATAGACGGGTCTCCCCATCGGATCTTTTTGCCCTGTCGCGACCTTCGTCTCTTTGGCGATGTTCAGACTTTGTGTCTGACGTAGTCCGTAAGTGCGGTCGTACATGGGTGTCTGGGTCTCGGGTGTCACGATCAGGTAGTGCAAGCCGTCAAAAGACAGCTCGTCACCGACACGAAGATCGCCACGGACGCATAAGAACTTGAGTTGATTGGTTTTGTTGGTGGACTGTGCCACCACTTTTAAATCGATTTGCTCTTTTGTCGTCCCATTGTAGCGTGTGATCGTCGTGTCCCTTGATTCGATCGACTGCTCGATGACCTCGGCCATCGTTCCTTGCAGGTGGTTCGTCGCTTCATCTCTTTCGAGTCCGCTCAATTGACGGTGTGTTTGTGGGCTCGTAAACCAAGCCTGTTCGTTGACGTCATACATCGTAGACTTCCAACTCTCGGTTGTGTAACTTCGAGAAGGTTACTGCGATGTCGTCTTGCGTGGACTCGTAAGCGGCCTGAAGGACGCGCTTCGTATCTCCCATCGAGTTGAGGGAAATGTCTTTTCCTACGATATTGTTGATCTTGATCGTCCGGTCTAGCTCACGATGTTGGTATTCCGCGAACATGAGCTTCCCGAGAAGATAGGTCTCTGTGCGACCGATCTCCGTCAAAAATGTTCCATTCGAATCCACGTCGATTGGATACAACTCTAATTCGAAACGGGCGAGAGCGTTGGTGAACCATTGCTCTCGGATTCCCGGATCTGTCGGTTTATGTGTATCGAAGTGACTATGGAAGGCTTGGACGACATCTTGATAGGTTGCCATGTCGCATCACCGCCTGTTAGTTGATTTTTAGTTCCGTGTATTCCTCGATGAACAAGAGTTTGCTGTGGTCATTGAGTTTCGTCTTCTTGGCGACCTCGAGAAGTTTCGCCTTCTCCGCTACCGTCACGATCTCTTCTTTCACACGCTTCTCGAAAGCCGCTTGCGTCTTGAGCGCAAGGATTTTCTTGACGGCGTCTTCTGTTACGATCTTCTGGTTGAGCGGTGGGGCGTCTTCTTCCTCTTCGGGTTTGACGACAGTCGTTGCGTCACGCTCGAATTCGAGCGCCACACGAAGTTCTTTGCTGTCGATATAGAGACGGGCGTTTGAACCACGACCGTCCTCACCGATGAAGAATTTGTTGCCCGTGTCTACCTGAGCTTGAACCTCTTCCACTGAGAGACGGGTTTTCCCGTTCTCTGCGATCTTTACATCCCCATGTCCTTCGAGCCGTTTGAAATAGAGCGGCCATGCACACAAGTTTTTCACCAATACTTTGTCTTCGGGTTTCAATGTCATAAAAAAATACTTCCTTTCATCCTAAGAGATTTTGTTTTTTGATTTCGTTAGTTAACGAATCAGAGGTTCGTGTCTTTGATGACGCCGACAGTTTGAACTGCGAACGGGTCGACCAATGCACCGATCTCGAGGTCGTAGCGTGTGATGTTCTGACCAGTCACGATGTCAATGCCTGAAGCAGAAGCGAGTTCGCCACGACGAACCGTATGGAACGGTACGACGTTGCCGTTCGGTACTGCGAAGAGCAAGTCTTCTGGAAGGTATGTCTCGAAGTTGTCGCCATCAGCGTTGACTTCAGTAAGGTTGTACGTGTTTGGTACTTCGACGACGTCAGCGCCACGGAAGCCACCGACAATACCGTTGCGACGAATTTCTTCGAGCGCAGCGTCCGCGATACGTGCAGTCGCGTCAGTCTTGCCGTCTTGTTTGAATCCGACGAAGTCAGAGATCTGCGATACCATTGCGTAGTCACCAAGAAGCGATACGCGGCCGAAGCGACGAACTTTCTTGATCAAGTCTTCGAGAGCCGTACCAGTCAAGCCGGCAGTCTCAGCGTAGTATTTGATGCCTTCGAGTGCTTTGAACTGTTTGTAGAACTCGTCATATACGAAGCCGATCGCTTTGTTTCCGAGGTCGACTTGGATCTGTTGGATGTGCTCACCGAGACGGTCGAGGTTGCCTGTTTGGACTTCACGGTAGTTGACGGCGAAACCGGCAGAAATCGTGTGTGTCTGAACGAGCGTATCCTTTTTCTCCATTGAACCGAACGGCACGTCGCCTGATGCGGCTTGACGGCGCGAACGGACGTCATGTTTGTACGTCTGAACGAGTGCTTGCTCGTCATAACCGATTTTCTTGTAGTTCGAGAGTACGCTCAAGAGTTCCAAGCGCTCGAGCAATTTAGGCTGTACCGTCCAACGAACGATCTCGTTGAGTTCGGCTTTCGCGTGGATGTCTCCTGCTTGCGACAATTCAGAGAGCTCTTTGATGCGAGCCATCGCTTTGTTAGCGACGTCAGGGTGGAAGCCTTCGAGTGATTGACCTGAGACAGCGGCAGAGAATACTTCTACGATCTTAGTTTTTTCTTTTTTTGCAAATTTAGACGAGTCGACAAAACCGTTCGTCTCGATAACGTTTGTAAGTTTCATATTACGAATTTCCTCCTAGTGTAGTGGATTATGCACCGCGAACGATCGCGATAACACCTTTCCCACGGTATGTAGTCAATGCAGTTACTTCGAGGTGAAGGGCGTGGCCTGTGACGTCAGCCTTCTTCTCCCATTTGCCGTCAAGTCCAGCGACGAGTTTGTCGCCTTTCGCGCGAGCTTCGTCTTTGAGTGCCGCTCCGCCAAGTTCGATTTCCAAACCTTTGAGTGATGCGACTTCGAATCCACGGACGAATTCGCCCGCTTTGACTTCGACTTCGTTCTTCGCAAAGACGATTTCAGGGTGAACATCGATGTTTGCGACGAAATGAAGGTCGTTGCCTTGTGCTCCGTCTGCTGTTGGAAGTTTTGCTTCCCCTGCTTGCTTGTCTAGTACGACAGCTTGACCTTGAATAAGGTCGACTGCTGCGACGGTAGTCGGGTCGTTTTTAACGGCCTTGAATCCGCCGATCGTTAATGGTTTAAATGCCATGCTGTGTTGCCTCCTGTGTGATTGAGATTGAATTATGAATAGATATCGACTTCGACGTCATCTTTTTCGTCGTCTTTTTGGTTGAACGACTCGAAGATTTCTGCGCCTTTGTCCTTGCTGTTCGTTTCGACGGTACGTTTTTCCAAAATGCTCGCGACGATGCCCGAGTTGATCTTGGCGACCGCTTTGTTCATGAGTTCGACAGACGGTGTTTCGTTGAAGGCGTTGATCTCGACTTCAGCGACCACTTTCTCCGACTCTTCGAAAGCGCCCAGTTTGCTGTTGAACTCAGCTTTGAGTTCTTCGAGTTTCGCCGCGTCCTCTTTCTCTTTGTAGCTGTTCAACTCTGTGACGATGGCTTCTTTCGAAGTCTCGAGCGTCGAGTTCGTCTCTTTGAGAGACTTGACTTCTTCTACGAGCGTGTTGACTTCAGCGACTTTTGTTTCAAGGTCTGCGTCAAGCGCTGCTTTGGCCGTATTCATCTCTTCAAGCTTCGCGTTCAATGCGTTGAGCTCGACGAGACGATCTTCTGCCAATTTTTGCAATTCTTTCAAATCCATTGCGGTAAATGCCCCTTTCTTCTTTGTATTGAGTTCCAACAAGACCGCGCTGTCATCCGCCGGTGTGACACCGAGGATGGCGTGACCGATATATTCGTAGGTCGTCGGGATACGTCCTTCCGCTTTCCATCCGTCCCGATAGATGATCGCCTGATTGTCAGACGTTCTCGAGATTTCGACGGATGATTCGATAGGAGACCCTTCGGTACGTTTTGTATCCATCCAGCTCATGAAGTTTGGATAGCGGTTCGCAAAAAGATAACCCTCTGCTACGGCCGCCAGAATGGTTTTGCCATTCACATCAACCCGCTCGACATACGCCTTCTCGATCATACCCACGACGGTCGAGTTCTCGAACTGCAACTCGCCGTTGACGATCTTCTGGCTTCCATGCCCCCACGGGTAGTCTTGGTCGGAATCAAAAAACTCTGCCACGAACGGTTGTCCGACGGCAGAGCCAATATTTTGTGAGACATATGGCTCGAGCCATGTGATCCCGTTCTTGTTCCATCTCGACTCCGACTCGAACACCTCGTGCAACACGATCTTCGCGTGGCGGCGTCCGGTCTTCTTGTCGAGATTCGATAATTCTAAGACTTTAAGCATTAATTTCACCTCCTCTCAATGTCGTCAGGTTTTTTTCGTCCCGTTCGACTTTCCTTTGAGAGTGCTCTCGTTGTCGGTCGCATTGTCTTTCGGACGGCCACCCTTGTCGGGTTCGCCGCCTTCTGCGCCCGGTGAGGCGGTGTAGGCGGTCTGGTGGATCGGATACTTGTCTTCGTAGCCTTGCTGGAGCTCGTGATCCATCATCGATAGATAGACGTCGACACTCCAACCTGCGGCCGCGATCCACGCCTGGAGCGAGCCACGTCCGAGCGTGTAGAGCTCTTTCGCGTTCTTCACCTGTTCCTCACGGTTCAGGTGGGTGATCGGGAGATACGAGATCCTTACGTCATACGACTTCTCTTTGATGATGTTCGCATTGAGGATCTTGTTGAGCTCGTACTCGATCTGTTCGATCATCTCGAACACCTGTGCCGAGACGAGCGATGCGTTTCCTTGCTGCGACGAGTAGTTCCCGTCCATCCCGTTCAAGAGGGATGCGGCGAAGCCGAGCGACGAGGAGATGGCGGTCATCGTGTCGTCCTTCGAGTCGAAGATGTCGGTGTTCGCTTTCAACCGTTCAAGCTTCGTCCCTGCGGCGACCGTTACGACCGTCGTCCCTGTCGAGGTACGTTTCGAGCGGACGGCGTCACGGACGAATCCGTGTTGCGCCTGTTGCTGTTTCTGCGTGAGGGCGGATTGCCCTTTTTTCTCGCCTTCCGGTAACGTCTGGACGATGATCTCGTTGTTGACCTCATTGATGACGTTCTGCTTTGTCTTCCGTAACGCTTCCTTGAAGACGATCTCGTCGATGGCCGCCAGTCCGATCGGACGACCATGTGGTTCGCTGATCTTCGCGCGGAACTTCACGGCGAAGGTTTTGTCGTTATCCAGCACCTTCCACCGTGTGTCGGCTGTTCGTTTACGTTTGTACTCGAGGTACGCCTCACGGATCTCTTTCGGGTAGCCTTTTAAAAGTGACATTTTATTGCTCTCCGTCACCTCGGATTCGAAATAATCGAGGTCGAAGGCGATGACGTAAGAGCTGTTGCGCCGTCCGACGATACGAATATGGTCGGTCGGGAGCGACATCATCGACACCTGGAACCCTTCGTCGTCCATCTCGTTGATCTCTTTGATGTTGTCGATATCAAGGTCTCCAAGCGACTTCGGAAGGGGAGCGGTCTTCTCGATCCACGCATAGGCATACTGTTCGCCGTCGATGAGACCGCCCATGAGGACGTCTCGCACGAACGAC